CCCATTCCTCACCTGCAGTTGTTTTATCAAACCCTTCAGCATTTCTACTTTGAGTATATTCATCTCTGGTCATAACCTCTAATCCATTTGCAGCTTTAGGTAATGGATTAAATAGATCCTTCATGTCATTCATTCCTCTGTTGAGATTTGCATGAATGTTATTACGCGAAACAATTGAGGCAAATGCTGTTTGCCAATCCTTCACGTATGACTCAGTATCTTTGGTTGAATAATCTTCGATCTTAGGAGTGAATTCTTTCTTCAACGCTTCACCACCTTCTTTAAGAATTTGAGCAAAGTTTGTCGGACCTCCAAAAGCAAAAGTATAATTTTCCTGAGCATTATCTACATGAAATGCACGAGGACTAACTTTAGCATATTGATTATAAGGCACACCATTTGGATCAACATAATCTTGTCGAATACGCTGATTAGTTTGCATAGCCATTTTAATAGAATCCATCCATCCTCTGTTTTGCGTATGAGCAATAGGGTTTCCATTATTCCGAGTAGCCCAATCTACATCACCGTACTGTCCAGGAAATAAAGCTTTGCCTCTATAAGATGATACAGCATTGTTAGAAGAGACTGCTTCTACAGGCGGGTCTGTAGGTCCACCAAAAGCCATCATCGGAGCTTCTTGCATTTCTTCTTGAGGATTGCTTGCTGCACCTTCTGCTACTTCTTCACCCGGACCTTGTTGTTGTTGCTGTTGAGCGCCTTGCATTACTTGTTGCATAACCTGCATGGCCTGTTCTTGAGGCATACCCGCTTGAACAAGTATTTGCATAACAGCTTGAGGATCTTGGAACTGTTGCATTAACTGCATAACCACTTGATCAATAGGAGCACCTTGCTGTAAAGCTTGAGCAACTTGTTGAACAACTTGTTCTGGATTTCCTCCTTGAGGAGCACCTTGCTGAACCTCTTGTCCTTCTTCGCACTTTTCTAACTTTCTCTTCATAATATCAAAAGATGATAATCAATATACATATAATTTTTGCAATTGGGTAACTATTAAATGTTTATCTCGGTGAGATTTGTAATTTAGTTTCAACCATAGCAATGATCATTTTCTTGTCCCCGCAAACTAATCGTCTAAGAATTATTCTATTATTGTTATGCCTAAACTTCTTTGTTTGCAATTCCGCTTTTGCATAATTTACTGCAGCAGGATTAATATTTTTTATGTAACCATTTTCTTCAGTAATCCAAATAGTATCTTGAGCCAGTGGAGAAAATTCACCTCTGTCTCGAATTATATCCCAGAATTGATTAAATCGATACTTCTGTTCTTCTTTAGAATATAAAATCTGAATCTGATTTGGTTGCACAATAGGATATGTATCCTCCAGACGAATATCATTATGTGGTTGTAGATTCAATTTCAATACTCCTGAAACCTGCTCTGAATTATAAACAACAGCTTCATCAAAATTGAAATCAAGAACATGGAACCTATCTCTACAGTTATCCATAAATTTAAATACTTGCATCCAGTACTCAACATTACGAACAGTTGTTACAGCAGGCATATTATCAAACTGAAACTCAACCTCAAAAGGATAATCTTTATTGTAGTAATTACAATACAAATCACATCTTTCATTATGCTTCCAAAGACCTGCTCCTTTCGTAGTAACAAAACCATTCTTTGTTGGTAGAATTAAATCAGGATGCCAATCATGCCAACTAACTTCACCCTTTTCCTGAGGGTCCCAACTAATAGTCCACGAAGCATTATCAAAATATCTAGGATCTCCAGTTTTAATTCTTGCGATATTATCAACTAGAAATTCACCTTTTCCTACATAAACAACTTTATCTTTCCAGATAGGTTTAATGCGATAATCTTTTTTACAGAAGTATATTAATTTGAAATGCGGATCATATGTGAACTGAACTCCAATTCCGGCAACAGGATTATCTAAAACGTCAAAGTTTGGAAAATCCTCTAGTAACCTGTATGGTAAATATTGATCAAACCAGTATGTATTATTATTCAAACTGATTTCATTTAATCCTTCACCAACTTGGAATATACAACCTTGCTCAAGACTTGCAAAGAATGTTCCGAATGGTGTATTGATTATAGATAATCTACTTTGACAAGATCCATACTCATACGGTTTATCAGCATTCGATAATTGCTGCATTTCTCTCATAAATAAACCACCATCTCCAACAGTAATACTTGTACCACTTTTCAGTTGTAGTTCATCTACTCCTGGAAATAATCCTGGGCCATGTCTTTCAAATAAAAATATAGCGCCTGAAAGATTGATCTGTTTGATACCTGTTATCTTACTTAAAAAATCTTGGTAATTATTTGCAAGGAACACACTCCAGTTATCTTTTGTTGCATGTATATCCTGAGGTAAAGAATAAATAACTCTTTTGTCTAAATAAGTATAACAAGTCTCAGCTTTTGTAGGATCATAGTTTGCATCTTGCATTGTAGCCCATGAAATTTTATTAGCTGGTAAAAACCCTACAGATAAACTACGATCTAACTTATAATAATTTCCCGCCTCGATAATACTAGAATGGAACATCGATCTTAAATCTTCCATCACACTCCAATGCTTTGTGGCATCAGTGTTACCGTGATCTCTGTAATCAATATTCAATTCTGATTCAACAAAGAAGTCACGAACTCCTGAGTTAAATAAAAACATAAATGCATTCTTTACCATAAACAATCCATTTCCTCCACTCAATCTATCAAAACAATGCTTGTCTGAAGGCGATACAAGATTTTGGAAAAAGTTTGTAACATCTCCTGCTGTAATTGCACTTTGAATTGCTGGTCCAATACTTTGAACAAACTCCATTGTATCAAATTCTTCTGTGTCCATCCAAAAGGCAGTATGACGAATCATGTCATACATATGATAATTGAACTCTGTACCGTTAGCTTCATTTAATAACCATTTATAAAAATAGTATAGTGTATTCTTTTCCTGATATCTTCCAATGTATGTATCACCGCCAAATAAAGTTCCTGTACCACTTTCAGCTATAGGTGTATAACATTCACTAACAGGAAGTGTTTTAATGCTTCTGAGCTGACCGTATTGATTACGCATACGGGTTTTCATTGCACCATAATGACTCGAAGCTCTTCGTGTAATATCTTGAAAAGCATTGCTTCCTGGTAATGAAGATGGTAAAATATCACGCGAATTATCAGAAATTGCTGCGGGAACATTATCCACATCACTTGCTGTATCAAACATTACAGTTCTATTTCGCAATAGATTATTTACTTTGTGAGCTGTGCCATAATCTTGAATCTTGCTATCAAGATACTTCATATCATTGATTAATCTACGATGATTTGTAATATCAGGAAAACGGAAGTTTTCATAACCACAATGACTTTGATACTGCAAAGCAAACTGTCTCCACTTACTAACAGCTTTTATTATTTTCATTGTCAAATCGGAACCTTCAGCTACATAAGTAGCAAATAAATAAGAGGCTTGTGCGATTCTTAATATTGTAGGTATTGGCGATTTGTCTTCGTATGTTGTAATAGGTGCATAAACACGAACACCACTTCCAGGCGTAGCATTCAGTCCAGCTATAGTTGATTCAATGGTTGTATATGTAGTTTCAACACCATCTACTCCAGTTACAACTGCAACAATTGGTGTAAGACCACTATCTATAGAAAATGCTTCAGCTGCAGTCCAAGCTGCTGTCATACCAGCTGCAGTTGCTGCTCCTAATGAAGTACCTATAGAAGTGCTATCTCCTGCAAATATTGGTTCACTGTAATGAGAAGATTGTTGATGAGTTATACTTTTCTTACCAATAGTTTTCATAATAGCATAACCTATACCAATAACAACTGAGACTGCAAAAGTTACATCTGTTATAAATTTGTGTTTAGGATGATTATCTACCTCTACCCATGACCCTTCAGTGTTTCCGTAAACAGCCCCTGATATTTTAAATTCTCTTTGTCCTAAAAAAGGTTTGTAGAACATAGTATCAGGAGAATGGAATGTAAAGTGCTTTTTACTATACTGATCATTTGGGTTATAGTTGGTTAATCCTCCAATGGTTTCAAATGACACTTCTGTTGTAGAAATAAATGGATCTGGATTAAGATCATTATATGGATAGTTTTGATACAACCCTGTTCTATTTGAAATGGTGTCAGGTATATCATACTCAAACATATTATTAATAATACCTTTATACAACACAGTCTTGTTTCCATCACGACTTCCACGAAGGATTTCATAACCAACAATTCCAGGAATAGGTACACCATTATTATCCACAGGAGGTTGAATGTTCTCAAAGCGAACACCCATAATCCGAATTTTATTACCACCGTCAACAAAATGATTGGTAGATGTTGTTACCCCACCATTTGCATAAATAGTATTTTCAGGAAATTTATGGTGACGAATTGGTTTACCACAAAGATCCCAATCAGGTCTTCCTAATACATCGGAGTTCCATATTTCTGGATGTTTGTCATCATAAAATTCAGACGATTGATGATAACCCATATCGCCTTCGGCTGTAACTATACCACCATCAGCAAGTACAGTTCCCGGTGTAGCATTTAAAGATGCTGTATTAAATCGCTCAAAAACTTTTGCTGTTAAACCCGCAATCTCTTCTAAGTTATTTACTTCCACTGTAAGATAATCATCATCCTCTTGAACAGAAACCGCTGTTGGCAACAAATAAGCTCTAGGTCCACGACCAGGAATATGATAGATTTTTGTTTTATCTCCTGTGGTATAAATGAATCTCAGGAAGAATGACATGTTTTCATCACGAGGGTATCCTACATTTGTTCCACCTTCTTTGTAATAATCTTTTGGGTATTCGATTACCTGCCATAAAGCTCTAATCTGATTAGCTAAAGGTTGGTAATTAAAATCAAATTTGGTTGTAACACTACTTCTGAATAAATACTTTCCTACATTATAAATAGCATCTGACTTATCAGCTATTGGATTCATTATAGGAATATTTACCAAAGGAACAGCTTCCAATTCTGTAAATAATACATCAAGACTTACAATAGTTTGATTAGTACTATACAGACCTACTTTGTAAGCAGTTGTCTTTTCAGCAATTGTTGAAATGATTACCAGTTCATACTCATCAAAATTTGTATCAAGGTTTGATAATTCAACAGTAATGCTAGAATTCACATCATCAAATGAAAAAAGACTTAGTACATTAGACCTAGTAAAATAATCAGTCATTCGCTGACCATTAATAGTATAGGCTATAACAGCTATGTATGAACCATTAAGAATATTTCCTGCAGATCCACTTTTACTAAGGTGAAGACATGGTGTTTGAATATATGTTTCCAATCGAATCTTATCGCAATCAAGCACATCAGTATCAACACAAGTAATACACCCTCCCGGATCATCACCATTACTGTCAGTACAATCCTGAACCCATGGAATAGTATCAAGGTTTATTGTACGGTCTGGATTAAATCCATCAGCCCAATAATCTCTAAACCCACAATCGAATGTAGGACGAGTTGCACCTTTAATAAGATATATGGTTTTAAAATTTAAACATCTGTCATTTACTTTGGTTGTATACTCACAAGTATCTTCATCAAAAATTCCAATTTCTGAATCAACATCATTCGTAGAAAAAATAGTCCATAATCCTGCAACCCGATGTAAGGCTCCAATTATTGTATAAGGAGCAGCAGTACAAAATTTATTTCCCGGTTCATTCTGCTTATTACCAAGGTCGCCAATATGAGATTTATTAATTGCATTACGGGCAAAAGTCATATACTGACTTGGTAAGTGTCTATCTTTGATATCACTTATAACACCTTTCTCAAAAGTATTTGTACTACTCGGTACTGCACCAGACTGTCTTTGTTTTGCCATTATCTAAAAATTGCATAATATTTTGTAAACCTAGCCTTTCTGTTCAACTTCCAAATGTTTTGAATCTCATCAAATTCAGGCATTCGTGCTACACCTTGCGCCAAATTCTTCGCTTCGCGTAAACTTGTCTTCACAAGTTGTATAGCCATTTGATTCACAGGCTCATTGTTAAGCACTCTGTTCTCAAAGAAACGGTCTTTACAAGCGTACTCATAATAATCATTAACAAGGTCGTGGTCTAAGACTAATAGATTTCCCGCTTCATCTTCCATCATCCCCTCGTAGTTGATATAAAGTTGACCCGAGTTAACACCACATCGGATGTTACTATCATCAGTTAGATATGCGGTGTTCTTCGCCTGCCATGTTTTATTCGGACACATCGGATCCATAAAGCTAGGTTCACCAACAAGTCGTATTCTGTAAAACTCTGTCCACTTCCTATATGAGAATTTAAGCTTTTGAATTAAAGTCATCTCTTCTCCCTTACAGTTAATCCAAGTGTTGCATGTAGTATTACAATTACACGGTTGTGGATTCTCACATGCATTACATTCAGGTACTACAGGTGGTGGACATACAGGAGGAACGGCGCAAATATCAATATGATCTACTCCTGGTTGATACACGGGGAAACCTACAGGAACTTCTTCTACATGCGTCCCTTGTATTACAGGAGCTATTACTTCAAAGTTACCCAATAGGTACATGTAGTTCATCATGTGAAAGTCTTCCGGTAGTTTAGCCCACCCGTTCTCAATTTCCAAAACAGCATTCTTTGTCTTATGAATCTTTAACCCAAGTTTCGCATTAATTGTTTTAACAACCTTGATTAAATTCTCAGCACGAATCTCACCATTCATGTCATACGAATATAAATCACTTTTGATCTCAGTTATCAACTGATCCAATGTTCTATAACGGAGTAGTTTATTCTTCATAATAATTATCTAAAAATATTTTGGCTGTCATCACCATTATTACTAGCTGGTAATTTAGCAGGAAGGGTAAACTCTTGTTCAACCAATTGTTCAATTTCACTGAATAAATAATCAGGCATTGGAAAAGGACGATCTTGCATCAATGTACAATCGTCATTATCGGCAATACATCTCCCATCTAAAGTATCATCCCATAATCCTTCAATCATTACACCTTCACCATCCCAGTTAGGAAAATACACATGCTCATTTCTAATATAGAAATACTTAGTAGTGTTGTATTTATAATTTGTTGAATTAGCAATTGATATGAAATTGTTTAATGTGGTTTTCTCGAAACTAGCAGATGCATCAATAGAGAATACTTTCCTGATTAGCGGACCATAAGCCCCACTCATTAAATTCGGAAGCTTCTTTTCTGTTCGCATAATAGTACACTTTGTTTGGATTGCTCCACAACCAGCTTCTATTTTACTAACCTCTTCTAATTCTTCAAAAGGAAGGAATTCAAACAACCCTTCGTACTGCATCAATTTCTTTTCATTATCCTGTCTTCGGATAACAAATTTGGCATACTTGGAAAGAATGCTATAAACTTCACGATCTGTAATAAAAGCATCTTCTGTAACAATCTTCAGAATAGTTCTTATTCGCGATATACTTTCTCCTATTGTAGTCATGATACCTTTAATTCAATATGCATACTCTTGCGAACAAAAATATACCGGTTATAAAACTTTTTAAAAGCTGTGGACATTGTTGTTGTAAAACTTCTAGTTGCTGTAAAACACCAGAGTTTTGTTAGCGCATTATGATGTCCTACTGCAGGTTGATAAACTATTTTTCCAATACGATTATCTGTTTCCCAATTCATATGATAAACAATACGACTAGCTTTTCTACTTTCTCCCCAATCAATTGCTTTTCTACCTACAGGCCTTTTGAATCCAGCAATAATCATGTGACCTAATCGCTCAGGTAAAATAACACCATTACGCTCATCTATAACTGTTTGTACAATGTTTTGATTGAACTTATTTATTATATCCACCATCTCTTTGTAAGTAACATCTTTGTGTTCAGGAAATAACTTTTTGAATTCATTAACACTCTTTGTATTAAGAACTGTAGTAAATTTTTTCTTTACTCTAGGTTGTGTGCGATCAGCTGGAATATAATTCATAGTTATAATATAAGAAAAATAAAGGACTTTTTATACTAATGTGTTAATCTTTAAATCAAACAAATATATAAAAAAAGAACCCCGGGTGCAAACCGCGGGGTCCGAGTCAGCCACAAAAGAAACCAACCAACTGTGACATCTTACATTTCTTGTACAACAAACTGAGCTCTTGTTAAATATCCATTATTTCCAGATTTTGCTTTAAATTGAAGACTAACACTTTCTCCTGGAGCTAATGTTAAATATTTAAAGAAAGATGTATTAGCTGGAATTAATGCTGTTGTCAATCTTACTTCTACATGATTTCCTGTATCATCTACCACAAAAGCTGTACTAATAGAATTAACAACATCGCCTGGTAAAGGACCTTTATATAAATTTACTGAAATTAACATATGTCCATCCGATTCCCATTGTGGAGTATCCACACCAATAACAGTTTTAATGATAGCTCCTTCCACCCAATTATTATGAGAAGCAACATTGTTACTTAATGGAGCTGCCGTATCATAAGAAGCTTGAACTAAATATGTTTTAGCAACTAATGTTCCATTTGTATAAACCAATCCTGTATAACCTACTGGAAAATGATATAACCATGTAGCATCATCTACATTTACAGGAGATACAACTTCATCATAGAAAAATTCTTTAGGTCTTCCTACCGTGTAAGTAGTAATAAGTCCAACAGTATTTGCGGATACTACAATGTCATCTACTCCTTCAACAATAACTTGATTTGGAAAACCTTGAGGTCCAGCAGGTCCTTGAGGTCCTACACCACCTTGAGGCCCTTGAGGTCCAGTAGCACCAGTAGTACCTTGAGGTCCAGGATTTCCTATAGCTCCTTTGTCTCCTTTATTTGGAAAGCAATCTGCACATCCACAATCTTTACAACCTTTTGACATAATTTCTAATTTATTTTTTATTCAAATTCACAAGGAATACTTTCTACCATAATACAAGCAGGAACTCCATGACATTCCGAAAAAGTTGTTTCTGGATCAGGACAACTCCATGTTCCTACGGCTCCCGCTGCGGCAATTACCAATGGTCCATCTGGAAAAGGAACTACTAAATTTTTTGTTGAAAATAAAATATGAGGTTCTAAATCAACAACAGTCATTCCTGGAGCCATCAACGCTAACATTTCAATTGCTGTTTGATCATAAATTTCAGCCGCAACAGTCTTAGGTCCAAATTCATTAAATCCTGATAAAATTATTGTATGTGATCCTACTGGTAGCGTTATTGGTAATAAAAACCATTTATTAAAGGGTGTTGTTATAGCAGGTATATGATTGGTTCCTGCTGCATCTGTTGTTGAATATAATGTAATAACTTCAATTAATCCTCCAAAGGATGGAGAATCTATTTCAACCCTGGTGTGATTATCTCCAGCTATACCAATAACGTATTGTTTTGCTTCAGTAATAGTGATACAAAAGCTAAAAGAAAGCCATTCCAAATCAGGCCAAACATTAGCCCAAATACCTGCAATATTTAATCTTCCTGTAGCAGTATTTACTGATTTAAAAATACTATTTATTGATGATGCTGTTGAAGAAAGCAATGCTCCAAATCCTGTATTATCTTTTAATTCATAAGTGGAAGCCGGTTGAAACCCTCTTATAGGCCAAACATATAAATCTAAACTAGGATACATAAACGCTCCAGAAACACTATAAACAGAATCGTCACTTCCTGTTTCTATAAATGTTGTTGCTCCTGTAAAAGTTGCGGGAAATAATATTGTTTTTTCACAAAGACCTGTTTCTGAATTAAAGGTATATCCTGCTATACAAGCACAAGGACAAATAATTTGAACCCATTCACAACCATTCCAATACTTAGTGATACAGTTTTTAGGATCCAAGAGTTGCCATACGGAACCCGAATCTAAAAGATGAATGTTGCAATCGCAAGGATCCACCCAATTTGTACCATCAAACATTTTAAACTTTCCCATCTTATGCGCAAGGTTCTATCCATAAATCACCAGGTTTAATTTGATCATTTCCTGTGATAAAATTAACTCCAAATCCTTCAATAGTTCCGTAGTTGGTTGTAAAATCAAAAGGTGTTGGTTCTAAAGCCTGAACAAAAACTGCAACACCCCTACCTGATTTACCATTAGCTCCATCATTACCATCATCACCATCTATTCCAGCAGCTCCCGGTGCTCCAACTCCAGGAATTCCAGGAATTCCAGCAGATCCACTTGGACCAATTGGTCCTGTAGCACCTGGTAATCCAGTTAACCCTTGCGGTCCTGTTAATCCAGGAAACCCTTGAGGTCCTTGAATTCCTTGTGCTCCAGTATCACCTTTTACACCTTGGATCCCTTGGGCTCCGCGATCACCATCTTTACAACCACATTCTTTACAACCAGCCATAATTAATTAGTTATAATTATTCGTGCATTCATAGGAAAAGTTCCTCCTATTATTGCTGCAGTAACAATAATATTACCTGCATTATCAATAAATACTTCTGATTTATCTTTGTGTGTAAATAGTTTCCAATATCCTGCAACACTATCAAACCAGTATCCGGTAACAACTATATCAGCAAGAGATAGAGTAGCACTTCCACAATAATCAGAAGCAAGTAAACACGGAAGATAATCTGTACTTAAAATAAAAGTATCCAAAGTATCTAAATCAGGAAAAATAGTTTCTCTTACAAACTTTTTAGCAACAGGAATTTCGGCTACAGTAGCGCAAAAATAAGCTGTAATGTTTGCTATAGCTTGAGCTACAGTTGTGCCACTAGCTACCACTACAACATTTTCACATATAATGTCCTCTCCTGTATAAATAGAACATGCAGCTGAAAATGATTCAGAACATTCTTCAACTTCGCATGCTATAGGATTACAGATCTGACTTATATGCAATGCTTCCTGATCACATCCGCAATCAGTAGGTCCTACATTTTCATTACATTTAGCACATCCCATTATTTCTTATTTTTTAATTAATTAAACTCCTTCTAATATTTCAACTCTAGTTAACAATTGCTGTATAGCCAATTGCTGATTCTGAATTAATAATTCTTGTTCACAAAGTTTTTGGCCAATGGCTGCAACATACGCACTAATTCCTGCAGTCATTCCAAGTTCTGCTTGGAAACAACTTGCCGTAATTATAATTGCTTCTCCTGCAACTTCTCCTTGTGGTGTTCCTATAAGAGCTTCTATGTCACATATCCTTTGGATAACCAAATTCATAAATTCTTTGAAGGTATGAGGAATATCACATTTATCTAAATTCCAGCAAGTAAGATCGTAATTATCAACATCAAGCTGATCCTTCATAGCACAAACCAAACATGCTAGTTTGAACATAACATCACTAATAGTATCGCCTTTACATATTTTCAAACAAGGGATGTCATCTCCTTGCCATACTACACAGTTTGAAGATACCGGTGAGCATCCTTTCTGTTTTAAATTTGTTGGTTTAATTAATGTCATGATATAAAAACTTTAGTATAATATAGTAAATTTTATTAAGGTGTGCAAGGATCTACTAAAATAGAACACAATCCAACATAAGTTAAATATACATTTGTTGCACAAGTATTTCCCTCATCGCATAATTCATTAATAGCTATTACGGAGGTTGTTCCAATAATTATAGAACCGTATTGAGCACAGAAAGTAATTGGTTCACATCCTATACGGATATCGCAAGCAGGAACAGTTATTGTGATTAGTGTTCCAGAATCATCTAAATATTGAATTATTGTTTCTGCCTCAGATTCTGTTTGTGCAAAAACATATTCATTATAAGGAATTGGAATAGGAGCTCCTGTACTAATTAATTTAAGATTGACTTTTTCTTTTCGAACATAAACCAACACATCATCTTTTGGACAACAAGTTTTAATTCTATATCTTAAAGCCATCATTCGATCATACATCATTTCCGCAAAATCACAAAAAGCTTTATCAACGATTTCAGGATTGCATATACCTGTTATGTAGTTTGGATATACAACTCTTGGTTTAGGATCACACGGAACTTCTGGAACTGGTAAACAATCTTCGCAATCAGTATAGCATTTATAAACATCAACAAAAACAGATCCATCACAATCTCCTGCATAATCAAGAACTAACCAACAACCAGGAGCTTCGTGATTTGAATCATCTTTTAAAGAAACAACATTTCCTACTAAAGCTGATAAATCTATATACGTAATTATGGAAGGAGTAATACCTAAACAATCTTGTAATTCAAAACATGAACCTGATGGTGGAGGTGGAGGTGGTGGAAGTATTTCACCGCTTGTCCATATAGCTTCATACGAAGTAAAAGGATCAGGATTAGCATAAGATGCTACACCAGATGCTGCTCCATCGTTAGTTGACTCAATGTAAGTTGTTCCTGCTGAATGATACGCATAGTAACCATCGTAAGCTGTATAAAAATGAGCTGCGGTAATTTGAACTGCTGTATTTGTTGGAGGTATTGCAACAGGAAATACATACATTCTTGTAGTTTGATATGTAACTCCTGAATCAGTTGATTCATTTACTTCAATTGGTGCACCACCTACATGTCTAAAATATTGAGGGTTTGGATCATACGAAGGGAACCATGTTAAATGAACTCCTGACCGAGTCATTTCAGGTGCAACCTGTGTAAAAGTAATTCCTGCATCAATGCTTAATTGTTGAGTATATCCTGTTGCCGCTATAATACGCTGTTCATCTTCTGATATCCATATACCGTTTGCTTTTCCTGCTGGATTAGTAGAAAGAGTTCCAATGATATTTAACAACGTATTACCACCATTTAAAAGAGTCCATGTATTACCACCATCTATTGTTTTCCAAACATAACAAAGAAATTCTCCAAGTCCTGATGTAGGAGAACCTAATACAACAGCAACTTGGTTATCTAATGCATGAATTGCTGCAGTATAAGGAATATCTCCTGCTACAATTAATCCTGGTGCTGTAAGAACAGTATCAAAACTAAGACCTCCATCTATAGATTTTACAACAACACCATTTTCACCTACAGCCCAAATAATATTAGTGTCAACATACCATACTTCATGTAAAATAGATGTATCATTAGCCCATGTTCCTGTAGGAATAGTCCACGTTACTCCTGCATCAAATGAAACTTGAATGCTGACATTCACTAAAGAAGTATCTTCGGCAGTTCCAATAATAACAACTTTGTCTGGATTACTTGGATCAGACATTACGTCTCTCCATATAGAATCAACACTTCCCTGAGTAACTAAATTCACCCATGGTCCAGTATGTTCATCTAAACGAACAGCACTATTTGCTCTACCTACGGCATAAGTTCTTACCATGTGTTTTATTTATTTTATTACAGTTTTCATAATACTCGAAGCTGTATTATTTTTTTGACTAGCTTTTAGACTAACTTCATAAGATGCCGCACAACTAGCACATACATTTTTTCCATTAGAAGCAGTTTTTTTTTGACAACCACATGATAATACTTTTTTACAATTCGGACAAGTCATATATTAATTTTAACAAGTTGTACAATTCAGTTTATCTAATCGCTTGAGTGCATAATTATATAAAGCCATTCCTTTTTCCGCATTATGGCATACTTCTACAGTTGCCTTAGCTGCTTCCAAATATCCTTTTATTTCCATCAATTCAGCTAGACGTAATTTTTTATCTGGAGCTGGACTACAAGGAGGAAGTTCTAATTCACATAATAAGGCATCATATTTTTGTAAAGCCTTTGTGATTCTTAAATGATTGTATTCAACATACACAATATCATTTGGAGAAACACTATACTTTATTACATAAATACCATCAGGAAGTGGATTAAAGTCCATACCGCACCCAGAAGTTTGAATTTCTAAAGAACATGCTGTAAAGATTCTGCTAAATCCTGGAGCTAAAGGTGGAGTAGAATTATCATTCACTGTAGTAGCTGTAATAAATCCGGGCATTAATACCTGAAGTGTAGGACAACTTATCGGAATTAAATCAGTATACACACTTGTATCCTGAATTAATAAAGACCAATCATCCATTGTTGTAGGTATTAATAAACTTAATGAATGTTTCATAAAAAATGTATTTATAAAAAAAGAGAGAATAGAGAATATCCCCTACCCTCTCTTTCAAGAATTTAATTTTTAATTCCGATTAAGGAGCAAACACAGGAAGTGCTGTAGGAACACAAGCAACGTGTGTAAATGTTTGTAAATCAACAGGGTTGTTTGCTGCTGCTAACCATGCAACCATAAAAGCTTCAAAAGCTAGAGCCGAAGCTGTAGGAATATAGATAGTCAGTGTGTACTGATCATTATCAAATGTTCCAGATGGGTTACTCATACGAGGAACTACGTGTTGAATGCAGTAACGTGTGTATAAATTTCCAGCAGGAACTGCATTAATAATCTGTGTTCCAAGAGTTACCTCACGGATGCGAAGGTCACAACTTAAATAATTTTGTAAGTATGACTCATGAAGAATTACTTCTTTCAGTACCGTATTACGGTATCCTTCACCTTTGTATCCACAACATTCAGTTTCAACACATAATCCTTCAAATACACAAGGATCACCATTTTGATCAACCATTTGAATTTCAATCTGAACGATATCTTTTTCTTCATGATCCATAACTTGGAATGTACAATCAGAGAATGTAGTACCTACATAAGCTCCTGTAACAGCCATACCTCCAAGTGCATTTGGAATATGAGCGATTGTTAAATCATACAAAGACCAAATTTGAGTTGCAGGCCATCCAGCAGCAACTGCAGCAGCAGCATCATAGAACCAAGGTGCTCCTAACTCATCGTATAAAACAACACTTACGAAATCCTTCAAGTAAGGACTTGTCATGATTTCGTTAGCCCATTGAGTGAAAACAATCATTGAGTTAACAGCATCTGGTGCAATAGCATCAGCGCAACATCCAGTGTATGCAGCCAAATGACGATATGAATCACGATTCAAATATGCCAATACTGGAGCACCAAACAATTTAATGTTTATAGTATAGTCTTCACCACACAAGAAATCAAATGTGCAATCGTCTTGGAAATTTGTATTACCAACATGAACAATCATACTCTCAGGAGCAGCAGCTTCTACTTTGTACAACTTGTTAATGTATCGAGGATTGATCATCTTCGACTTATTTGATTCAGTATATCCTCCGTGGAACTGACCAATTTTGTCTTGAGTCATCAAAGATGCACAAGCAAGGATTAATGGTTTACCTGCAGTAACAGCTGCGTCAGCTGCAATAACAGATAAATTTGTAGTAGGGTCAAAGAAACCATAAGTTCCAACACCTAATGCAAATGGAGCAGCTGTGTTTTTCAAATCATTTGAGTGAACCCCAGAAGTGATCAAAAATCCATCAGCAACACCAGCATCTACACCAGGAGTTGCTCCTTGAGATGCTTTTGTACCAACAAATGCTTTGTGGTATGAGTGATTAAAATACGACATAATTTTTTATTTTAAATAAATACAGATAATAATATAAGCAAAACTTCTCACATTATCAACTATTTCATTATTTTTTTTTACTAGCAGCTTTTTTCTTTACTGGTGTTTTAGCTGCACCTTTTGATTCACCTTCTTTTTTTACCCACGGTGGAGTCCATTTTGGTTTTTGACTTTTAGTTGCCATAGTATAAATTATTAGTTGTTTGTTTCTACTGCATTATCCGCTGTTTGTCCTGCGCCAGAACTTTCAATATCTCCTGCTAGAATTTTTACAGCCTCATCAATCATTACTTCTACAATATCATCTTTGAATTGACAAGGTACTTCAGTGGTGGAAACATTTCCAGTGTAAGGATTTACAGATCCTAAAAATTCAACACGAATCGGTTGAGTATAATAAGTAAATTTTACATCTTCTAATTCAAACTCATCATTTGTATGAATGTGTAATTTATTACCATGTAGTGTTACATAAGTTTCACCCCATGCAAAACTTGGTTTCTTATTGTGATCTCTTCCAATGGTATCCACATTCTCCTCTTCAGATAAATAGATAATCATTTTTCGATCTTTGCAACATTCACTACAGGCTTTTGCCCCCACGCGCTTAAATGCAAAATAGTCTTCTGGCCATGTAGCGCTTTCATAAAAACCTTCTTTCTTTACAACATCGTGAGGGACTGTAACCAATAGTACTTGTAAATCATCAATACGTCTCTTACTTTGTTCATCACCTTGTTTCTTCAAGTTAGTACCATGAAGTTGACGGCGACACCAAACAACCATTCCTTTATTGAATGCTTCAGATATCTGAAAAGGTTTTAAATTGTCATAGTCATTGCTATCCAATTTATTCAACCGCTCTTTGATTTTTAAACGAAGTGTAAGATTATCCATGATTTAATTATTTTACCAAAGTACTTCAACCTGATCCATCAAGCTAATCAACTCATCTTGATGTAATGGATTTTTTAATGTAACAAATACATCATTCAGATTTTTACCTAACAATGTACCACTAGCTGTAGCGTAAATGTTTTGGTCGGCTTTGATTATGATAAATTTAAAGAAGAAACTATCTTTAATGATTGCTTTTATTTTAAGATCCTCCAGTGTCATTTCTGCATAATCAATGAATGCTGTTGCAGCTTTCTTGATATTTTCCTGAACACTTAAACCATTAATGTATTTATCGACTGTATCGTAAATAACATCTGGAAGAGTTCTGTATGTATACTGTGTACTATGTGGATCCAGTAACTTAGCAATGTACATAAGTCTGTTCGGATCATCTTCTGATAATTCTTGCAACCTAGCCAAAGCCTTATTTTTAATTTTACCTACAGATGTATTTACTGCAGCAGTATTGATTTGTTTATCTAAATACCATTTGACAGCTCTAGGACTGGCATTAGCATCTTCGATTGATTTTGCGATTTCAGGAATGCCACCTGCTTCTACGATATACATAAACAATAAATCATTCATGTTATTGACAGGATCCAAAGCAACTGCATCATTTGCCAACTCCTTTGTTAAAGAGGAGTCTCCCCATATCGCAGCATTATCTGGACGATATGTTTCTACTTTATCCCAAAAATTAGGATCTTCTACATCAATAGTTTTGAAATTCTTTTCCTTTTCAAGCAGTGCTACTACTTCTCGAATCTCTTTAATCTTTGCTGCTTTCATTGTAGCATCTCCGATTGCTTTAACATCTGGAGCAAATTCATTTAATCCTGTGATGTAATGTGTTTTACCATTTAATGAAACGGCGGCAACCGTTGGTCTATGGTGTGTACCAGGAAATACTACATAACCATGTTTCTGCATACCCATGTTATCAACATTCTGATTAACAAAGGGCCTGATGTAAATTTTACCGACCGATTTTAATTTTTCAATAACTTCCATGTTGTTGGTTTTTATGTGTGTGATCTGACAAATATAAGAAAAAGCCTTCAGATTTCTCCAAAGGCTTTTTTTATAATAGGATATTTTATAAACTAAATCCTGTTCTAGGGTTACGCATAACGATTTTCAAGACTTTAGTTGGATCTTTTACCCAAATTGCTGGATAAGCTTGTTCCATGTAAACACGGTATCCATTGAACTTACCAGAAGACTGGAAGCCTTTGTTTCTACCCATGTAATCCATAGTACCATTCTCATACCACCAACGAAGATCACTTTCATATTTTCTTCGAAGCAACTTGATGTTATCTGAACCAGTATCAGTTACATCAAAGATGATGAATGAATATGAAGACAATGGATATCCATCAATGTTAGGATTTTCGATTGTGTTGTTCTCAACATTATCGAATGCAGGATTCAATACAAATTTAACATTTGCCAAATAAGGAATCTTGAAGTGCGTGAAAGCAAATCCAAATCCTAAATCCATTCCTGTCTCAGTAATTGCTCCAATTTCTGTAGCATTAATTACCAATCCTGATGCAACAGCCTCTGCTAAAACTGCAGTAGAAATCATTTGCATACCAGCCATACCTGTTTGGATGATAAGTTCACGCTTAGAATCTGGTCCTTGGAACTCAACTCTTCCACGGAAGAAGTTCATCAACTCAGCACGGAACATGTCAAGACGGAAATCCGCTTTGTTGTATACATGTTTGAATGAGTTGTCCAATTGCTTCCAAAGTCCGACAGACAAACGAAGATCATCCGGTCCATCCTGAGTAATTCTACCTCCTTTACCCCACATCAAGTAAGACTCGATATCAGATGCAACTTTTGAAAGGTGTTTTGCCTCAAGTCTTGTCAAGAAAGTCTTAACCAAGTTACCTGATTTACGAGCCTTATTTATATAAGAATCTCCTTTGATTTTCACCATATCATCAAGACTCTTGATAGATGGATCCATATTCTTATCGTGAGATTTCCAGATTTCAGTAACTGGGATACGACCGTCAGCCATTATACCACCGTCAGCGATCAAACGAGCGCGAGTAGATACTGAATAGTGTACGTGAGCAGAAGCATTTCCTACGAAATTGTAGAATTCACGACTTCTCATTTCTTCTTTCATGTCAGAGAACTTCTCGCCATATTCACCACGAGCCGAAGCGATGCGGAAAAATGCTGTGTTGCATCCTAAATACTGAGAATCAAAAGGAGTGTTTGTATCATTGTTCACCAAACGAACAGTGTAGATAACACCATCTCCTGTCTCAAGAATATCTTCATCAGTGATGAAAAGTTCTTTTCCATTATACTTATCATAAGTGATAAGATCACCATGACCGAAACGGCGCTTGTTCATTTTAATTCTGAACGTAGTACCGTCAATACCCTTTTGAGTATTTCCTGGTTCGATGTCTTCCATTGCAAAAGGAAGTTCTTCTGAAATAGGTGTCTCCCATTTCCACTCTCCTTTTGGATGTTCTACATCAATTACATTGTTACCACTAAATGATGACATTTGATACAACGGCATTTCAACTTTTTGAAATTGCGCCCAAATATCAATGGGACCAAGATCATCTGGCTCTGCGTGTTGTAGCAAGTTCATCAAGTGATAAGAGTCAAGATGCGATCCTGCCTCGATGACATTATCTCTCAAGAATAACCCGTTATTTAAACTTGGTGTGCTCATTGCTATTTATATTAATTGTTTACTATTTAATCGCGGGCAAAGAAACTCTTCTTTTGTCCATTTCCTCCTTGTGGTGCAGCTGGTGGTTGCTGTTGGGTTCTCCTTCTACTTACTCCTGCTGCTGAAGGTGTTCCTGTTCCAGCAGGTGTTGATCCAGCACCGTCTCCCGCGGCTCCTCTCAAATCTCTTCTTGTTTTTAAAGTAGATTGAGCTTCACCCATTTTTATTAATTCTTGTTTGTATCCCTGAGGATCTCTGGCAAGCCATAATAATTCTGCCATCATTATATGATTCGGTTTTTCCCCAAACTGATATTGTTCTAACAAGTAGCTCAACTCATTTACAGGTTTACCTTTACTGTTTGTATATCTACGATCTGTTAAACCATAGAACAAAGCATTTTGATTCTTTTGATCCAGAGGTATTCCATTTAAAGCAGTATTATTCAATATGCCATAAATAGATGCCTGATACTGTTTCGATGCTTCTTCCTCTCTCTTTACTGCCGCTTCTTGATCTTTCAGCTTTTGCTCCATTACTGAGGCTTGCTTCTGATCTAATTTTGGTTTAAAGATTTCAGCTTTCTTTTTCATTTGCCCTGCATCTTTCAGCGTTGCAATTTCATCTTCAACTTCATCTGGTGTCATTACACCACTCACAGTCAACCATTCTCTACAAATCTTTTCCTGATCCTGTTCTTTTTCTACATCCAAATCCAAAGTTTCCTTTGCATCAATTGCAGCTTTCATTACAGATTTCCAATCCTGACCTCCCTGTAAAGAGTAGGCAACTACTTGTTTTACCTCAGGAGATAGAGCGTTAAATACTTGAAGAGGTGCTTCTTGCGATGTTTGAGCAATAGCGCTTTCAATATTAACCTCAATCAATTCTTCCAAATCTTCAGCTGTATATTCAGAAAGTGGTTTCTGATCATCAGTGAAAGGTTGAATAATTTTTCTATCGATGAGTTTTTGAAGAGCTGTCGCAATTGCTGTTGGACGACCACCTTTTTTCTTACCTTCTCCACCTTGAGTATCATCATCATCCTCAAAGTCTTCATCTAAAGCAGAAGTTCCGGAACCAGCAGGTGGATCTTTATCTTCCTCCTCTTCTTCCTCTTCATTATCTAAAGTAGAAGCTCCAGCAGGTGGATCTTTATCTTCCTCCTCATCCTCTAAATCATCATTGTCAAAGACCGCATTGTTATCCTCCTTAGAAAACATTCCTTTTGGAGGGGTGCTCGTTGATGCTATTATGGTCGCATCTGAACCAAAATCATCGAGAATATTTACTGTTTCTCTTTTACTTGTTGGCTTACTCATACTTTGGTTTTTATTTGTACTGACTTAATAATAATTTAAGCAAAATTAATGGCATTAAATAATTTATAGTTAAGAAATGTTTTTCCGGAAAGTAGATTTTTGGTAGGATATTACTAAACCCCCAGACTAAAAAATAGAAAGGGGGTTTTCTTTGTAATAATAATTGGAATTATTTAGGCTTTTTTGCTGAATCAATTTCAGCTTTACTTCGATTCTCTCTTGCAATTTGTAGAGGAATCTTTGATGTTTCCCTAGCAAGATCAATCCTTTGTTGTTCAAGATCAAGCTTTTGCTGTCCTACACCCATTTGATCTGAATGCTTTTGACGATTGAAACTCATTGTCTCTTGATAAGCTTCTGTTTCACGAAGTACATCCATCTGGTCAGCAAAATCAGATTGTTTGTTTTCATTCATATCCTGCATTGCACCATAACCTGCAGCTTTAATCTGAGTCATAAGAAGATCATTTCTTCTTTTCTTCTCATTTTCACTTGCTTCGAAATTAAGAGCGTTTTGCTCCTCTTCTTTCTTAGCCTGAATTTCTGCCTGCCATTTTTCTTTTTCTGCATCAGCCTGAGCCTGTCCTTGTTCAGCTTGTTTTTGTTCAAGCCCCTCAAGTATTACATTCATTGCAGATACAGTTTTACTTTGAAGGATTTTACCAATGTCCCGTATACCTGCACCGGTTGTATTATTACTCTTAGCAAACATCTTCATTTCTTCCAAGATAGCTCTCATGTTTGCATTTGTTGTACAGAATACATTAATGTCAATCAGTAAGATATCAGTTCCATTCAACTCAAAGAATGTTTTTTCATCAGCACCTAAAGCAGATCTCAAGCGAAGTGATGATTTTTTCGAATGATAATGTTGAGCTAAGTCAGTTCGCATTGAATGGACACGAGGCATTAATTTATCACTATGATTTATGAAATACACTTCTGTTTGCGTGTAAGATCCTGTAACAGCATGTTCAACTCCTTTAGCTGATTCAATTTGTCCCATTTGCTGACCTAATCGTTGCGGTGTAAATCCAATTACTTCTAAAGCTTGTTGTTTAAAATAATTAGCAAGTTGCATTCTAGTAATCAATCTATTTGATTGCTCAAGATTTAATGTCTGGAAATGGGCAAAATTCATTGCTGATTCAGTATTGGCTAACGTAGTATCCAAAGGAAGGATTGATAAATCCCTCATTGTTACATAAGCCTTTGCTAAATTATTTTTACCCCAACTACCATCAAAACTATGCTGAGGTAATGCATTCTGATCCAATGCCACAACAGTACCAATTTCATCAATCATGATATCAGCCATTTGATTGTTACACATATTAAAACCTATTTGTCCAGGCTTCATAAGTTCAATCATCCCGTGAGAGCGAGTGTTGTGTTCACTAAACACAGTTCCTTCTACAGGAAGTTTTGCACCATAAATACTTTTATCTCCTTTAAATTGAAATAATAGTGGTCCTGGCTTAGGCCCATTTGGACCTAGATATATTGGAGTAAAATCAGAACTTTCTCTATTATGATAAGGCATTCCTGTAGAACCTAACTTTATTGTACCATAAACAATATTTTGCCAAAGCGGTTCCATATGATCTCCATATACCAAAGTCTCAGCATTTTTTCGAGAATCAAATTTGTTATTGTAAATAGGATTATTTGTTTTGACATAACTTTCATCAACAATGGCTGTTACTACTTCACCGCCTTCATTAACACTTGTTAAGTGATATAATAACCTTTGTCCTTTCCAATACATTGTTGTTCGGCGAATCATTTGGCTATTATGTAAAGGGGTTCCTTCAGCAGTTTCGCCGATAATCCAAGATATTATATCTTCTTTATTGTATTCAGCCTCCGTTCTAGCAAGATACTGCTTCATAGCAAGACTATCTTTTAGATTATCTTTGTGACTAATACTAGCATCATAATGAACCTCATTCTGAACACCGTCTAATAACATTTTAGAATTAGTGGTAGGATATAATTTTTCTAACTGTTCTAATTGCTCACCTGTCATCTTCCAACCTTCTGAATCAATAACATCCGCAATAGTTAACATTTCAATATTACCTACATAACTACCTTGAGATATATACTTTTTGAATGGGGATTTATGATAAAATGTTGTAACTGTATTCCATAATTCAACATCGTAATCATCTTCATACATTTTAAAATGCCAAAACTCACGGTCAGCAACAAGAGAATCATAGAATCCTATTTCTTCTAATTCATCCATTTTAAATCTTTCAACATCAATATCATGTTGACGACTTGCCCATATCTCTCCGACTGTCCTAAAATCCTTCTTATAGAACCGATCAATTTCTGGTAATTTTTTTAAAGCCTCTGGATCAAATTGCTGTTGCGCCTCTGGAGTATTAGGATCTAAACCTGTAGCTAACATTTCCTGCAGCAGTTTATTTTGAGCATCCTCTAATAAAGCGCTTTCAATTTCTGCAGTTTTTGCACTAATCAATTCATTGTAAGAATAATCATCAACCGCTGAATAACTTACTTGAGTATTACGCTTGGCAAATTCAGCAGTAAGTACATTCATTACTGTTGGAATAATTGGATAAAACTTTAATTCATAAGCATTATCAAATTCTTCTCCTTCTGTGATCATTGCATCTAGTATATCAGCATTCTCAGGATTGTCCTCTGGAATGTAATCAGCACGATCAATAATACCTCGGGCAAGATTATAATTTTTCAATAATCTACGACCAGTTTCGCGAATTTGTTTGATACCTTGCCATTCTAACCAATCGGCATTATGGATAAACCATTCCTCATCCTTTGCGGACTCAGGAAGGAATTGAATTGGTTGAGTGAAGGAATTGGCAATCCAAGGTTCAACCTTTGCACCATTTTTTATTTCCAAAGCATTTTTAACTTCCATAGTTCTATTTTATTCTTCTGAACGGACTTCCTTTTACTTTCATAGATCCAACTTTTGTAGATTGGCCTATATTTCGGAAAGGACTCCTATTTAATGTAGTGATTTTATCAGACTTATGCAAATCGCTGTCATCTTCATTGATTGTCATCTTACGACATCCACGGTTTGCTATTTGAATTTTTATGAATGCAGTCAAGGCTGCTTGCGAAACAAGTCTATCGACATTCAATCCTTCGATGTACTGTTCCATCTCAAGCATAAGCATTGGATCAGGGTATCTTTCAATACCGTATGTAGTTTTTACAACAGTACCATCTTCTTTAGTTTCTTGGTCAATTACTTCTTTTAATGAGTCAATAAAGTAAGGTAAAATATTATCATAAAAAATTCTACCAATATTTCTCCATCCAAATTCAGCATTAACTGTAGTATTTAATTTTTGTTCTTTAAGGAATAACATCATATCTTTAGGAATAAGGTACTTCTGTTTTCGCTTATTAATCATATGTGTTATAAACTGACTGACATTATTCTCAACAAGTGTCCAAGCATTATACCACTCAATTAGTAATTCCAACCGCTCATGGGTTTTATTGATATCATCAAACCTTCCACACCAAGCCGCAACAAGTTTATCCCCTTCTATGTAAGTTTTCATTTCACCATTTACAATTCTGGTTACTTCTAATGGTGCTTTATATATTTGAATTGAACAAAGAGATACAGATGTAGTTGTTTTACCTTGTGCTACAGGATCGACAGTTCCATAGTAAGTTTCCCATGGTGCATTTTTAATAGGTCTTTCCCAAACAACAATGGATCCGCTTTTATCAACCATTTTTTTATCAACAGGAAATTGAGTAATAGGAGGCTTTTTAGTATTTTTTGCAATAACTCCTGTTTCAGATGGTTCCAGCTCAACCAATTCATAAGGAAATTCTTTGCGATCAATCTTAACCTGCATGCTTTTAATCAACGCTTGTGGAAAAATACTTTCCTCTCTATGAGCAAAAGCTTCTTCCATATTAATTGGATGCTGAGATATTTTTAATTGGTAGGCCGCTTCATCTAAAGTTTCTCTCCAGCGCTTTCTTTTCTTTTCAATTGCAATTAGAGATTCCTTAACCATGCTGTTTCCGTAAACATCAATATACGGCTTCATAGCATATTGCTCAGGAATGAACAAAGGTGTTGTTAATATAACTCCTTTTGTATTCACATTGATGTTTGGAATGGTGTACATGTCATAACCTTCCGGAGAATACATAAACTTTTTAAGCGCACCACACTGCTTTAAATCTCCTACTGTACCAGCACTCAAAAATATACCGGTTGTTAAATCACCGGCTTCCATGGCAGGAATCATATACAATAATGTTTGGTCCATGGTTGGAGCAATACCAGCTTCTTCGTAAAACATCTTTGTAAGTAATCCCCCTACACCGGCTGTTGGACTCTGTTCAAAAGATCTAGCTTCCAAAGTTCCTTTGAGTCCAATGTTTACTCCAATTCCATTCTTTACAACCTCAACTTGTTGTTGCCAACTACCAACTCCATCTGGACTCATTTGTCGGATCCAAGGAGTATGAGTATTTAGAAAATCTTTATATGATTCAGCAAACTTCCAGTTACCATTAATACCTGTAATGTATGCAGATAAAGAAGCTCCAATTTTTAATACAACACTTTCTTCAAACCATAATAAATTTATAAGATCTCCTATGTGATATAAAGAAGAACCGAACTGTCTTTTCTTTAATGTCGATCCGTGTTTATAGCGAACTTCTGCTATAAATTCATATAAAGACATGTGTAACTGAGCATCATGTACTTCAGGAAAAGCTTCTTTTCTTTTAACCTTGTCTATAATTTTTAAGAAATTTATCCAAAAATAATAACCTCTAGGTAAATACCATACTTTACCATTAGCTTTAAAAAATGCACCTTTTCTATTTTTATATCTTTCCCAATTCCACCAGTTTTTCCATTCAGCACTATCTTTAACTTCATCGCAGAAATATCCCTTCTTGTCAAACTTTATGGCATTTTTATTAAACTCAAAAGATGTATCGTCCAATTCATACTGTCCGGGTTCCCTTAAACAGTTTTCTTCTAAATAAACTGCAAATTCCTCACGGGATGTAAAACTAATTGTTGACCAATCCCCATTTTCCCAAACAGGAATTCTTTGGTGAAGTTTACCAAGTTGTTTGTTGCTATATAATGGATAGATGCTCATAATCAATCTTCATCTTCAAAAGTTGGTTCATCGGCATCGTCATCAGTTAAGTCAAAAGCAATAGTTGAACCACCGCGAACTTTATCTAAACTTTTTTGTTCTTCCTCGAGATCTTCTTCAATACCTTTGAAGGATTTTCGAATCTGATCAAACTGTTTTACTGAATTTACAATACTCGCTAAATTACCATCTCTTCCACCTGCTGTAAGCTGCTCATTCTCAAAAAATAAAGCTAACTTATCAATCATAGTTTTAACCCCTCTGTGCGCGCGCCTTGACGGTGTATCATAAAGAAGTTCAGTTTTCCTAAGAGCTTCCCTTATAATTGGATTTTCAGGGTCGAACTCACTCTTTAAATGATTTAGTATAACTCTTTCTTTACTATACTCAGGAAGACCGCGGTATGGATTTTCTGAAGAAGGAGCACACATATAAAATAAGTATCCATATATCTGAATGTAATCATCTGGAAACTTATCCATGATAGCTTTCAAAAAAGGAATCATGTAACAATGCTCTGTGGGTTTTATAGTTTTACCCTCAATATTAAATAGCTTTATCATCCTTTGAAGTTTTTCTTTTTTTCATTTCAATATCATATCTGTTTTCTCGAAGCCATTTAAAAATAGCAGATACTTCCATTTCCATGTAAGGTAGTTCTATTTTTTCAATTTCTTCTATAATTGGATCTCCTGCAGCATCCAACTCATAAATAGGAAAACCATATTTGTCTTTACTTGCAATTTTAAATTTGATATGATCGATTATAATATTTCCTGGAAGTAAATGGTAGTTGTGTCGCAACATAATGTACATGTAAATACTCATCTGTAAAGCATAATGGAAAAATTCACAATCATCTAAGTGACGCACCGGACCTAACATTTTCTTTCTACTTCCATCAGCATAGGTATAACCTTCCCGCTCAATTTTCTTATTTGTTTTATAATCCCGAATATATAAATAATTATTATAAACTTCAGCACGATCACTTTGTCCACATACTCCAGCACTCTTTAAATAACAAAAGAACTCAGGATAAATACCGGGTACTAATTTTTGACTAGGCGCTACTTTGGCTTCGCCTTTAAATGTATTTTCAAGAATGGGTAATTCCAATCCATCTCTGGTAATAGTTCGTGATCGTAAATTCTGCTTTTCTTTGAAATCATGATACCAAGATCCTGCAGTTGTAGAACGAGTGTTTTCACCCTGCCAAAGTATTCTAATTTCTGAAGGAGTTAGACCGTAATATTTACCATCTTTTTTCTTAGATTGTTTTTCAGATTCTTTAAGTGCATCAAAAGGTTGTTTAAAATGATCAATCAAAGTAGTGACACTAATCCAAAAGATATCTTCTTCTGGATCCTCACTAACATACTTATGATCTTTTTCGAAAAATAATACACCACTCATTTTATAATCCTAATTCTGATTCTTCATCACTGGTTAATACTATAGGCCAAAATCCTTCAGGGCATTCTGAACTTAAACTACGAGTCTTCAAATGTAAACAACAACCACATTGAGAACAGCACGGTGCTGTACCAGGAACAGCACAATCGCTTCCTTTACGATCGATAAACTCGCATTTATTACAAATACTACCTCTTTCTTCTGCAATCTTCTCAACAGTTTCATTTCTTATCAAACTGTTTTTTAACCCTTCTATAATTTTTTTCCTGTTTTCCCAGATCCATATAACGCTCCGCTCTTTTTTGCTCATCCTCATTAATTTTTATAAGAAGTTTTTCACCTAATTCAATTCGCTCTTCGAACTGCTTATGCTTTTTAATTTTCTGAAAATTATCAGCAGGTTCATTCTTGATAACCCAATCTGAAATTCTAATCAGCTTTTCCAATCTACTTTTCCTGATTTCAAAAGTTCCAAGAAAAGGAACATTTATCCGATGATAATCAAAACTATGCATCATCTTTCTAAGATTAGTATAGTAAAAATCAACCACATCCTGTACAAGGATTGGATCTTTCCCTAACTCTTCAGCAGTTTTAGGAATTAACGATTTCGCCCGTGTAGCCTTCGACATACAGTATTTTAATATCGATTAATACATTTCCTTCAGAAAGAATCTCAATGTTATCAGGTATAGAAATTAATTTATTACCTACACCTTTTCTGACAATCATTTTAGTTTCACGAACCTGTTTCGTAATAAAGTTTCGAACTGTTTGAGCATTACCAAATAATTCATGGGCTACAATCTCATTACAGTAATCGGATATATTCATATCTCCCCATAAAGCAAGATAGGCTAAAGCATCCATTTGTGCAGGACTCATTCTGAGTCTGTTTACAAAACAATGATAATTAATTTGAAAGCGAACAGTATCGAACTGATTCATTCGCGCTTTATGCTTAATTGCTTCCGCTTCCATCCTCTTTAGGTATTTGGTCCGGAGTTACTTCCGAAGCGGGTTTTGTTAAATCAGCATATCGAAGTTTAGCCATTAAACCTCTTAATCTAAATTCATCCAGTTCACACATAAGTTTTTCATACTCATGCCTCTTTGTAAGACGAGGTATTTGATCATCATAAAACTTTTCTAGCTTATCGAGTCTTGCTTGTAATTCTTCATCGGTAAGAGCTTCTGCTTGGTTGGTTAAGTCTTCAGCCATAATTTTATTTATTTACGGCTAAAATAAGAATTATTTATTAAATAATTAATATTTACTTTCTCTTTGCATTATTTCCTTTACCATTTCTGGCACGATTACTTGATGCTTTTTCGGATACCAACTTTCCAGATTTAGTATGAGATTGATCCTTCCCATCTTTATTGCCGTATGTTCCATCCTTACGATTTTCCTTATTCAGTTCCGCGCGATAAGCTTTTCTCTCAGAAGTGGCGTGATACTCTTTATTGTATGCATCCTTCTTAGCCTTAGCTGCAGGATGAGAGGCAAAATACTTTGCTGAATCTGACTTACCTGTAGATTTTCCAGCAAGAGAATTACGAGTTGATTTTTTTGCAGACATTACTTTGTTTTTTTAGGAGTAGTGTTTTTCATATTACGGCCTATATTCATTCCTGCCTGAAAAGATTTTTTCTGCTTCTCGGCACAATCCGACTTTACTTTTTTCTTTGCCATGACTAAGAATTTAAAAGTGCATAATACTTATTTGTCAATTCCAATCGATGTGCTAATCCGTTAGTGCCACCATTGATTCTTTTGGTGACTTTCAATACTGCAGCATCTGATACTTCTGTACACATACTCCATAGATTGTTATTCTTAAAAAAGAATAAAGCTGAATCGAAAGCGTAATCTGTTGCAACTAAATTTGGATTCTCAATTACCTGAGGAAGACTCATAGATGTTGCAAAAGCTACATAATTGGATTTACCTGTCAATTGCAAAGCACCTCTTCCACGAAATTTGTAACCGTCTCCTGATGCTTCAGGACCATTACCCATTCTATTACCATAAACTCTATTGGCAATCTTCTCAGGCTGTCTTTGATAAGACATTGCCAAGATCTTAGTAGGAAAGTATTTAGGAAAGACTTGTTGGAGCCGATCTGCTGAATAGTTTAGATTTTCTATAAATAAACTAAACCCTCCCGTCTCATGAGAAAGTTGTGCAAAAAAATGAGCAGCTTGCTCTTTGCTTATTCTCAAATATTCCATACCCTTAGTTAGGGTTTGCTTACCAAAGTCACCATCTGGATTAGCTCCGATTCTTTCCTGAAATTTTACTAAACTCATCTTACTTAATAATTAATAATCCGGTTAATACTCCATTTGCTAATAAAGACCAATTACGCTGTCTTTTAATCTTCTTTATATCAAATTCCTGAACCGTGATAATAGTGTCCTTAGAGTTGATGATATAACGCTGTGCTATGATTATGCTATCCTGAAAGGTAACTGTATTTGTTAAATGGTCTACCTTTTTGTACAACACATGGATTAAAGTATCCTGATATTGTACAATCTTGAAAGTGTCTCTAGCATTTTTTACTTCTAATAGTTTTGCCTCAAAGTCTTTTTGAAGTAAAGCAATTCTATTAATAATATTCTTTTCATTTCCAATTACTTTTGTCCAAGTTTGAATTTGAGTCTCCTTGCCTTCAATTCTTCTTTCAATAGTCTTCTTTGTCGTTACAGGATAAACCTGTTTAGGACTTCTTAAAAGAAGAAATAAGCACATTACACCTAATACTACTTGAGCAATTAGTGTAATGTTTTGTTTAGTCTGCATTTTTGGTGTGAGTCTTGCCATTATCTTAATTTATCTTTCTTCTGTTTAATTGTCAATGCAAATTTATAAACATCTTCTATCTGTTTGATTATACCCTTCTTTCCTAGTGCTTTTTGATTCTCATCAATAGATATAACCTCTGTATAGATAGGAACTATAGCTGATAACCATACTCCATGTTTCCATTCTGTAATTAGATTAATAAGTAATCCAATGCAAATGAACACACCATAACCTATTAATTTGGCAAACAAATCCGAGAATCTATTTGAGGTTAATGGAACATTCTCAAATTTTGCTCTTTGTCTTCCAAGCTTAGTGTCTACCAACGTAAACAACACGACTAAAAGTATCACATAAGTTGCAGGCGCAAAGAACGCTCCTATAATAGGCATCATGTAAATAGAAGCATTATACATTTGGTCTTTAACGCTATTTAATTGGTCTTGGAAGCTCATGATTTTATACGATAATAGTTTTTATTATTTTTTATTTATTAATTTACAAACACTCCTGATGATGGTGTAACATCTATTGGTAATAAGTCCCAATTTAATGTATTTACAAAAGAACCTTTATAACTGTAAATTCTTCTACCTAGTGAGGAGTTTATATCTTTAGTATTACAAAATCCAACATCAATTATTGCTCCTTGGTCAACTGTAAAAATAGCCTGAGATGCTCCAACACTAGAAGACAAAGTTATTGGAAAAGCAAGTGTTCCTTGAGATTTAAACACAGCTCTCACCCTGTAAGTTTTTAGAGCAACTAATTTTGGATTTCTTGCAATAGTGCCTGATGAATTTAAATAAAGGTTGTACACATCAAATGTTCCATCAGCTCCACTAAAAGCAACCTGTGAATTATCAATTGTTAAAGCATTAAGACAAACAAGTTGATTATTTAACACAAGATTTGATACGTTTATCACAGTAAACACATCCCACCAAACAATAATACCATCATTTAATGTTGTTCCATTTCCAACAATATTTAAAGTTGAACCTGCAGTTGCTACCGTTCCTGCTGTATAAGTAAATATTCCTCCTCCAAGATTAGCACTTATAAAAAGTAATACTCCTGCTGTGTTAATAGTAAAACTATTTGAAAAATAACTATTTATTGATGGTGCAGTCCATGTGCCTGTCCCAGCGTATGTAAAAGTTGTAGTTCCACTGTAAACACCTGCCCCTGATTGAACAATATTGCCATTTATTGTAATTGAATTAGTATTTAATACACCAGCTGAAGCATTTAAAAATTCTATATTTTGGCATACCCAAGCAGTAGGTAAAGTTGTTGTACCTGTGTTACCTAATTCAAGATGAGTAAAGTTAAGAGTATTTCCTCCAAGAACAAATGATGTTGCATTTGCTCCTGTTGTCCCAAAGGTTACAGCATTTATATTGCTAGTTAATGTTATAGTGTTATTTACAAGTAACTTCCTAAATGTAAACCCTGATAGGTTTAATGTTAATGATTGCACAACAACAGTTCCTGTTGTGTCAATAATTGTTCCTGCTGTATAAGTAAAAAGTCCTGTTTGTTTATAAACTGTACCTGAAATAGTAAGAGTTCCAGCTGTGTTAATTGTTAAAGCATTACTTATTAATCCTGCTACCGTGTGCGTCCAAGTGCCTGTTCCTGTAAAAGAAAATATAGTTGTGCCTGAAATTGTACCCGAAGTTGATATTGTTAAATTACCTTTAATATTCAGGGTGTTTCCATTTATAACAGGAGAAATTGTACCTTGAAAACTTGTCGTTCCTAAAACAGTTAAATTGTCAACTAATGTAAACACACCGTTTGTAGCAAACATAATATTTCCAGTCCAAGAGCTACCATTTGATGTTATAGCTGTTGCTGTTTGAAATCTTAATGCAGAAACACCTGTTACGGTATAAGTTCCTAATCCTAAATTTATTGCTGTTCCTGACGTACTAAGGTTAAACGTAAAATCTAAAGTTCCTAAAAACCCTGTAAGATTTAAGTTTAAACAATTTGACGCAACATTTATTATTGCAATTCCAGCTCCACTTAAAGCATTAAAAAATACATTATCTGATACACTTGGAAAAGATGCTCCTGATGCTCCCCCTGATGTTGCTGACCAATTTGTTGTAGAGTTATAATTTCCTGTACCACCTACTACCCAATATCTATCTGCCATTATTCCTGTGTATTAGCTAATTTTTTTTCTTCTGTAATTCCCATGTTATAAATACCTAAATCAATTTCTTCTTCTGATTGAGGATTGAAATGGTTAATTTTTACAGTAACCTTTGTTTGATAAGTAGGAAAGTCATACTCTACTAAAGTATATACCATTACATAATCAAAAAATGTTTCTGTTCCAGGTATTGGATTACCCTCTTCATCATACTCCCAATAAACTTGTTGTTGAGGTAATTCTGTTCTTTCTAATACTATCCAAGTAAAATCCATTTTAAGGTAGTTTAGTTATGAATACTGTTAACCAAGCTCTAGAAAGTACGGATGCTGACTCTAGGTTTATTGCTACAATATCTCCTGCTGTAACTGCTGTTGTCCAAGTAGTCAAAGCTAAATCTGAATTTATCTGTTGTGCAACAAGTTTGGGTTTTTCTGTTCCTGCAATAGTATCTGCTACAGTAGGTATAATACCTGATGCAGTTTTCCATACATCAAATACACAATTTCCTACTATATCACCAACTACTTCCCATCCTGTGATAGTTCCGTTGTAAGGAATGGTGATATAACCTATTAATCCTGTTGTAGATGCATCAGCTACAGCTCCAAAAGAACCTTTATCTGAACCTGCTGTTCCACCACCTGAACCTGCTATTTGAATAAATGTACCCATTAATATATTTTTTGTAGAACAAAGTTCTGTGATTGAATTGAATTAGCAGCATTTGCTAATCCCCATTGTGCCGTAATTGTAAGTGTATTTGCTACTGTAGTATCAAATGTAGTATTAGACACCAAGGCAAAGTTAACTCCGTCAAGTTGAGTATTAGCATTTTGATTATATGCGTATTGACCATTAACGTGTAATTTTCCTACACCTGGCCCACCAAGTTGAGCAATTGTAAAGTCAATAACTAATTCAAAGAATTTATTAGTAGCAATCTTCATTTGAAAAACTCCTGCATCTGCAATTACAACACCATTAGATTTAATTCTAATACGTATTGTTTCATTATTAGCACAAGATAAATTACCACACATTTTAACAGTAAAAGAATCTCCTACTTTAAAACCATTTGCAGGAACTGACAATGTACCAACACCAGCACCTACTAAAGAATTTTCTACTATAGTATTAGCTATAGGAGTTCCTAATGCTGTTTGTGCAAATAGTCCTCTGCCGTAACCACTTAGGTTAGGAGATATGTCTATATGTGTAGACATTATTATGTAAGTGTAATAATAATTAACTCTGAACCTGTAGTAGTAGTATCATAAGCTACTGCTCCTAAAGTATTGTTTAATGCTCCTGCATCAAAATTTATTGTTTCTCCAGGTTTAAGAGTCATTCCTCCTACTGTAGCATTACCAGTTCCTACACTGGCAAATGACATAGAAAATACACCTGCTGTAACTGTACCTAAAGAACCTGAAGGTCTTAGAAAATTAGGAGTTCTTGCTACTGATGTAAGTTTAGTATCAATTGCTGCAGTACTTATTGCTATTGCTGAAGTATTACTTACAATTTGAGCTAAATAAGTATTAGGATTAATATAAGTAATTGGTGCTAAAGGGATACCGGGTGTATTTGATCCTGCTGGATAATATACGGGTGGATCAAAAGTTCCTGTATCAGGATTATAAATTCTTATTTCTAACCAAGTAATGTCATTAGCATCTACAACTAACATTGCTTCATAATCGTATCCTGATTGAATTGCTGTTAATATTTGTAATAACAAGGGTTCAATATTATCAGTATTAAGATCAATTTCTTTAAGATAGTCACAGGCACACTGTTGACCCGTTAGCATTTTTAATTGCCAAGGAAAATTATTTCCTTTATTACCTTCTGATTTTAAATTTCCTATTGACATGACTTTTATTTTTTACCTTGTGTAATATATTTCATTTTTTGAGAAGAAAGTTTTGCAAGAATCTCAAGTTCTCTTTTACCATACTTAGCAAGTAAATATTGGCGTAAATTAGTCTTTTTCATAGCCGTTAATTAATTAAAAAATTCTATTACTGGTCCTTGTGGTACTGCAATTGTAAAATCAATACTGACATCTGCACTAAAAGGTACTCCTGCTGTCATTACTAATGTAAACCAATGTTCATCAGGAGATGATATTGTATTGTCATCCGCAATAAATGCTGAAATAGTTGAAATTAAAGCACCTGTTCCATCTTTTACAAGAACATTAAAGTTCATAGCTGAAGCTACTGTGTCATAAACATTAGTATCTGTTGCTAGTATAGTACTATCTTCTCTTACTCTTAATAGAGGAGTTGAACCAACTACTACACCAATAAGATATGCATAAGTTCCAGCTCCTGATAAGGTAGCTGTTCCTTGAACTCTATATCTATCAAATACTACAGTACTGTTTGCATAAGTAATTGTTCCTAATATAGGAGTCATTGTTGCTTGTACTTGAGGATCAAAAGAACCTTGTACAAAAGTTACAGAAGGTTCTGCTATTTGGTTAATTAAATCACTTGCACTAATAGCAATTGGTCTATATCCGCCATTATAACCAGCATCAGCTCTACCTACTGCAATTAGATCTGTAGGCACTAATACCTTTTTTACCATTCTCTCTCTTATGATATTGGCAAAGTTTGTGAGGTTATTTAACATGGTTGTTTTTATTTAATTATTATTATTGCTGCTAAATTATCTATTTTCTTTTTATCAGCAGCAGATAAAGTATTATAATCTATTGTGACTGTATCCAGCTCTACTGAATCAGGAATAACTCTATTCGCACTTAACTCATAAGGAGCATTTAGGATGATTAGGTTTGAATAATTTCCTGTGAAATTAAAGAAAGCATCATACTTTGTTTTTAAAGCATTACTCAATGCTGTTACATCAACATTTTGATCTGTACCATTATACATACCCATTAGTACATTTGTTGTTTCAGGAGCATTTGAGCCACTTAGTATATTGATTTCCATGATTTAGAATTTAGGAGTTTTTAATAAAGCATCAACTATTAATCCTTGAGCAAGTTCGTTTACTACATTTGCAGATAAAGGTTTATTTGACACACAGTTTGTAAATTGATTAATTGTTCCTGCAACGGAAGCATTTATAAAATCTACTCCTGCAGTTTCACAAGTTATATTTTTCATGAATACTTTTGAAGTAGCTGTTCCTTGTAATATACATTCTCCAACTAAATCAGAATTTAATTCACAATCTGTTAACCATACATTTCCTGTTGAACCTACATAACCTAAACGCTGAACACTCCCTCCTAAACTTTTTAATGCTAAAAGACCTCTTTTTATATAAATATTTCCAACACCATTACTGACAAAACACTGGATATTTGATTCAATACCTCCTTCAGCAATAATTGTTCCTGCTCCTGTATTCCAAACACCCATTCCTTGAATAGCGTATATTTTACCATTAACTATAACCGTTCCTAAACCTTGGTATAAAATCATTGTTGAAGTTCCACCTAAGTATGTTGGTGTTTCATTAATTAGCAATCCATTAAAAGTAAGTGTGCTTGTTAAAGATGATGAAGAGACATACGCAATTTGTTTAAAATTTCCTCCATAAACATTAGCAGCTGTCAATATATTTCTAGGACAATTTATTTCAATATTTCCTGAATGACTTGCTCTCATTTCTTGTTGAGAGTGTGGAGATTTAATGTAATTTTTTACATTAACAGTTCCGTTACAATTATTTCTCCAACTAAAAGCATAACCATTACCTATGGTTTGAGATGATTCCATTGAATTAAAATTGTAAGTAATATCAATTGTCCCAATTGTTACATTGTAACATAAAGATATTGCACCTGTATTAACAAAAGAGTCTCCTTCAACTAAAACAGTACTTGCATATTGCCATCTAAAAGCTACAGAACTCATTGTTAAATTCCATTTAGCAAAACCATACCAATTGAAATTTACACCACTGCCAATATTCATATCTGTTAAAAAGAAATATCCCTTGAATACAACCCCGGCATCGCAATAAACATCTACATTATTATATGCGTTGCCTGAAAAATTAGCAATCTCACCTTTACGAACATATACCAATGCTCGATTTGTTAATGTTGGAGCAGTAGCATTAGCTGCATTTAAAGCTGATTCTATTGTTAGATAAGGCTTTGTGAAATCTCCAGACATTGCTGTAGCATCAATACCTTGTATAGGATCTACAAAAAATACATTAGAATATTTAACTGTTTGTAATCCACCAAATTGTGCAGCAAAATCTTCTGCTGTAATTACTGTTGGTTTATACTCACCGTTGAATCTACGATCTTTTGTACCTACAGCAATTAAATCTGTAGGTTCAAGTGTTGTTTTAACTCTTCTTAACTTAATAAGATTAGAAAAATTAGTTAAATTTTGTAACATAATTTAAAAATTATAAAGCTCATAGTATAAATAGAATTTTCCTTTAAATTGACTAAGTCCTGCTGGTGATGGATTTGCATTATAAATAGTAAAAGTAGAACCAACTGTAGCTCCTGTAGATAATACATATGGTATAAAAGTATCATCTATAGTTTGACTATAGTATGTTGAAAACTGCATATAAACTTTATCTAGATCAGTAAAATCCATATCTGCATTTGCAATAGTTAATACTACTGATGTACCAAATGCTGGTTTTGGAGCTACTAGTGTTTCATCCATAGTAATTTCAATTACTCCTTTAGGGGTAGTAACATTTACTACACTTGTTACAGCTAGATCTACAGTGTAGTAGTCAGTGTTATTTACTGTATCAACAACTTGTTGAATTAAATCTTCTGCACTAATGGCAATTGGTCGGTATCCACCATCATACTTTTTATCAGCTCTACCTAACGCAATTAAGTCTGTAGGTACTGTTTCTTTTTTTACCATTCTATCTTTTATGATACTGGCAAAGTTTGTAAGATTGTTCAACATGGCTTATATTATTAATTGTAATTTATGTATACTTAATAATATAAGCATTTTTTTATTAAAAACAAAACCTCTAAGAATTATTCTCAGAGGTCTTTACCTAACCTAACCACTGTTCACTGAAAAAGAATATGCTAAAATAAAAAAGCCCTTGAACAATTCCAAGGACTTTCCTAATTATTTAAGAGTATTAAAACTCATGTATTACAAACCCATACAAAGTTACCAAATAATTGCGGCATTATTCTCATGAATGAGCATATAAATTACATCTTCTTTACCTTCAGTTATCATAATAAGCTCTGCCATGCGTAAACCGGTAGTGTCAACGAATATTTCAGCACCTGGAATTAGGAGTGGATTTTCCACAGCTGCTCCAACGGCTAATACTTTTACCCTAAGGTATAATTTGTTAAGATCTGTGGAAGTCATACTTTCTTCCTTATTCTTCAGTATCAATCCTGATTTACTTTCGAGAACAGGTTTTTTAATTAAAAGCTTTCTTCCAGTAATTTCCTGAAACTTTGGAAAGAGCTTGTCTGATGAAGCTAACTGGGATTGTTGGTTGGTTTTGCTCATATTGATTATAATTATTAATTGTGATTTCCAAAAGTAATACTTTTTTTTGTTTATACACAGCTTCAAGTGGATCTCCGAAATCCATTACATCCATTCTAAAGGACTCAAGTGGACTTTTTATATAAGGATGTTTCACACCAACATGTATTTGTTCCCACAATCCATTACTCTTTCCGATTGCCGGATCTACACCAAATACCAAATTATGTTCAAAATCACTCGCCAGTGTTTTCCACATACTTCGTTCATGGTCGGTTATCCATATTCCAACAGATTCCTCAATACCTATATGTCTATCAGACCATGTAAACATCTTAACTATTTTTTGTTTTGGTTAATATATGATTTTAAAATAGCTGTATAATTTATTAAATCATCCAGTGTATCTTCTATTCCTTCACCAACTACTTTTGGATCCTTGTCAAGCAATGTTGATATTCTTGACATCTTATCCATCATTCGAACTAAGATTCCTCTTTCTACAGTAACTCCTACAGCTTTAGCATTCAGGAAATTATTGTAAGGGCTCTGTTTGCTACCACCATAATCACTATTCTTGGCAATGGCAATATGTAGACATTTCTCAAAAGTAGCCTCCATGTCCAAAAGTAATACATTTTCAGATGCTTTTTCAATATCAAAATCTGAACCTTTATCTAATTTAGCCCATGTGCCACTAGCCCATTCTTTTTGAAACTTTTTACTATCTGCCGTACTCATGAACATCATACCATACTTGGTTTGTATTCCTTCTGAAAAAGGTTTATTGTTTTCAAGTAACCATTTTACAATATCACTATTTGAATTTGATACTAACTCATCTGTCCATATTTCTAAACTTGACCAGCGAGAGCACTTTAAATGATTATGTGGAACAAGACCTGTCCAGATATGTTCATTATTTTGAATTATTGTGCAAACAGCAGTTGACGAGGCTGTATTTATTTGATCCTTTATTGAATTTGGTTCCCATATAAAACAAGTCATTCCTCTAAAATCATACCATTCAGGTATATCTCTTTGTGATTCTATGATAACAGCTTTTTTCCCATTTATAACACTCTTGGTTCTCTGATTATCACTTTCTACTGATACTATTAATCCCATACTTATAAAATTTTCCTAAAATATTATCATTTAAATAAACATCGCTTTCCAATACATCACATTTGAATTGGTACTTTACTTCTTTGTAACTCAACTCTCTGTTGCTATTACAGATTTCCAGAATCATTCTCTTAATTGGGATTCCTGCTTTCTGTGCATCAAGTAAAGTCTTATTACTCGAAAAGTAATTTTGGTATGCAAGCTTTGTTACAATCTTTTTTGTTTTCTTACTGTGTGGATTTGCAGCTTTCAGTGCGGCCTTTTCCTTGATTCCAATATTCTGCTTTGTATTTAAATAGAAAGATTTCTTTCCAATATACCCTACATGCTTTCCATCAATTGTGGCTGTCATCAAGTAAACAAATCCGTAAGCGGTATCAGGAATATCATCCTGAGTAAATTCTTTATTCTGGTAGATCCACATAATTTAAAATTAAAAGGGTGATCCGAAAACCACCCTATAAAAATACAAATTATTCTGCTGCAGCTGTAGGTGCTGTTCGACTTATTTCGCGATCTAAATCTTCTTTGTATGGGAAGATTTCTACGATTGCCGAAATACTTACCGAAGGAACTTCAAAGTCTACAAGCATTGTGCTTAAACTTTCCTTGATACGAGACTCAGCATCTGTTACAGAATGAGCCGATACCAACATGTGTTGAACCACCTTTTTAGATTTCTCATCATCCGTAACTGAATCGTAAGTAACTTTTGCTTTGTACCAAACATCCGAATCTCCATGTGAAAAGATGTCATGTATTTCAGTTCTGGTGATTGACACCACGTTGAATTCTCCACGTACTAATTCACCTACTTCTTCAAAAGCTCTAGCTTCTGCATCCGTAAAACTCATTGCTGCAATAAGATAAGGCTCACTTACTCTTTTAAATTGCCCGTTGTCCAATTGCTTCGTGTATCGGACTTTTACTGTAAACCAGTTGTTCATAAAATTAAAATTTAAAGGTTAAAGATTTCTCAACTAAACTAAGTGATGCTAATATGCTTATGACAGCGGCATCTGATATTTTTTCTTTTGCTATACTCATATTGTCGGCAGCCATCATATCGATCAAGCGAGCCGCTAACAATCGAGCTTCTGCAACTTTTGGATTATGACCTTCCTGTAGAGGACCAATCATAACATCTGCTAATATTTCACCCAGAGTTGGTTCTGGTAACGGTGGCTGATTTTCTTCTTTCATTATAATTTAAATTAACCAGGACTATGCCCCATTTCTACTCTTTCTTTCCAACGTGTGTTATCAAGTACAACATGATCTTCGTATTCTCTATCGAATACACTCGTGGTCCAACTGTTGCTATGATCACCAACCTGATGGTAGCTTGTTGGATCTTTTTGCTTTACGACTACTCCTGAAAAAGTTCTTTCAGATGTTCCGGATCCTGTACAAAGGATTACAGTTTTTCCACTTACATACAATTTACCTACTTCTTTCTCCATATGTGTTTTTTAGATTAGATTTTGACTGTGATTCTTTTTCACAACCCAAACTTTTCATTATTAATAATAGTATCAGTACTCCATATACTACCACCATTACCCCGTTAAATATTTTTTCCGCTCTCATCTTTCATCAAATTATAATATTCGGATAGTGAATTTGGAAGAAAATCCTTAGCAGTAAAACTTCGATAATCTCCTAAAACTAAATCTGCTTTACATTCGACTCCTTTAGTTGTAACAACCCCTCCAAATATATTTCCTTTAACTACATCTACAGCTATTACTCGATAATAAGAATCTGATGTAGGCTCTTTGATATTAGGATCATATCGGTATATACACCCTTTTACTATAGGAAGTTTTCTCATTTCCACACGAATCATTTTAACAAGCATTTTAATATTCTCGCTATCTTCATGAGATGTACATAATCGCTGTAGGCCTTCAATTACAGAATCACTAATAAAATCAAACTTTCCTTTCTCTTTTATTTTTAAAAGATGATTAACATTGTCTGCATGCGCCGGAATATAAACACTTGCATGTCTTGTAAACACTGGCCCCATTCCTAATAAATCTTCAAACCAATCACCTCCGTGTTTTGAATCTTCGGCTGGATTGGTTGTAACCATTTGTATTAAATGGTTAGGACCAACTCTACTCCCTACCATAAAATTATTATGTGTGAAATCAGCACTAATTAGATCTCCATGCTGAAATTCATATATGTGTTGCCTTTTAACAACTAAGTTTCTGTACCACTGCATCTAATAATTTTTTACCAAATTCATAATTTTCATCATCTTGTTCTAAATGGGTTCTCACTGTAGAATACTCTTTTCTTGTAATCTGATCTGAGTAATGAAGTTCATCCAGTTTAGATAAAAGCGCTTTTCTTTCAGCATCTTTTTTCATTATCTCATTAAACATTTCCATTCCCGCAGAACCAGTTTGAAGAACAAGCTGTCTATTAGAACGTGATTCGGGTACTTTTCCAAAAAAACCTTCTAAAGAATTAACCAACTTATCCGTAGTTAATGGTTTATAGATTGCTGTATTCACTCCACCAAGTTGTGCGAACAAACCCTCTGATGCTTTTTTCTTCTTACGGGGCATAGTTGTGTATTAATGATTCACCAGATCCGCACATCTGCGTAATGTACAAGAGTATGATTACCGAAATAATAAATGATACCCAAGCCCAAATTTTTACAAATAACTTCATAATCCTCTTTTGCTGATATTATCAAATACACTCAATACATCCACATGAACTGTTTTTCTTTTGCGTGCTAAGTGAGGATTCAGGAGAATGTACTTTGCCTCTTTTCCTTCGAATACTCCAGACATGTAATAGATAACAGACTTGCGATACAAGCGTTTCATGAAGTCTGCATATTTATTTCGGCTGTAATTCAATTCCTGCATCAATTGATCATCCGTACAAGGAGCTCCATTTTTGTGGATTATGTTGTATGGCCCATAAGTCATATTAGCCATCTTCATAATTCGACCTACATCCATTGGAGCAAACTCCTTTCCGACATATTCAATTGCTTGACTATCGATGATAATGTATTCATCACTGCTGATAAGTACACTTTCACTCTGTCCAACAACATGAACTTTTCCCATTCCCATTCCCATTTCCGATTGCATTACTTCGCCCGTTTCTTTATTGACATACTTTTCCACATCCACTTTAGTAACGACTGGAATTTTCCTTGCGATAGAAGTCATTAATTAAGCCCTTCTTTAAGAATTTGGTGACTTGGCATATCTTCCGGTTGCGTGAAGAACACCTTTGCATCGATGTATGACGAACATGGTAGCTCACTACCTTTCTCATTTACACAGATTACAGATCCTGTGGAGTTTGTAAGAAACCAGGCTTCGGCTTCCTCAAGATTAAAAATTCTTTTCATATTTTTATTTTACTGACTCGGAACCCGCAGGTTCTAATCATTGGTTGGTAAAACAAAGATATAAATTAATTTCATATCTACACCATAAAAGGTGCAATTATTCCATAAAAGGTGCTTTTTTGCACCGAAAGGGGTGCAGAGAAATCGTGTAACTTATTGAGAATTAAATACTTAAATCTTTTTCTCTATATTACATATTAAGAGATAAATTTTTTATAGATCTGGCGCATCATATTACTGTGGAAGTAAGCTTCGTTTTCCATTTCCAAGGTTCGGTCAAAATATGTGGGTAGGAACACCTGACACATGTGTAGAACTTCATGGGCTGTATTGATCATATCTTCCGGTGAGTATGGATTGAATCCTGCACGTAGGACCATTAAGTAAATGTTTTTTTCTTTATCGTAGAACAAACATCCACCTACTGCAGCAGCTTCATTATTCAAAGCATCGATGCTTGATTCTTGCTCACGAATCATAGTGAGAATATTTTGTTTGGCTATAGCGTGTTTTTTGATAGCGCCCAGAGTTGGAATAATATCGGATCCATACCAATCGCCTACATAAACATCCTGTAGCCAATCATGTAATTCCTGCGCCGAATATCCAGAACAAACAATCATATCGTTTGGTGAATACGGCTCCAATGAAATACTACTTAAAACTCCGTATGGCATACTTAGACTTTTTCTGTGTATCCGGTGGATAGGTGTGACATAGACATGACATCAAAGAATATCTTAGGAAGTGAATCAGGGTACATACGAACACCAATGATAAACCGCAGCGTTCCTTTATCTTTGATTTCACCAACTTGCGTTCCAAGTCTATACGATTTATCCAATCTACACCAGACAAGTGATTCACCAAAGAATGACATATTCTGGATAAACTCACCAAGACCACGATCATAAATATTCATTCGTAAGTGATCCAAGTACTTCCAATCAAATAATGCCAGACACAAATTAGGATCCTTTCCTCTCATCCATGCAACATCATTTATTATTCCTTTGTGATCATCAAACAATTGAAATAAATTATCCTCAACATATTTATAGAGATATTCGTATGCCTGATTTCCATCAAAAGAAATCTTCACCTCTGCAGCAGTACCACCAACAGTTACCATCAGCTATATTTTTTAATAAGATTATCAATACGTTTACTCAAGTCCTTGCGAACATTCACATGATCTATATTCTTGGCCTCCAATTCCTCAATATATTCTAACATAACTTTAATATCGGAATGATTATAGGATCCAGATCCAGGAAGAGAGACGTTCAGTTTATGTCTAACCTTGCTAATCGCGTTTAATCTCCGCGAAGTAAAACAATGTTTATCAGGCATCTCCTTGTGGTTTAATCATTTTCATTCCTGGTTTCTTTTCAGCTTCACTTTCCTGAAGTAACATCTGTGAAATACTATTTAGAATTCCAGCCAATACAGCTTTCGGAATATCATCTGACACATAAACTTTAACTGCATTATAATCCTTATCATTCAAGTCATCTGCAGCTTCAATAATAAACAAAGGTCGAGTTTCCTCTTTATCATCCTTTTTCTTGCTCATAACTTTAGGCTTTCAAATTAATATAGAACGAGTCTTCATCTTGTAACTCAGGATAAATCGTATTGATCCAATTAACAACGGGGTCTTTATCCTGCGGATCGTTTTCGATATGAACTTCCTTCAATTCAATATTATCAATGAGCGTTAACCAGTGATCTTTTTTAACTGAATTGGGAATCTCTGAGAAATTGAGAACTTTCTTTGTAAGTGTGGTCAAAGCCATAATTCAAATTTATTGGTTGGTCCACCAAAGATACATAAAAATTTAATTCTCGCGGAATTGGGTGAAATATTATGTAAGGGTGTGTTGAGGGTCATGCGGAATTGATAAAAATAATGTATAATGATGTGATGATGGTCCTTACATAAACCACCCCACCCATTGAAGCAAGAGGGGTCCACCCCCCATTGACCACAGGAGCTTGGAAATATTCAGCTAATTATTCAAGAAAAAAAACCAGAGGGGGGAGGGGTTGTTGATGATCTCTCCTGAGAATGAATGTCTCACCTCTCACTCACTCACACTCAACACTTGGACTCGCTTCGCTCGTCAGACTCTCACTGCTCACTCACTGTGTATAATGGTCTTATTATATACTACTGTATTAAACCTTTGACTTAGATTGGATTACCATGATTATAAACTTAAACTGAACTGATATGAAAGATTTTGAAATAGTAAGCGCTGAAGAGTTCAACTCTATGGCTTGCGACATAGCCAATGATTATGCACAGGCTCGTCAAGAGATGGGACCTGAAGACTTCCAATCTGAAGGGGAATACATGGCAGAAAGAATGGGTCACTACATTATCCGTGAGGAGTGTATAACTGATACAGAGGAGGCGCTTAAAGGCCTTGAAGAACTTTAATAAACTAACAAGGGAGATGAGATACTCTCCCACAATACTTTAACTATGAAAAGAATAACACTTAATAATGGAGTACTAGGATTCATGTTACTAATGGTACTTATTTCCTGCTTAGGAGTATTCACAACACATAATATGACGGGTTATAAAATATGCCTGCTTAGTATGTGTATGTGGGGAGGACTCTTCTTATTAATCCGATGGGCAACAAAGAAGAGATGAATAAGTTCCTAGAAATTGTAAGGAAGTGGCGAGATGCCGTTGACCTTACAGAGGAGGAGAAGATTGCATTCATCCGTAAGGAATTGGATGATGAACCTGATAATGTGCTCGAGGTGAGAGTCCTCTATTGGAATTGAATTGATGAATCTGATGAGTGGATGTTCTCATACCACAAGAAAGCAAGGGAGTCGAAAAGATATAGTCCTTCGGGACTTTTCTTTTACTATCATCGCTCATCACACCCACTCTCGCTTCGCTCAACCTTTGACTTAGATTGGATTATATTGTGAGTTGTTGTTGGTTCGACATATTCACCACCGATTGAGTATCCTTGACTCGATGGACCGATATGGTATGGTGCACAACGAGGACAGGATAGAGGGTGCGCGCAGAGCTCATCTATCATAACCACTGAGAACACTGCGACTACATGGTTGAGAGGGGAACTCCAACCAAATCTTCTCTGACAATGTTGTCGGAATGCAAGAGCTGAATGTTACTGTACCTACGAGGTCAAGTCAGCTCCCAAGAAACAAACCTCGATAGGCGTGTGGGCCACGGCAGAAACCCAACAACTCCCTACGGGGAGTTTTGTTTACTATCATCAACCCTCATCCTCACCTCTGACATAGATTGGATTGTATTCAGTTTTCATAGTTTCAGCTTAGGTTTACACTTGATTGTCTTGTCCCTTAATTGGTGCTCGGTAATCAAGTGTTTTTCACTACTCTCAACCTTTGACTTAGATTGAATCTCTTCGAGATATTTTGGCTTCGCTCGCTAATTTATATATCTCTGTTTGATACATACACGAATTGTATCAAGGAATCGATGTGCCTACTTAAAGACATCTTCTTTTTACCAAATACTCATTCATATGAATGCTTCAGAATTTTTACAGGCTTGTCCGTTGTCATCGGACATTAAATTAGCTTTAGGTGTTAAATCTAAAACTGCATTGACAACTCTTTGTGCGTCAGCATCTAACAACCCTTTAGTTCAAGCAAAGCTTAATGCTTTGGCTACTTCTTTAGGTTGGGGCGCTGATGTTGAAACACCTAACACTTCTGATATTGTCCGTGACGATATTACTGTTGAAGGTGTGGATATTCAACACTTCATTACTGAATCAAATATCTCTGTACCTATGGTGCATTGTGTTGTTGCTAGTGCGAAGGTTGATACTGAAAGATTACTTTATCACAGACAAAATCCTGAGAAAAAGAAATCTTACACATTTGATAAACACATTACTCCTGAGAATCCGAAAGGACATCTTGAGAATTGGAACTACGGTCGCCGTAGAATCGCAATTCGCTTTGGAGATAAAGTGTTTCGTGTTGAACAGGTGTTCACAAACCTTGATGAATTAATCAAAGCGTTTGAGGCTAAGGGTAAATCCTTTGTCGGAAGTACTGTTCCAATCAAATACGATGATAATCTATTGAAAGGTAATCCGAGCATCTTGACTTCGGCTTCGCCTTCTTTACTATCATTGACTCTTGCAAACCAAGAAATTCGTGAATCATTTGCTCAACTTTCTCCTGAAGAGCAGATTAAACAACGAGAATCAGAGGCTATTGCAAAAATGGAAGTACATGCTACTACAAAGACTAAAGCCTTCGGAGGTTTGGTTATTGAGTAACACAGATATCCTTGGTACTGAACATCGCCCCTTAACGGGGGCTTTGTTTTACTATCATCGCTACTCACTCCCAACTTGGTGTCGGCTCTTAGAAGGACTTCGTCCTGCCGCCTAGGCAACCTATGCTCTCCGAGGGTTGACATACATGCGATCTTGGCAACAGTCTCTACACCCAATGCTCACCCGTGCTAACACGGAACAGCACTCGTAGTAATTACAGTCCCATGGTATGCACTTCCTGACCTTCACATCCTTCGGGACCCTAGCTACTAGCTTCTTCGAAGAAGGCCCAATCAAGAATGTGCTACCTTACTATCATCACCCCGCCTGTAATCAGGAAAGCCGAAACAACAGAGATGATCTCATACTCCAGGACCCAAGCTACTATCCTATTACAAGCAACCCTTACGTATTACAAGCCCAACTACTAATACATCACTCATCCAGCAAGACCATGCCTGTACCGTGAAAGGGTTTAACTATTACTTTAAGTTACAATGCGTAACTATCTCATAATTAATTAAATAAGGCTATAAACCACAATAAATAAGCTTATGAAAACTGCAGAAATCATTACCACAATCATACACCTTAGTTTAAAGGAGTACTACCAATTCAAAGCAATAGCAAAGAAATTCGCTATTAAGTTTATGATTGAAGAAGTAGAAACAGAATCAATCAGTATTTCAGCTAATACAAATGACCTATTCATACTAGGTTATATCGAATTAGATGAACAATAACCTTGTGTAAAGAGAGGAACAATGCATTAGGAGGTAGCAATATCTCCTTTTGTACTGTTTTAGGAATCCAATAGTATACTTTTACATACTTCTCAATGTTTATAAGGGATTAATCTTTTCAAAGTTAGTCTCCACCCGGGGATATTTGATACTTTAATCCTCTTTATTAAGCATAGCATTACAATAATGCGAGGTTTTGGCTTCTCTTTGTGTGATACTGAGGGACAACCTATCCCTATATTCCTCACCTCTTCATACCTACTCAAACCGACCATTTATTCAATTTAAATATTACTATATGGACACTCCCTACTACGATTGGACCACTACAGAGCTATTCGAACATTGCATAGAACATGACCTCATACCTCAAGACTCTATCTTTGAAGACTACATGCATGACAGATCTTTTCTTTTATCTCTTATAGTATAGAAGTAATTCAGAAAGATTAGTACCTGCCGCTTTTGAATTTTCACCTATTAATACTATCATCATGGAACTCTCACCAATTGAACACAAGAACTTAGTCACCAAGATAAAAAAGAAATTTCCCTTTTTACAAAGAGCCTGTATTATATTATATACAAATGGTGACGCATCAATCACTACAACAGTTGACAAAATACTAGACCCTATTGAGCGTAAGCAAAAATTCAAAACAGTTTATGCATACATCAAAGAACTACGTCAACTTAAATCATTCAAAGTTACATACACGGCAGACTTCTTTGTCAAAGCTACTGATGCTTTCGATGCTCAACAAATGGCTGAATTAACAATCAAAAGTAAGATGGATCCATCCATTACATTCGCCATCGATGAAATTCATATAATGAAAGAAGATAAATAACCAAGCCTTATGAACCACCTCATAATTGAACCACAACCAGGAGTGCGATTGTTGCTAACAAAGACTAAATCAAAAATGCTCCCTCATGTATTCACTACTGAAATGTTTACAGGCCCTGAAGATTTCACACTCTACTTTGCACCACCAGAATTCCATTACCTCATTACCGTAAAAGGTGTTAACTTATTGCCGTGGGACAGTAACTTCATAAACATCCGTGAACCATCAGATTATTGTGCAACTGTAAGTGAATGCCTACTTGAAATGCTAAATCATTATATGTTCACATCCAAAGGTGAGACCTATTGGCATTTACTATCATAACACCCAGCGCCTATGAAACGAATTATCGTAGAACCTAAATCCGGAGTACGCTTGCTTGTTGTTCAAGAAAAATGTCCTAATCTAGTGCTTGCATTCTCAACTTTCTTCTATTATGACAAATTAACTGTGTTGTATACAAATGAAGAAACACTGTGGACTATAACAAAACCTAATGTTATTGATGCATTTCTTAGTACAACAGGTACACCAAACAGAATCAATACTCAGTTTATTATTTACAATTCTGTAGCAGGATCAACATATTATAAACATGAATCGTTAGAATCAATTCTCAAAGGATATGATTTTGTACATCCAGATATATTCTATTGGTACTTAATCTCATAAATTATGGCACATATCCTTTTTGAAACAAAACCTGGTGTGAAGTTATTGATTACTACAGATAAATCAGAAACATTAAAACATATCTGGGTATCAACATATCGTCCGGATCTAAATGTATTTGTTATCACTCAAGGTCCTGATTATAGTCAGGGCACTCATGATATTTTCAAATATGAAAATTGGGTTGGAACTTATTACGATTACAAAAATGAAAGATTTCCATTCGGAATATCATCTGAACCAATAATCAATTACCACCAAACAGCATTCAGCATTCTCGACTTACATGGAATGCATGATGAAAAAATATACTGGTATTTACTATCATTTAATCCACCAAATAATGACACCAAATAATCTCTACCTCACACACATCCTCAGTGCTACAGAGCTTCCAAACATTATCAAACGACTAATAATCCTTGACGCTGATAATTCTGAGAAAGACTTTGACTACCACAGAATGGATATTAACAAGTATTTTGCTCAGGCAGTAGCTATCGAGAGTGCTCGACAATTCATTACGTATGAACACATCGATTACCTTGTTGATGCAATGCTTAATCTTCTTCGCCAATACAATGACGGCGACCATATCACAGCCATTGACCATCTTATTACTGATGAAGATGTCTATGTAATTGAATTCTTTGAACATCGATTTACTAACAAAGATTTCCTTGAAAAGATAGGACTCTTATAAAACGTAACTGTATGAATACGATCATAACATATATCACAATTAAGTTTCCATGTGAAAAAACTCATGAAGTGAACTTACCATCGGATGCCAAAATTCTAAGTATAGAACGTGTTAACCTTGACCTCCGAATCTATTTCTCTCACAATCCTGATATGATCTACCATAGAATATTCAAATTTAAGATAGTTCCAGACGGTCAAGCATTTGATTCTACAGAATGTAATTTCTTAGGAATGGCTATATTCTTTCAAATAGATTCAGTACACGGTGAAATGAGATATCCATTATTCATTTATCAAGTACTATAGTTATATATTTAATAGTATTTACTATCATCCACCCCAATTATGATAACACTTGTATTAATTGATTTAGCATCATTGATAACATTCATCCTTGATGTTAATAAATCTGAAGTAACATTCGAAGACGAATTCGATGAAGTAATGATTGCAGATGTATTCAAAAAAGCATTCAAATTAGATTATCTCAATCCCTCTGAATTTTCATGGGGACAAACAGAAAAAATTATTACTAGAACAAATCTATGAAAAAATCATGAAATAGCTTCGGCTTTATCCAACCTAGCGTTGATGGACATATTTGTAGCAAGTACTACAAACCCAATTATTGAACGGCTCTCTGAAATACGGGAGCCGTCAAATTATTAATGCACCATTCTCACGTGGATATAAAGACTTCTTATTCCTAGTGCACGGGATGTAGTGGAAACCAGCCACATAAGATGTGAAACCACCTGATTAACCGAAACTAATGTAGCATATAGCTAGATGAGTTAATCAGCTCCCAAGGGTGAGCAGTTGTAAGTGAACTATGTTAAATAGTTAATGATAACGTTTCTCGGCTTGGCGAAGTTGCCGAACACAAAACTTCATTAGTAGTACAAACTTTAAAATTTAGATAAAATGTCAAACGAAGAAACAAAACGGCAATTTTGCCAAACCGATGTTAGCACCAGTACTTATTTTACTGATGATGAAATTAAGGAATTTAAGGCAGGTTCTTTGCCTTTCCCATTTATAGTTTATGAAGGTACAGACCCTAATAATGTGATTGAAGTTAGTGAAATTGTTTCAATTAGCGGAATGGCTGATAACAATGGAACACCAACTGAATTAACTATTTATAAGCACGTTAAAGGCAAAGAAGCTGAACGTCTTGTTTATAGGTTGGTTCAATAGTATTGGTGCTAACTTAGGGTATAACAGCCTACAACTGAGATGCAGAGGGGTAATTTATTAACCTTTAACTTTTACTATCATGGACGACACAACCAGATTAAAATTTGAACTTGCAAATGAAAGATGGGTTGATGCAGCCAACACATTCAATCATCACATGGCAATCGGAATGAAAGCCGTTGACAGAATGAATGAAGCCAACAAGATTCTTTTTGCAATAGAACAAGAACATGGTGTTAAAAGAACCCAAGTTCAACCACAAGAGTTAACCACAACCAAGTAAAACATTTCACATGAATCATGTAAACTTAATAGGCAAGCTTCTCAAAACGCTTGAGCCTAAACAAACCACCGAAGAAGGTATTAAAAAAGTAGGCACTTGCTTTATCCTGGAAACTAAATCTCTACAGTTGGATGGAAATGGTAAACCTATCACAAAAAAGTATCAACACAGAGTTGTACTCAAAGGAGACATATACCTAAAATTTATTAATCGCCTACGAATCGGATCTGATTTAGCTGTAGAAGGTTATCTTGCTAAAGGTAAAGTCATTGCCACTGACATCATAATTTTGTAATAACTAATTTTTATTTACCTTTGTATCATGAACAGTAAAGAAATAGAGTTAGGAGTCCGTGAAGAGATTCATATCTCCAAAGAAACAGAACAGAAGTTTCAGGAAAAACATATTGGTAGTATTCATCCACACCGAGGTCATTCTTTATTTGAAATAAATTTAGAAACAGGTACAATTGAACCAGCGGAGTTTACCAAAACCGATTATGTAGTTAACAAAGATTCTTCTGGATCTACAAACAAAAAAGTAGTAATGAAACCAGACTGTGTGTATATATCAGCCTTGAACAAAGACAATGCTCTCAAAAAGTTAGCAAAGCGAGATCACGGCGGTAGATTCAAATAGTCACAAAACCAACCAACAATGAATACTCTTACACAAACACCACAACACTGCACTGTTAAAGCTAAATCTATTTTCAAATCAGTAGATGCTTACAACAGTTGCGAAACTTTAGTATGTTATATTGATAAATCAGGAAAGTCTCACACCAAAAAAGATTTCCTTACTTTGTCAGGTAACAACGAATCATTAGCTAAACTATTATTTGACACAGTGATTACCAAATCACCAACAGATATCGTTCAGCTGTGGAAAGACAAAGATGAATTTCCATTATAATATCACCAGTGTGTAAGTCAGGCAACCCCCTGCTTCATTGGTATTACATTATCAGGTTTACCTATTCCTGATATGGCGATTGTGTAGCACTGGGGTAGTGCGGGTCTGGGTACACGGATCAGGGGTGTGGGTTCGACTCCCATCATAATCACGATATTTTTCCAAATATCTAGCATAAATATTTAATTTCGTAGGTACTGCTCTAGCACACTAGAAAATTCCCGGATCTCATACAGGTCCGGGTTTATTATTTACTATCATCCACTAAACCCAAGCAAAATGAGTATACACCAACTAATTAAAACAAATATTGCAATATTTGTAATCCTAATAGCTATGATCTATTTATGTGTAAGTTTTTACTTTGTAACTTTCAACATTTCACAATGGAGTCCAGAAGGTCGAGGAGCATGCATAGGATTCTTTGCATTAGCATTTTTATTATCGTGTTTGTTCACAGCAGCACTATATGATGCACTAAAAAAATAAAACAACTAATACACAATCATATGAAACTAATTAAGAAAGATGATATTTTCTACTTATATGTTGATAAAAGTTGGGCAATAGCATCTACTGATTCAAGAGATAATAGAGATAAAAAACTATCCAAACAAAATTGTGAAGAAGAGTTTGCTAAAGCAATGGGAGTAGTTGATGTTGAGAAGTTGGCTAGAGAACTTGAAACACTTGATGAAAAAACTCGTGTTCATGATTTTAAAACTCGTGAAAAAATTGGCTTTAAGATAGGCTTCAACAAAGCAATGGAGTTGAATAAAGACAAGGTGTTTACTTTGGAACAAGTATTAAATGCTTTTTATGCTGGATGGATTTCAAAAGATAAAACTTATCCTGAAGCTCAAAAATCTTATAAAGGTTACTTGGAAAGACATGTTATGCAACCAACAGAAATTGAAGTTGAATTTGTGATGGATATTTGTGGAGATAAAGTTTATGCCGTTCCTGAACCAAGATTAACAGAACAAGGAGAATACTTACTTAAAAAAATTTGATATGCAGCCATTAAGAAACAAAGTATCTCTGATAGGTACAGTAAAATCCATGATGTACACAGACCTTAAAAAAGGTCCTTTATTATCTATGGAATTAGAAACAGTTGAAACATTCAAAACTAAAAATAAGATTTCAACCATTACTAATATCCAAACACACAATGTATGCGCCAAATTAAAAATGGCTAAAATAATGAATGATACGCTAGTTCCTCAAATGGAAGTAATCATTGAAGGTAGATTAGATTATTCAGATCCATCTATGACAGTCATTCAGTGTACAGAATTTCTCATCCTAAAATCTAAAAAGAAAAGCAAATGAAATTAGGAATGTTATTCAATTGGCGAGCTTTCTGGATAGGTGTACATTATTCTCAATACCATAAAAGATTTTGTATCAACCTCATTCCAATGTTCACCATTTGGTTTACCTTAAAAGGCGGTAAAGTACCACATTAAAAACTTTTACTATCATCAAACCCAAGACACGCTGTTCAATCAGCTTGGCCTCAAAGCCTATATATATCACAATTATTTATTTAGTATTAATCTTTAAATCTTCAAACCCATGAAAAGATTTTTTGCAATTTGTGCGATTCTATTATTCGCAACAACAGTTCAAGCAACTCCGATAGATGCTTGTCCAACCGAACAAGTTACAATTCAAGACCTGTATGTTGTCAAGTATTTCAATTCCAGTACTGCAGAAGTACCCGTAGAAATTACTAAAACATCATTAACAACACTTGTGATTGAATACAAAACAACAGTCTATGTTGTAAACAATGAAGTTTTAACACACATTTACAGCAAAAGCAATTCAGGATGGTTAATTATCAGCAAACCTAATCTACCACTCTATAATATCCTTCGAGAATACAGCCATGTCAGCTTTTACCAAGAAACTGATGGAACTAAATACCTCATTATAGAAAGAATAGATGGAAATGGATCCTATACCATGCCTTACATTGACATTATTCCTGATTTAGGAAATAACGGTACAATTTATTATAATCAGAATGAATATATCATTGTTGGAGAAGACTACGCTGTCTACACCAAAAGTGAAAATCGAACCTATTATAAATTTATTGCAAATAATTAATATATTTACACCAATCTAAAAAATATAAGATGAGAGCATCACTAACTATGTTGCTCCTTCTTGTTGTAGTTTATTCAGCAAGTTATCAATCGGAAAACAACAACACGATTAATATAGCTTTCTGTAACTCAATACCATTCTTTGAAATTGTTGTTAAAACACCCCGAATCTATACTCTAGATATTTATGAAGGGAACTTGATAACAATCTTAACAGAAGGATTGATTAACTACAGCAGAAAGGAGAGACATCCAACTAGGTGACACCCCCTGCATGGAGGGAGAACTTAGACTTGACGAAGTTTAATTTATTGACAAAAGGGAATGCATCGTGTATTCCCTTTTTTATTCTCTTAATTTACACAAATGGAAAAGCCAACAACAGAACAAAAGCCAATGACCCAAGATGATGTATTGGCACAAATGCATGAAGAATTCATCTTAGATTGCCAACTCACAGGGGTTGATCCAACACTAATGGCTCAATACGGTTACATCAATTAATTATGAGCAGAATCAACGAAGACTCTTTACAAAGAGATATTGATATTATCAAAATGTTCATGAACTTTCCAGAAAAAAAAGAACTAATTATTAAACAATTAGCACTCAATCTTTCAGAAATGGGAAGTGATCAGAGAGATATGTTCATGAACTTTCTAAACAATCCTGAAAAACCAATCAAAGTTAATGGTAATCCATGCATCTTTGCTCCTGGAGTAAATGTTAGGATTAAAATTAAATCACTTTGGAATACAGAAATAATGAACTACCACAAAAACAACAAGTTGATTGATATCAATGGTTATGTTGTAGTGGAAATACATGAAATCTCAGTTCTAAATCAGGATGTTTTTGTTAAAATTCCAACTAAAATAGTAGATGGTTTAGTAATATCTTCAATTATAAAGATTCAACAATACTACTGTAAGCCTATAGAACTACTTTAATAACTTATTTTTGTTATTATATATAATTATTGCAACAATGAGGTATCAATGTCCAAATGGTAAATCAATCAACATGTCCTTAGAGGCTTTTTTAGCTATGGACGATGATGATTTGAAAGTCCTAAATGGCATGAACATCGGAGGAGCCTCATCCAACCCTTTCGAAAGTCTTGATGAACACATCGAAGAAGACATCGAAGATCCATCACAACACCAAACCCTTGAATTTCTCACAGATGAAGACGAGCCAACAGTAGAGATTAATCTCGATGCTCTATTCAATGATGAATAAAATTCTTTAATCCAAATTTATATGAAAACAAATTCTCTTCAGGACTTAGCGTCACTGACTAAAACTCGTATTATCAGAACTGAGTACCAAAAACTAGCACAGTCTTATGGACCAGTATCTCTATCAAACGGACAGCAGCATCTTTACGATCGCTTATTGTTCGGACTCTCTGTTTACACACCAGAAGAATTATATACCATGAATTCTGCAAAGAAATCTCGTATAGCAAAAACTCACAGAAAAGCTCAAGATGTAATTAACATCTTCAAGCAAGAGATAATGAATCTCCGATTGAAAGCTTTCAGTAATGTGGCGAATGATTTACTATCATCAGCTTCAAGTCAAAGAAGTAATGACCTCAAAATCGTGCGCTCATACGAAAACACTTCTAAAGTTTCTGTGCAAATTAAAAAGCAAACTCCTGAAATCTTACCTGCTGTATTATTCAAGCAGTTATTAAGCTCAGACATTACAACAGATTCAAATTTTAAATGCACACTTTCATTCAAGGAATTAGGAATATCCAGAGGTATGATTATCGAAAAACTTTTGGAAAGTAAACTATTACCTTCTAACTTTGCTGCAATGTGATTGCTAGAAAACATAAACAGTGCATTTGTTGTGGTAACAATAGACCTGTCTTCAAATATGTAACAATAGATGGAGACAGGTTGCCTTGCTGCAGTTATAGTTGCTCGCTTCAAATGAGTGACAAAGCATCAAATGTAAAAAAGCCTACAGTAAAACCACCAACCCCAATTAAAAAACTTTCACCAAAACAAGCAAAGATTAAAGCTGAGTATCTAAAAGTTAGATTAGAATATCTCAATAAACATCCTTACTGTGAAATTAATTGGGTAGGTTGCACTGGATCCGCAACTGATTTGCATCACTCGAAAGGTCGTGGTATTAATACAACTGAGGTAAAATTCTTTAAAGCCTCGTGTCGTAACTGCCATGATAAAATTCATTTTGAAAACCCAAAACTCGCTCATGAACAAGACCTCTTATAAAGAACTCACCGAGATCGATCCTCATCTTGCAGAATGTCATTTATTTCTACATAATGACGATGTACATTCATTCGAATATGTAGCCGGTGCTGTAACCGAAGCAACCCAATTCCAACCATTGCAAGTTGAACAAATAGTACTAATTGCACACAATTCAGGAAAAGCCCATGTTAAAATGGGATCTTGGGAACAAATACATCCAATGCATGCAGTCCTTGAAAGACGCGGACTTATTGCTGAAATAAAAAAAGAATTCAATGGCTAAAGAAATCAAATTACCATGCAAGGTCGTATGTATTGATGATGCAAAAAAACCTGTTGAAATTCCTGACTACCTATGGGTTAAAGATAAAAGAGTTTATACAGCAACTAAGTTGCATAGAACTCAGTATGGAAAAAATACATGGGGTTTCACACTTGCTGAACTCACATTAACCGATGCACATTTTCCATATAGTTTTTACTCATGTCATAGATTTGCAATCATAGATCCTAACAATGAAGAAGAAATAATTGCTTATTTAGAAGCTGAAATTTTAGAAGAAGTATGATCAGAAATTCCAATCGCAAACAAGTAATCGATATTGAACATTTAGTTAGTTGTTTACCAGGCTATGAAAGCTTTGATGTCAACAAACTTAAAATGAAACCTCACCGTAAATTCATTGTAAGATCTACAACAGAGCTTATGTATGAAAAGCACAAAAAAGAAGGATGTATTGTATGGAACAACAACTCTTTATAGTCTTCAATAAGACTGATAATATTACAGCATCACCTCAAGAATTCTCCTCAGAAGTAGCCGATCAATTCATAAAAGATTTCCCACTTCGATATAAAGCACAAGGTTATTACCGCACCAATCAAAACATTAAGATTAACCCAAAAGACATAGAATTAATCAAAATTCCTTTAGTTCGTGACGAGCAAACTAATGATGTATACTGGGTACTACCTCGGCCTACTGAAACTCAGTAGGCTTTTTTCATTTTACTATCATCACATGGAAACACAACATTTTGGCCTTGCCGACCTTATCAAAAAGTCTGCAATGCAAATCTGCTATCTAAGAAACAATCCTGATAAAGCAGTAGTAACACCAGCACAAGTTGCAGGAAATGAACTTGCCTTAGCTAAAGCTACATCACAATTTTTAGAAATGCGAGGAACATATAAACTTCCGGTCAACAATCAAGAAGTACTTATTCACTACGCATTCGATGAAGTTATTCCTGATTTCAAAGATGACAACAAAGGATTAGTAATGACAGGTTCTTTTCTATTCATTGAACATAAAAATATTACATCGGATAAACCTGTAACAGATTGGTATGTTAACAATTCAATGTTACAGTTAGCTGTATATGCCGCATTCAATCAACTCAATCCAAGTAGATATTTAAATACTGCAACTTTCTTTATGGAATTAGGTAATCCAAAGCAAACTTTGTTCGCACCGGATCCATTGCATTCTTTTTATCAATTACAGTTCAATGATACAAAAATTGATATTGAGCCTATAGATGTAGAAAAGATGCGAGATTTCTACGGATTCAAAGCCTTAGCTACATCTAGTTATGAAAGAGCTAAAGAGTGGGATGCCAAATTCAAATTCAAAGAATTTGACTATCTCAAAGATTGCTTTGAACATTCAGATATTCCGTGGACAGTTGAAACAACTAAAACCTTAAAATGTAATTAGGATGACAATTGATGACTTACGGGGATTCATGAAAGAGAAAGGTTTAATTACAAGAGCACGAAACAGAGACATTGTATTACAACGACATTATATAGCCGCATATATGTTTTGGATACTAAAAATGTCTCTGAGTGCTATTGGTAAAGAATTAAATCGAAACCATGATGCAATTCGCCATAATATCATTGAAGTCTTTTTCATTCAGAATCATCCCGAATTTATAGAATTTACAGAAGAATTACGCTCAAAAATACCAATGAAGTTTCCACAATATTTAGAAAAATCTCCTAGAGAAACTACTGAAACTTCATATACAATTGAAATTAATATTAATCAAAAAGAATTTGAACAATTCATTGACAGCAATTACAGCAAAGATGAAATTATGAGAATCTTTTTCAAACAATTTATTAACTATGCCACAACATCAAAAAATAAATCAAACAGATCTTCCAAAAGGATACAGTTTCCCAATGAAAGACCTGACAATAGGGAGTAAAGTTCTTGTTCTACACAGAGACTACATGCTTCCTAAAAAACAAAATGGTATTATCAGATCTGCAAGAATAACAGGTTTCAAAAACAATCAAGGATTTCTTGAACCATTATTTAAAATAGTAGGACACAAAGATGAATTAGCTATGGGTAATTACCTTATCTTCATCGATATGCAAATAGCTATTAATTTCTTAATGTGATGAAACTTCCAGTAAAATATGTAATTCGACAAAGACTTACATTAGCAAAAGAAAGTACTACATTTCCTATAGAAAACCTGACAAGTCCTGAAACAACTGCAGCTTTTATGAGAAAGATTTACAAAAAAGAACTATGTGAAATTAATCTAAACGAATACTTCTACACTTTATATCTCAACAAAGCTAATCAAATTATTGGTTACTCAAAAATTGGAGAAGGTGGATACAGTGGAGTTGTAGTTGATGGCAAAATTATATTCAGCAATGCATTAAAAAACAGCAATTGTCACGCTATAATTTTAGTTCACAATCACCCAAGTGGTCAAAATAAACCAAGCGATAATGATATATCACTTACTAGAAAATTAAAAAACTTTGGTAGCATGATTGATATGCAAGTTATTGACCACTTAATTATAACAAAACATAATTATTATTCATTTGCCGACAACGGTATACTCTAAATCTTACACAATGAAAATTACTATCATCAGCAACGGAGCATTGAAAATTGTATTATGTCCGGACCCAGAGAACTTTATCGACAGAGAAGCATTAAAGCAACTCAAAGGTAAAACACTCACAGTTAAATCTTACGATCAACCAACTCAAATTCTCGACACTCCAGCTCCTGATGCTGTGGTACTTTCAATTGCCTCAGATATGCCTGTAAGAGAAGAATCCAAAGTTATTGAAGTTGATGTTCTATTCTCTCCAGAAGATACATACATTGACACAATTCAAGTAACTAATGGTAAATCTGCTACAGATAAAATCTTATCAGCTATTCAAATATTCTTAGGAGAACCTACTGCAACACTTAGTAGCCTAAAAGAAGGAAGAGCTATTATCGACAGACCTAATGGTGAAGTCTATTTAGTAAGAGCCCATCGCACAATTGTTAAGTAATGGAAAAAGAAATCAAATTGTCTTGGGAGCAGGTAAAACCACTTGTTCCTAAGGCTCATATTTATTATGTTGACCAAAATGATGATTTAAGTCACAAACTTGATGAAATAGAATCGGCAATACACAAATCTTCTTATGAAGATATTGACGATATTACTTTCGATTGGGATGTAGACATATTAGATGAAAAAGAAGAAGTTAAATCAGCCATTGAAAGAGACTTTCCAGAATTATCCGAAGAAGATATAGATGAAATCATGGATGAGTTAAACGATCGCATCACTGATGAAATTTATGACAATGATACATCAACTCCAATTAAAGATTTATTTCGCAACACGGGTAAGCAAACCATGTTCTACGACACTGGATATGAAATGGACTCAGAGTCATGGAATTGGTCTAAAAAGCGAATAATTCAGGAAAGAAAATGTATTAAAAACTTCATAGGCTTAAAGAAAGCTTCACCTGAAACAGATGCTGCTATCGATATGATGATTATGCAAGCCTCTTACGGAGGAAATTTAGTCATTTATTTCTACGATGATTTAGAAAAGTACATCATCATTGATGAAAAGATTAACTCACTTCGCTTTAGTAACTTTGCATTAGCTATAATTAATACTTCAAATGGAAGTGGTGATCATTGTTATTGTACAGGAACTGTTATTCTCCCTTTGGAAAAAGAAAGAATTCATATCTGCAAAAACATTAAGTACTCATACACTCATTCAGTATGTCAAATGTCTAGCAACTGGTGTGAAAATACCAAAGTTGAATTCAGTCGTACTAAATGCAAAAGAATCTTACCTGAATCCAGTCTTAGCGAAATCACAAACCGTGACAAGCGATTCGATATTATTTATAAAGCAGGTAAATGTAGTGCGGGAGATATGGATATCACTCGTCATAGAAATACTACTTACATCAACAACTACCCTTGTGGTAACAGATGTCAAGATTGTGGAACCTTTTGGATAGATTAATATGGCAAACAAGTATAGAAAAATCTCATACAAAGACGGTAGTGTAGTTGTATTCGAGAAATCTTATGGACGGATTTGCCTATGTTCTACAAAAGCAGAAGCAGACATTGTACTCAAAGCACTCAACAATATGGAAGTTCTTAAAACTGCAGCTACTCAATTAATTCAAGCTATAGATAAAAATACCTCTTCCGATTTGTGGGATGCACGACTTCATGAATCTATTGATTCAGTTATATTAAATTCTTGTACAGTATCATCGGATGTCAACACTGAAGCTCAAGTTTACTCTGGTATCACCAAAGAGCTTTCTTTTTTAGAAACCATCCTTAAATTGCTATAACATGAGTATTATTATTCAAAATGTATTCCTGAACTACATGAATCGTAGTCAAAATTCTGACAAAGATTATAACATCTTCCTTCACCAACACAATAATAATAATTCATACAGTGTAATTGCCAAACATGGTAAAACAGGAAAGGCAAACAGAGAAGTTATTATTTGTAGTCATGTCAGTAAGGCATTAGCATACATTAGCTTTGATGAAATGATGAGCGCAAAGCTTAAAAAAGGCTACAATATTATCAATAAAAACATTGGATTGTGGCAAGAAAAAGCAAGACAGTACAAAGAAATCATTAACACCAGATGTCTCAACAAAGAAATATCCAAAAATGAATATGACAGACTAATCATGTTTCTAAATTCAGAGGATCCTGAAACACAAAGCATGGTAGAAAAATTAATTAATTTACCTAATAACACGGCAGCATAATGGGAAGTGTAGTATTTACAGTACAAGCCAGAGGCTTTAATGTCCAAGAGGCTTATAGAAAAGCAATGGATGATGCAGATGATGAAATGGGCCATCAAGAAGGTTATTCAGGAACTATTAATTCAAGCAAATCACACCGCTTGATTGATAGAACTTGCGACTTCGCAAAAGCAAAAAAGAAAGGATTCTACGACTTTGCAGAAGAGTATGCATCAAATAATGATGAAGCCATTTATTTCATGGAATTAGTCAAACCAGTAGAAAATAAATCTAAAATTAAAACTACAGTTGAACACCATGTAGAAAAAGGAACTAAAAAATGGATCCAGGTCTTTGAAATTTCTACATCCAGCGGTGACGATTTACTTGACTCATGTGCTACAAAAGGCGAAGCTCTTACAAAAGCTCGCACTTGGAGTGAAAAGAATAAGCGTAAATGTACAATCAACATAGCTAAAAAATTAGAAAAAGGTAGCACACTTACAGCAACCGTAAATTATAAACCTAGCAGTAAAGAAAGTGTAGGACTCTATATGTTTTACGGATGGGCTCGCGAATAACATGAGTCAAATTGTAAAAGATATATTCACCTCTCGATCCAATGTAATTGAATACACAGCGGATCAGAGGGGTGCTTTAGAAAAGATACTGGAATGGGAAAAAAGCGGAGAAAGATACTTTCTTCTAAGCGGTTATGCAGGTACTGGTAAAACAACCATTGCTGAAAACATAGCTGTATATTTTAAAGCCGATGTTATGGCTCCAACCAATGCTGCAGTAAAAAGATTAAGAGAAAAGATTATAAACAATTCAACCTCTTTCTCTACATTACATTCAGCATTATACGGAGGTCCTGATGAAAAAACAGGCGAGTTCAAAAAAGGTAAAGGTCTTGACCTTCGCCGTGTGTACATTGTTGACGAATGCTCTATGATTGATGAACAAGTTCTTCTTGATTTATTAAGTGAAGCAAAGAAAGCAAGTGCAAAGATTATATTTATGGGCGATGGATTCCAATTGGAACCTGTTGGCAAAGACCCGCAAATATTCTCATGGAATAACTCTAACATGGAATTCAAAGAAGAATGGATGTTCACTTTGTATGAAGTAAAGCGCAACGATGGAGCAATCCTCAAAGTAGCAACACATCTTCGTCAATCAAATGAATGTCATCTAATTGATAACGGTTCAGAAGATTTCAGTGTAGTTAAAAAGTTCAGCCCAGAACTAATAGCTGACATCACAGGAAATAAAAGTTACATCCTGCTTACATCCACTAATAACAAAAGATTAGAATACAATCGATTGATCAGAGGTGTGAGATACAAGGATGAAATCAAAAACCCTATCAATGACTATGAAAGAGTTATCTCTGTAGCAAACACCTTGTACAACAATGGTGAGCAATATGTAATTCGTAATCCAGTTGTGCTTGATACCTTCCGAAGAGAAATTGACACAGGCACTAAAAATAATCCTGTCTATGGCATTTACTCATTCGTATTCATCGAACATGAGATAGAAACTACCGATCCTAAATTCATCGATAGAAAGTTTCAAACTCTATTAGTCACAGACCTTGATAAACCAAGTCTACATCCATCAATGCTTATGAAGATAAACTCTTTCAAATTTGATAAGAGATTTACTACAGCCGTATATTTTGGTAACAAGCGAGTACTCGGATGGAAATCTTCGGTTATCATTAGTACCTATGGCTATGCAACAAGCACACACAAGGCTTAACTTGGGTCTTATAAAACTTCTTTAATTGCTGGAATACCCTAAAGCTCAGTAAGCTACAACATAACTCCAAAGAGTAAGTGTGAATGCTTAAAAATTACTGAGATGTCGAATGGGCAATCAGCAGCCAAGACCTTGTAAAATGGGTAAGGTTCAGAGACTATCGAAACCACATTCTTTTAGAATGGAAGGAAGTAGAGTAGGAAAAGTTATCAAACTTTATCCGAAACAGGAAGTAATATTTGCAACATCGATTCATAAAGCTTATCTTTATAATCAAAACTATGAACACACATAAGATTTACACATTAAGTAATCCATTGACCAATGAAATATTTTATATTGGTTGTACTAAATTAGAATTAAAAGATAGATTATCTGCACATTACAGAAGAGTAACTGCTGCAAATAAAGGATCAGTTAATTGGAACAAAAGGCTTTCTTATTTACATAACTTATTGCCAACAAAAGCAATAATTACCGAAATAGATTGTTGTTCTGAAATTATCTCTAATCTATTAGAAAAGCATTACATTAAAATATATTCACAAAAACACTCTTTAACTAATCAAACTATTGGTGGTAAAGGAGGTGATACATATTCAATGCTTACAGAAGAATCTAAAAAGATTACTTCTCATTTGATATCTAAAAAAATTAAAGGTGTTGCTAAACCAACAGGCTTCTCTGAAAACTTATCTAAACAAAGAAAAGGTTATGGAAATCCACAAGCAGGTAAAACAAAACATCCACCTATCATTTTAGAAAATGAAAATCAAATTCTAATTTTTAAAAATGCACTTGAAGCAAATCTATTTTTTAATAATAGACATACTTGGAGTACGCTCACAACTACAGCAAAACATAATACTTTGCATGATGTGAAATGGAAATTCTCAAAAACTTACAGTGTATCATTCATAGCATATTGTAATGCAAATGTTAAAGATATAGTCCAATCCTTCATGGAAACAGAAGGTAATTGTTATGTGTTTGATAAACACACTCAAAAAATAACAATTAAATAAACCGCAAGGTCAGGAATGGGATCATGTCTACATTAATGCCGATTGGCTAAGCGATGCTTGGAATAAAGCCCGATGGTTGTACACAGCAATCACGCGAGCTAAACTCAAGGTTGAAATAAAACAAGCATACACATTTAAAACTATTAAAGATGGCTAATTGGTGTTATAACTCAGTACAATTTAAAGGAGCACCTCAACTTCTAAGCATTCTACATGCCAAAATGCAACAGTCTTGTCAAATAGCACTACAAAAAAATGAAGGATTTTATCTACCATTTCTTGAAGTAGGGGATAATTCAAAAGCATTATTTGAGTGTGAATTTGATTTAGATGGCGATAGTCTTCTCCTGACTTATCAAAGTAAATGGGGACCCAGCATAGAAGATTTATTTCTTTTAGCATACGGTTTCAATCTTACATGCGAAGGTTCAGCAGAAGAAAGCGGTATGTGGATGTATGGAGAATATCGTTGTACCAAAGAATCCGAATTATCAACAGATTATCTTTTTGAATTCAGAGATTTAGATAACAAAGAATACAGCGCTACTAAAACAACTGATAGTTATAAAGCGTATCTTGCAAACCCCGAAGCTGAAATTAAAGAAGACGATGAAGATGAAGATGAAGATGATTTTAGATACGACCGATTGGAAGAGTTACTATCATCAAAGCCATGGGAAGAATTCGAAATCAATCCAACACTCTTAATAAAGAAAATCCATGAGTCAGTCCCTCAGTCTTAAAATGTACAAAAAGGATGGAAAGCTAATCGTTGAGAATGGGGTGTGCCAAGAAAAGTATAAATTCTTTCTAGCATCCCTCAAAGAAGATGAAACAGTTGATGTCCTATTCGAAATCAGATCGCATACTGGAACCAAAGCGCAAATTGCAAAAATTCATGCATGTCTTGCTGAAATTGCTAAAGAACAAGGTCAAAGTATGGCTGCATCTAAAATCGATCTAAAACACAAGTGTGGTTTATACACAGGCGATGCAAACAATAGAGAATACCGATCCTTTACAGATTGTTCTAAAGAAGAGCTCAGTAATGTAATTGAAACCGTAATTGAAATCGGTGTATTCCTAAATATTAATTTTGGAGATCTTCTTCGCTAGGTTTAACAAAGTCATCGATCAATCCTTGATCAGCCGCATCAGCTTCTACTTGCGCCAGCAATGCCATTATAAGATAGCAATACTTTTCTTTAGAAGTTGTTACGGTTTTATTCTGAATATTTTTCAGCATTAAAGTTACGCTTTCCTGAGTTTCTCCTTCATGGACATACTCAAATAGTACAGTCTTCAAATCAGCATAGAAAGCTCCGCTTATTTTAATGTTAATTAGAGATTCAAGTTTAATCCCTTTATACTTTTTTTCACTCATGTCAAATCAATTAAGTAAAGAAGACCTCATTGAGAGGTTAGTACAAAAGTATGAAAATTCCCCATGGAATAACATCCTTGTACCGATTATCAAAAATCCAATATTCACTCCACTGGTTGCAAAATGGTTGGAAGATGTTACATCAGGAGCTACATTTACTCCACCGATGAAAGATATCTTCAAATCTATGATGTTATGTCCACCTGATGATGTACGAGTTGTATTCATTAATGGACTTCCATTTGAAGGATCAGGACAAGCAGACGGGTTAGCGCTATCAGGTTATGTACAGAACGCTAATGCAAAATTCTTTGCAGATGCATTTCCTACAGATCCAGAAGACTTACCTCAAGCAAATCTTGAATATTTAGTAAAGCAAGGTGTACTCATGCTCAATGTAGCTGCTACTTGTACATTAGGAAAACCTGACAGCCATGCTATCTTATGGGGACCTGTTACAAAAGCAATCATTGAATCAATGCAAGACCAAACAGGGATTATTTATGTGTTCGTAGGTGATGCAGTTGAAGCATTCGGTTCTCTTATAAGTGAGCACAACTATAAAATGTTTATTCCGAATCCAGATAAAAAGAATTGGAATGACATGGACATTTTTAACATCATCAACTCTATTCTCAAAAAGAATACTGGGGATGTAATTAAGTGGTAAAAAAGTTGTATTTTTATAACCCCTTATGTTAAAACAAACATACTTTTTCGAGGCTATTAAAAAAGCAAAACTATCTATTTACCAATACAGTATAATGCATCACTTGTACATTCATCCAGAGGATATAAGTAAGTTACCTGACTCAGTAAGAAGTTCTCTTCCTGAAGGAACACTTGACGATCACGGAGTACTAAGTAGTACAACAATAGCATTGGTAAAAAAGATAGAAGCTTTCTTTACAACTAAGAAGAAGCTTGTCGAAAGCGCAAAGGTTACTCCAGAATTTACTGAGAATCTACAAAAGTTTATCAATATATTTCCTGACGGCATACTACCAAGTAAAAAGTATGCGAAGGGTGATAAAAAGAACATAGAAAAGAATATGCTATGGTTCTTTACAGAATACGATTACTCCTGGGATATTGTGCTTAAAGCAACCCAAATGTATATCAATGAGTATCAACAAGCTTCTCCACCATACATGTACATGGCAACAGCTATGTATTTTATATGTAAAGAGAGGAATAAAATGCTTGTTTCTGAATTGGCAAACTATTGTGATCGATTAAATCAAGGAGATATACCTCAAGAAAAGAAGGTATTTAAAACCCGCGTAGTATGACACAGAAAGTTACAAAACCAGATACATACATTCCAAGTTGGAAACCGCACGCAAAGCACTATCAAGAAGCTTTAGTGTATCTAAAGAAAGGACAGCAAGGTAAGAACCAAACCATGAAAACACCATGGGGTAAAATCAATGATGCAGGTATTAAAGGATGGGAGTTCCATTCAATCAACATCATTGGATCCAGACCAGGTGGAGGTAAAACCTTGAGTAAGGATATGATTGTCCGTCACGCTTTCTCTCCTGAAAATGCAGACCTCGACATGACTGTACTTGATTTCAGTTTGGAAATGGTTGGTAGAAACTCAAAAATTAGAGAATTCTCCGCTATAACAAAAAGAAGTTACAAGTATTTATGTAGTGCTGAACAAGAAGGAATAGTACTCAGCGATGAGATATTTACTATCTGTCAAGAGCATGCTGTAAAAGCATCTCACTTCGCTATCGATATTGTAGATCGTCAAATGACTGTGAAAGAATTTCGCAAAGAAGTCATTGAGTACATGAAAGCTAAATGTCGTACCGAAAAAAGAGTAAAGAATGAACAAGAGATTGATATGGTAATTTACCGTAACACTCTTGTTACAATTGACCACTCGGTTTTATTTCGAAAAGGTCAAGGTCAAACAACAATGGATATGTTAAATGAATTAGGTGAAGTATGTACCGAACTCAAGAAAGCATACCCTATTATCTTTGTTATTCTTTCTCAATTAAATCGAAGCATCACAACACCAGCTAGATGTGAACCAAACAAGTATGGAAATTATCCAAACGATGAGGACATCTTCGGAGCTGATGCTTTATTACAACACGCGGATTTCTTAATGGTATGGGATAGACCTGCTCTAAGACATATCGATGTGTATGGCCCTGAAGGATTTATTATTGAAGATGATACCGTATTGGTAGCACACATCCTCAAGACTCGAACAGGCGATACACGAATGAGTTTCTTTAGAGCTAAATTTGAACACATGACCATTGAAGAAATGACAACTCCGGGTGTAATGCAAAAACCAGGACCAAAAATATCAGCATAACATGGTAAGTGTAACACCACCAAGTCAAGGGTCCACAGAAAAAACAAACAAGGAAAAGATAGCAGACCTGCTTCTCCGTCATATACCAGGCTTAATGCAAATAGGTATCACGGATCCTGTATTCACACCTAAGATGGTGTATCAATACAAGGAGAGACAGGTCATAACTTTATTTCCTAGTGAATGTGAGGCAGGAAAGGATATTTATTTAGAGTTCGTAAACCGAGCTTATGAATCCGAAGATCCTACTCACACATTATATAAACTTCCCCATAATCCTCATTACAAACAGGAGTATGAAACAAGAACTATCAGTACAGGATTAGGATATGTAGTCCCGACCAGTGCTTTAGAAATTGTTGTACTTCCTATGAATGATGATGAGGAATCAGGAGAAGTCTACGACTTCGGACTCATTGAAGATCCGGAAAGCGATGGACCCGCAAAACAAATGTCATTGCGTGATTACGCAGCGATACATCTACGAGTACCATGTAGTAAAAAAGCATGGCTCAATGAAGCAGTAACCAAATCAATTAAATAATATGGCAGAAATAAATCTTCCTACAGAAAAAAGACCAGCACAAATCACATCACCATCGAGGCTTGTATTATTTTCAAGACCTAAGACAGGTAAAACAACTGTCGTAGCTGAGTTGCCCAACAATTTAATCTTGGACTTTGAAAAAGGTTCCTTGGCAATAGCTGCAATGGCAATCCAAATCAGAAAGTATTCTGATGTAGACGGGGTATGTGATGCAATTCATGCTGCAATTAAATCTTCAGGCAAAGCTCCTTATCAATACATCACCATTGATACAGCTTCAAGTCTTGAAGAGATGTGTATGACGCAAGCAGAAGTTAACTATGCAAACTCCCCTGAAGGTGAGAAATGGTTCCTTCAAAATGAAGACGGTTCATTACATGCAAAATCTGGGAAAGCTAGATACGGTTCTTTAACCAATCTTCCTTTCGGAAAAGGTCAAAAGTATGTAGCTGATGCCTTTGAAGCTGTTCTTAAAAAGCTAGAAAGATGTGCGCCAAAGTTAATTATTCTTGCTCACAGTGTTACAAATACAGTTAGCAAAGATGGAGTTGATAAAACAGAAATCGATTTACAATTAAGTAAGCGTACTAGATTTGTAACAATGTTTAATGCAGATGCTGCAGGATACCTTTACAGAAAAGGAAAGCAGAACTGGATTAACTTCAATGCATCAGAAGATACCACAGCAGGTGGTCGCTTTAGAGATTTAGAAAAAGAACATATTCTTATTTCTGAATATAATGATAAGGATGAACTTATCACACACTGGGATAAAATTTTCCCAAAGACTAAGTAATTTATAACATAACAATTTAATACAGGTAAATCATGTCAGGTATCGGAACAAAAGGAGTAGGTGTTGAAAAAGTATCAACAGGTGGTATGTCTATCAACCCGGGTAATGTAAGAGCGAAGATCAACGAGGTAACTATTACAGCCAAGTACAATGAAAAGAAAACTCGCAATGAGGTAACAGTCAAATTGCGTATAGAAACAGAACCTATTGGAGGAGACTTCAAAGGATTTCAAATTGATAAGAATGATCCAACACAAGGAACTTTTCTTGGTCGTGTAGGAACAGTCAAAGCATCTGACTTTCCTTTCAGTACATTCACTTTCAAAGACAAGAAGTCAGGTGAGATGATCACTAAGACTGATGCTGAACAAACAATTGCTTTCCTGAGAAGAGTCGCTCAGGAAACTGTTGGAAATCAAGAATGGTTTGACAAGGATTCAAACTACCCAACATGGGAAGCATTAGGTGAGGCATTCAATGCTGAAGTAGCATTCAAAGATGTGTTCTTAAACTTCTGTCTTGCTGCAGATAAGCAAATTAATGAGGCAGGATACCCTCAATACTGGTTGTTCCTTCCTAAGCCAGAGAAAGGATTCAAAACTTTTGGTAATGATACAAGTGAGACACCTGTTCAAAGGTTCGATCCTGTATTACATATCCAAGGTGAGAAGAGTTCTGCTAAACCAGTAGGAGGATTCACAGGAGATAACATCCCAACAGCTAGTCCAGGAAACGCTGAAAAATTCATGCAAGATGAAGACGCAAGTGATTTACCTTGGGAAAAGAATAATGCACCTTCAGCAGCAGATGATTTGCTAGATGCATAATTAATATTAGTCACAATAAAAGGGTGAGGTACATACTTCACCCTTTTTTATTTTACAGATATGATTTCAACATTTCAATTCGATCATGAAAATTTTCCTGTACCTAATGAATGGGTGTTCGAAAACTTTCTACCAATCAATGAAAAACTTATAGGTCAAACAATTAAAATCCGCTCTGTATTCAATGCTCAAGACACTGATCCATCCTTCATGCTTTATATAAATGAGGCTGGCAAATACAAATTTGTAGATTTCAGCAGCGGTTATAAAGGAGACGGAGTACATTTGGTTCAGCTGTTATACAATCTGGATAAGCAGGAAGCCTATAGAAAAATATTTAATCTATACAAAGAAGGCAATACTGATATTCACTCTCATACACTAAGCACTTTTACAAAACCTGTATGGACTATTACACACCATGAAGTTAGAGGTTGGAACACTTTAGATCAAGAGCACTGGTCACAGTTTCATATAGGATCTGACATCCTGAATTATTTAAATGTAAAACCTTTATCAAAGTATATCTTTGAAAAGAAACTCGGTGTTAATACAGAGTACTTTCAATTTGATAAGCCTTTATGCTATGGTTTCTTTACTGCTGCAGGAGAACTGTATAAGATTTATAATCCAGGAGAGAAGAAAACCAAATACATTAAGGTTAAAGATTACATCCAAGGTAAAGATCAACTTCAATACAAAGCTCCTTGGTTACTTATACAAAGCGGCATTAAAGATATTGCAGCCTTCAAACGCTTAAAGATATCAGGCATGGAATGCATTGCGGCCGACAGTGAAAACAGTATACTCAGTGAAGCGGATATGCTATTTTTCAAATCAAAATATCCATTCATCTCAATCTTATTTGATAACGATGCAGCAGGATTAAAAAGTGCTGCTGTCTACAAAGAAAGATTCGATTTACAAAGTATAAACTTTACAATTGAAAAGGATGTAGCTGATTGTTTGAAAGAACACGGTGTTGCAAACTCAAGATTGTTTATGCTGAAAAGTTTAACCACAACCTTTAATACATATTACAAATGACACAATCAGAATTTGAAAAGCATTTAGGTTTCATAAGCGGGTCTTCACCTGCGGATCATAAGATGCTTATATTATTTCTTACTAACAAACTAACAGATAAAAACTGTATAGCTTCAATGTTATTGATGAAAGATTTTTGTTTAAAACAAGAAAGTTCCGCATCAACATACAAAGATGATATAAAAGTTTTCTATGCGGCATTCAAAGATTTGAAAGTTAATCTGCATGAAAACCATAATTCAGATGAGGATATTGATCTTACACAGTTGGTTAAATTAGTTATCAAAACGGCTAAATATAAATCATCGATCAATGTTCATGCCTTAGAACATTATTATGTCGAGCAAACAAAAGTATTATTCGCATCTCTAAAAGAGTTAACACCTGATGTTAAAGCTCAAAAGAAAAGTTTAATATCTATGTCGGCAGAACCATTAGACCCAGAATTTTTAATTGAATCAGATGATTTACCATGAGTGAACAAAAAGTTTTAGATTCGGTATTTAAAATCTGTAAACAGCTTATATTTGATGAGCCTTTTTACGGACTTGTATTACTTAGTTTGAATAAACAAGTAACAAGAAAAACTAAAACAGCAGGTGTTGGCCTTAATGGAATCAACTATCAACTGCTTATCAATCCTGACTTCTGGGATAGTTTACCTGAACCTCATAAGAAAGGATTATTAATCCATGAGCTTAACGTCTGGGCTCCTTGTATAGTGATGTACATGTAAAAATGCTTTAAATTGACGGGGACCCCCTAAAGCTTTATCTACTAAACATACATGGTAACATAGTATGCGGCTGAATTAATCACTCAGGTATAGTAAAAAAGATAAAGATGTCCGAATGGGAAATCCGCAGCCAAACTTCTTGTGTAATTTAAAAATAATAGGTACATTTGTACATATATAATTACATATAATGGTAAAAGAAAAAGAAGATCAAGTGTTAAATTTATACACTGATCAAAAATTATCAGCAGATAAAATAGCAAATCTAATTAGTATAGATAGAAAAACTGTATTCAGAATTCTAAAAAGAAACAATCATCATATAAGAACTTCATCCGAAGCTGCTTTAAAATTTACATGTGATGATAATTATTTTGAAAATATAAATACAGAAAGAAAAGCTTACTGGTTAGGATTCTTATTTGCCGATGGTAATATAGGTAAAAACAACAACAATGTTTTCTTAACATCGAAGGATAAAATAGTCATAGAATCATTTTTAAAAGATCTACAATATACCGGCTTCATAACCAAAGAAATACACAATAAATACAAAAGTGTAATATGGAAAGCTAGACTTTGTTCATCAAAAATGAAACAAGATTTAATAAATCTAGGCTGTACATCAGCTAAATCATTAACCATTAGATTACCAAAATTAAATGATGCTTTATATAGTCATTTTGTAAGAGGTTATTTTGATGGTGATGGATGTGTTAGAGTAAGTAGGAATATTAAATCACAAGATTGGATCCGATTGCAAACAGAAATTTGTTCAGGATCAGAATTATTTTTAAAAGATTTAATAACTATTCTGCCAACACATAAGAAAACATTATCATTTACAGGTGTTTACCTATTATCTTTTTCTATTCAAGATAGTTTAATATTATACAATTATATGTATTCTAATCATACAATATGTTTAGAAAGAAAGTATAATATCTATAAAAATTATTTTGATACCTATAAACCAAGAAGGAGGTTCAGAGACTACAATAAGCCATCTCAATGAGATGAAGGTATAGTCCGATCTATAATGAAAATTATAGTTAACATAATGAAGGCATATATGTTTCTTCCACCTTACCGATTTTGGTCACTTGAAAGATAAAGAATTGTCAAACATGGCAATGGATATTTATATCAATCAGGATATACCTACTGAGTTATTACCTGAAGGAGGCTGTACTTTAGAAGCATTCAAAGATTTAAATCTTCCTGCTGGAAAAGACACAAACTTTTATTACAAAGCTTTGCTTCAGGAAAAAGAAGCAGGTTGTCCAAACTCACAGGCTTTAAAAGATTTATTGAACCAGAGCCAAGAAGGTGATGGTCAAGGAGCAGGTAGTGATGGTGATGGTGAAGGTCAACCTGGTGGTAAAATGGTTATGGGTGACGATGGTAAACCATTACACAATCCAAATCATCAATGGGATGAGATAGAAGGTATGAGTAATACCATGAAAGAAATCTTAGACCGAGGTTTTGCTCATTCAATTGACCAAGCTGTTAAGGAAGTGACTAAAGCACGAGGTACATTACCTTTCGATGTTAAGCACATCCTTGATAAAATAGTTGATATCACTCCACCAAAATTCAATTGGAGAGGATTTGTAAGAAACTTTGTAGGGACTTCAGTGAAGTGCCATTTTGTAACCACTAAAAGAAAAAAGAGTAATCGCTTTTCTGACATGCCTGGTTTAAAAAGAAAAGATTTCTCACATATACTTGTAGCAATTGACACCAGTGCTAGTGTAAGCAACGATGAGCTTACAGAATTCATGCATGAAATACATCACATCTATCGTACAGGTCACGATGTAACAGTTGTATTATGTGATACAAGAATTAACAATGTGATTAGGTATAATCCAAGAGCCAATATTAAAATCAATGGTCGAGGAGGTACAGAATTTCAACCTGTTATAGATATGTATCGCAAAAATTTAAGTAAATACTCATGTCTGATTTATTTTACAGACGGAGAATGTTCTGCTCCAGAAAATGCAAGAGGGAATATATTATGGGTTCTGTCATCCGTAAGCGGAATGAATGACGACCTTCCAGGAAAATGTATCAAACTAGAAATGTAAATTAATTATGGCATCAAAAAACACCGAGGTAAATATTCAAGAATTGCAAAATGTAATGTTACATATTATTGCAGCGAATAAAGTAAATTCAGCTAAAGGTCTTCCTCCTGTAGCAGCAAACATAGTAGGTCCAGCAGGACTAGGTAAAACATCTGCAATCAATCAGGTTGGACAAATGCTTGGTTATCCAGCAAATAATGTGACTCAGGTAAACATGGCTGAGATGCAAGAGATAGGTGATTTAATTGGTCTTCCTGTTGAAGAATATAAAATGGTCTGCAAAAAAGGAGATGTAGTTGATTCAATATGGGTAAGAGAAAAAGCAATTGATTCATATAAGACTTTAGGATATGTTGTGACTACAGATTCACGTATGGCATATTCAGAACCTCAATGGATTAAAGGTAAGAAAGGTGCAGGTATTTTAATCCTTGATGATTATACGCGCGCTGCCCCTCAGTTCACTCAAGCAGTAATGAATTTGATTAGTACTCAGAAGTATATGACTTGGGAGTTACCAAAAGATTGGACAATTCTTTTATCATCTAATCCAGATGACGGAATTTACACTGTTGCATACCAAGATCCTGCTCAACAATCAAGATACTTAAACTTATTTGTAAAGTTTGATGCTGAAGTTTGGGCTGAATGGGCAGTGAAATCAGGAATAGATTCGAGATGTATCAATTTTGTATTGATGACTCCAGAACTAATCGATGACAAAAGACCAGAGGTAAATCCAAGATCGATCTCAATGTTCTTCTCAGTGATCAGCACCTTCCAAAACTTCGAACAAAACTTAGAGCTTATCCAAATGTTAGGTGAAGGTTCTTTAGGTAGCGAAGCTGCATCAATGTTCACATCATTCATTCATAACAAAATGGATATGATTATTTCTCCTGATAAAATCTTTGACTTGAGTATTCCTTTTGCAAACATCTTATCGGAAATAAATAATGTATGCTCATCTGGTACAACATACCGTGCTGACATTGCAAATGTTCTTATGGTTCGTGTAGCAAATCATCTTCAGCATGTAGTACAAAAGAATCAGGTTGATAAAGTAATGATCCAACGAGTTGTTGATTTGATTGACAGCAAATGTTTAGGAGCAGACTTACGCTTTGTACTCACTCGTAAATTAGTAGGAGGAGATGACAAGTGGAATGACTTACTTCTTAACAATGCCATCTACCAAACAGTAATGGAATAATAATTACGGGAGGACTTCGGTTCTCCCTTTTTTTAAAAACAATGGAAATAATTATCTTCAAAGAAGTATTAAAAGAAAACCTAACCCAAGTTAAATACACAGCTTCTTGTGTTACAACTTTTGTTGAAGCTTTATGTCCTAAAATAAAGGCTTCTGATATACAAATTGATTGGTTCAAAAAGCAAAAGCAATCATCGACCGATATAGTATTCCAAATTCAAGGATCTCCTATAACAATAAGTCCATTTGCTGTTAACAGAACACTTGAAAATATATTATTTATTGATAAATTATCAATAGAATATATGAAAGTAATTCCTGCATTTGCATCTCAAGATGCTAATATTATAGACATTGCCAAAGAAATATTAGAAGAGTATCCTGAGGCAACAGTATTTACAGCAGATATGGATAAAACTAATGAAAGCGTAGGGCATACAAAAAGTTTTGTTCGTGCACCAAATCCTAAATCATCTGCTATCCGTGTACCTGTATCTGAATTTTTTAGATTAATGGATAGACCAACTATGCAACTAGAAGACTATACTAAAACTAAAGCTTTGTTGACATCTGAAAATGCAGAAAATATAAAACTCGGTATAACATCATGTCTTAGATGGAATGCTGTAACATCATTTGAATATCTTATCATGCTTGGTCATATAAACAAAGAGATATTAAAAGGAGATGTGTTATTAAATTATCTTAAAACTATATCAGCATCTACATCACAGAATGGATTTCAAGGAGAATTACATCTTGATACAATTGATACATTATGTGAATTAAATTCAGCTGTACGTGATGGAGATCCAAGTATTTATAAGCAAGATAAAACACGTATGATGTCCTTCATCTTAGCAGAATACAATCCACTTATAACAGAAAAAAGTGATAAGTTTATGTTCAAAGCAAAATTAAAATTTAAATAAATATCTATGCTTACAGAAAAAAAAAGAAGAAGGTTAAGCTTCTCATCGATAACAACATTGATTAAAAGTCCTAAAGAATTTTACAAAAAATACATAGAAGGAATTGAAGAAGTTGATCAGAAACATTTTGTAGACGGACAATTATTCCATGCATTACTATTGGAAAGAGATACCATCAATGAAAAATTTATGATGCAGTCAGCCAAACTGCCTAGTGCAAATCCAAAAGCTTTTTGTGATTGGTACTTTAACTATCAATGGGTTGCTGAAAAAGGAATCGTGGGCTTAGGTGAATTAAATGTTGAAACTTTAGCATGGATTAAAGAGCAAGGTTTGTATGATAAAATGACAGATCCTATAAAACTTTCAAGAATTCAAACACCTGAAGCTATTGATTACTTTAGAGCATTGCAGGAAGCAAACATTAAAAAAGTTCCTATTGTTACTTATGATTCGGTAGCTACCATGACTGCCAAAGCGGATGCTGTTTTGGATTATGATAAAGCGCATCATAATTTCTTTGAACAAACAAATCAGAAACAAGTATGTCGTAATGAAATGGATGTAACTTGTAACATGCCTGAATGGGATTTCGATCTTAGAGGAATTGTGGACAGACTAAAAGTCGATTATGAAAAGTGTGTACTACAAATTGTAGATCTCAAGAAGACCGAGCGTACTTTACAAGAGTGGAAGGAATTTAGTTTCGATACATATCATTACTTTTTACAACCTCCTATATACAAAAAATTAGTAGAGTCACTTATTCCAAAAAACTCTAAAGATAAATGGAAGATTGAATTTTACTTTCTTGTATGTGATAAAAACAATGATGTGTACGCATTCAAAGTTTCAGAAGAAAGTATGCACAAATGGACTTGTAGAATGAATAAATCATTTGACACAGTGCAGTGGCATTTGAGAAAACAAGAATTCAATTTACCAAAAGAATATGCTTTAGGTGAAGTTGAATTATAAATTTCTTATATTTGAAAAAAAATTAATTATATGCCAGAGTTACCTAATAAACCAACCAAGTCCAAAGCATTACCTGTAATAGGTTCAATGCTTATTACTTCAACCACTTTAAGTGGAGAGCAGTCAACTTTTTCTTTAATCCCGCTTACAACAGACTGCCCTTATGTAGAATGTGTATTCGATCCTAAAAGAAAAATCTTAGCGTGCTTACTGAAAGAAAAGAAAAATCATTTCAGCTTCATGCCGAAAGTAGATGACAAAGGAATGATGACTCCTAATACGGACAGTCGTACCAAAGTAAGTCATCCATTCAAGCAAGAGCGAAAAATGTTTGAAGTATTTCATGAAATCCAAATTGAAAAAGCTGAGGACATCATTACATTTGTAGAGATGTTTGCGATAAATGCTGATAGAGCTGACTACAAGTCATTTCTATAGTTTCCAATATATCAAAGAATAAAAGGGGTGCATCATAGCACTCCTTTTTTTATCCAATAATTTATGGAAAAAGAATATGTATTTGATAAAGAAACAATTCGAAACTGTTTTCTGACCTTATATGTTGATGCCGATAAACCTGATGATGTTATCAGCTTTGAAGTATCTTCATATGAAAATCAACTTACTGAATACCTCCACTTTCAAAAACAATTAATTAAAAATAAGACTCGATTGATTTCATTCAACGGGCTTGATTTTGATACGCAGGTTTCAACATTTGTCATTAGTAACTATGAGCGCTTACTCCATCTCTCTGGAGAAAGGGTGGCTGAAGAAGTTTATCTTTTTGTTCAAACCCTTCTCGATCAAAAAAATACTAAAGGTTATGCTATCTATAAAAAGAAGGATCTCCTTTACAATGATTGCGATATAGCATCAATAAATAATTACAACAACCAACAAAAGTTCGCATCTCTCAAATGGATCCAATACAATATGGACTATCCAAATATTATGGATATGGATTGCCAACCAGGAGATCATCTCACACGCGAACAAATTTTAGATCTCAGGAAATATTGTTTGAATGATTGCTTATCTACCTTAGAACTTTACAAAATAAACAAAGGAGAAGTTGAAATCAGACAAGAGTTATCGAAAGTTTTTAATTTGAATCTAAAGAATTCTTCTGAGCCAGACATGGTAAAGAAAATATTTCTGGATTTACTAAGTAAAGATTTAGGTATTAGCAAATGGGATCTGAAAGACAAGAAAACTTATCGTCCTAAAATTCATTTGAAAGAAGCAATTCTTCCATACATTAAATTCAAAACAGAAGGTCTTCAGAAAATGCTAGGTACATTCAAGAACCTAGTACTCGATGGTGAAAATCTAAAAGGTACATTCAAATATGATATCAGCTATCGAGGTTTACCTATATCTTTTGCATTAGGTGGAATCCATGGAGCCAAGCGAGGTGATTATAAATCAGGTGACGGAATGATTATCAAATCTTTTGATGTCAAATCTTTCTATCCTAATCTCGCAATCCGTAACAGATGGGCTCCAGCACATATCAATAATGAAATCTTTTGTAACAGATATGAATGGTTTTATAATGAGCGTCTGAAGTATGACAAAAAGAATCCGCTAAACTACATGTATAAAATTGTTCTGAACTCAACCTATGGGTTAAGTAATGAAAAGAATAGCTTTCTCAAGGACAGCTTCTTTACAATGCAGATTACATGTAATGGACAGCTTTCATTAGTTATGCTCTTAGAAGACCTGTGTGAGCGTATTCCAATGGCTAGACCACTGATGGTAAACACTGACGGTGGAGAAGTATTAATTCCACAGGAATATGAAGAACTATTCGATCAGATTTGTAAAGAATGGGAAGCTCAAACTCTACTTGAATTGGAGTATGAAGATTACCAAAGGCTTATTGTATTTGATGTTAATAATTACATAGGTATATTTAAAGGAAAAGAAATTCCTTTAGAGAAAGCTAAAAGTTTATTAGCTGAAGAACAGAAACCCTTGCTTAAAGTTTCTGGCGATAAGATTTATCACTTCGCTACCAAATGTAAAGGTCGCTTCGAAGTAGATAAAGCTTTGCATAAAAACAAATCCTATAGGATAAATCGTATTGCCTTGTATAATTATTTTGTACTAGGTATACCTGTAGAAAAAACAATCAAAGAAGGTCAAAACATTTACGATTATTGCGCGGGTGTTCGAGCCAAAGGGGATTGGAAATTTATAAAAGAATGTTATCTAGGAATGGATGACGAAATGGTAACATTTCCCCTCCCTAAAACCATTCGGTACTACGCATGTAAGAATGGATGTAAGATCCTAAAAGTACATAAGTCTAAAACTGTTGCAGGTGTATTGAAACTAGAAGCATCTTCCTCATTAGAAGAAGTAGCAATCAATGTAGACAGCACATTACCTATCGAATATTATCAAATCGATTACAGTTTTTATATCAAAAAAGTCAACAGAGAAATTAATAATCTAAAGGCCTTAGTGTCACAAACAACTCTTAATTTATGAAAGCACAAATATCAATATCAGAAGCTTATTTAAGAAATACCACATTACCTGTGGCAACAGATACCTATACTGTAATCCCTCACGGTTTTGTAATCGATACAATTCGCCGTGAACTTGCAGCAAATAATTTCGAAATAACTTCGGAATCTTTCTTTGAAGGAGATCAAGGTGATGTAGCTGAAGGAGAATTCTTTATTCAAAATCTAACCGACCCTCAAATGGGAATGGTTTTCCACTGGCAGAACTCTTACAACAAGAAAGTAAAGTTTGGCTGTGCTATTGCAGGAATGATTTACGATAACCAAACTACCATGATTGGTTCTACAGGTGCTAAGTGGTTACGCAAGCATACAGGAACAGCCTTCGATGAAGCTGAAGAAACAATCAAAGACTTATGTTCTCAAGCGGCTGACCATTTCCAATCAATCATTGATGAGAAAAATGAGATGTTGAAAATTCCTTTAACTGATCAGTTGTATGGAATCATTATGGGAAGATTATTCTTTGAGAAAGAATTCCTAAATCAAACTCAAGCAGTTGCTGTATTCCGAGAAAGAAAGAAACCTATGTTTGAATACACGGATCGCGATACTCTATGGGGCTTGTATAAATACCTAATGTTTGGTATTCAAGATGCAGGTATGGGATTATGGCAAGTATGTCAGCAACGTATACACATGTCAGTTATGCTTGAAGTAGCTAATTATGTACCGACTGAATTAACTCTTCCTAAGTTCGAATTAGAAATAGCAGAAGAAGATACTGTACACCAAGATGCTTTTGAACTTGTATTGGAAAACAATGAAGTTGAAACTGAAATGCAACTAAAAGTTGTTACAGAACCAGTTGAAACAGAAGAAGGTTTTAAATATGAAGTTGAAGCTCATGTTGAAAGCGATCAAGAGTATCTTGAAAGAGTAGCTGAAATTGAAGGAGAACCTGAAGTAGAACAATCAGGATTTGCAGAAGGTTTAGAAATTGATCATAACCTTGGAGAAGAAGAAGTTGTTGATGCAGAAGACAGTGAGTTAGTAATTGAATTCTCTAAAGAAGAAGAAGCTCCTGCTACGTCAACAATAACTTCAGAAGCTTTTGTTGATCACATGCTTGACACAACTAAGCATAGTCCTGCATTGATATACCAATATGCAGGTGAACAGTTTAAAGAAATGGAATCCATAGCTTTCAATCAAACTCTTTGTGAGAATTGGATTACATCAATGGCTCCAGATACTGCTGAAAAGCCGAAAAGAAAGAAGACTGTAGAAGTAGAAGTTCAGGAAAGTGTTGGGACTGTCGTAACTACAGAACCGTCAGAAAGACTTTTGGCTGAAGCAGACTTTTTAGAATTATTCCAATCTCTTCCCCATGAAACAATGTCTACAGAAAACATTATCATGGCTTGCCAAGAAGCAAGAGAAAGAATGTCATCAACTGAAACACCTGCTGTTGAAGCAACTCCAGAAATGTCTGTAGATATCATGGCTGAATTAACAGCTGCTGCAGGAGATGCTCCTATTATGCAATTAGATGAAAGTGATTTAGCATTATTAAATGCTGTTCAACAAAATGTAGCTACACCAACAATCGAAGGTGTTGACTTCATGGAAATTTCTGAACCAGTTATCGAAGCATCAAAGAATCAATTTGCTGATCGTATCGAAGCAAGAATTAAAGAGTTGTACAAAAAAGAGAATGCCGAATACACTCATCAAGTAGTGGACGGATTTATTAATGTACAACTTACAGAAACATCTGAAGTCTTTTATTTAGAATTATAAATATTGTTAGGGTGCAGTGAATGTTCACCTCAGTCCTGAGAGGTTACGATAATCAGACTACTTTCTTGTTGAACCCTTGAATTGTATCACAGAAAGATGTATAAACCGTACTGCTTAAATAATCATAACGGAATGCTTATCAAAGGGGTGTGCTCGCGACCATACAGCGGGCTTTTTTAATTTTTATATTATGACACATCTATGGTTAATTAGACGGGTAAGACTACTTCCTGACACCAACACATTACTTTATTTTAATAATGCAAAACACACAACCTTTCCTAAAGTATCAATAGATGAATTCATAGAAATATTTCAACACTCATTTAGAATGCTTGAACTCAATCACGATCTTCAAAGTGATAACTATATTATAAAATCAAACTGGGATGGTTACTATGAATTAGAAGTAGGTGTAACTAATACAAATTGTTACATAACAGCTTCTAAAAAAGCAGACTCTATATCTTTTACAGGAATGTATCAAGGCAAACCTGTGGAAACTATGAGGACTTCAATAGCCAAAGCGATGATTTATTTACATCAAAAAAAACATTTATTAAGCAGTAGAGCAATCAAAGCTTCTCATCCTACAGCATCAGGAGATTTCTGGAAACTTATTCCAATTCCTTCCGATGCTGCTACCATAAAAGCAAACATTGCTCACTTCAGATTAAAAGGATTCATTATTGAAAATTTAAAAGAATTAACACTATATCACAGCTTATGAAAAAACCATTAAATTATTTCATAAAAAAAGATTACACGCTTACTATAGCAATAAACAAAACTCGTAATCTACAAACAATACATCCAGATAAGTCAAAGCTTAGACTTTTGGAAACTAGACTGAAGGATCGATGGTCCACTAACATTTTAAATTTTACAAAGAACTGTGAGTTATAACCGCGTAATACCCCGTGACCTTTTTAATGAAGGAAAACTACTCAAATGCATGGGTAGACTTATACTATTAATACTTGATGGAAGAACTCCTGTTAAAATGGGATACGATGAAATAGATGAGCCTTTCGAAATAGAATTATTGGATGAAGGATCCTTAACTATTTCTAATCTTGATGTTTCCATTAAGAAGAAAAAAGTAATATTCAAAACTACATACAACAGCAAAGAACCTTACCCGCTTTTCTGTGGTCAGGATGAAACTGAATCTATTGAAGTACTCACTGACGAAGGTGAATTCACCGAAGAATTTATAACTTATTGTAAACAGCTATGAAAACTATAAGAGCCATATACGATTTAGAGCCAGAGCTTTTGGAAGTAGTTAACAAATACAAATTGTCAGTTGCAAAGCCTAATGTCAAATATGACAAGAGTGTACATCACAGCGAATTCAGTTACAATGTAAACTTTACATGCAAGTTATATATCGATGACATACAAGCCTGTGATTTTTCTGCATCATATGTAGACGGATGGTCATCAATCGTTGTAAGAAATGCAGATCCCATAGATCTTAAAATATTAAATGAAATAGATAATCTAATAAGACATTGGACTTCACCAGCAGAAGAGTTCAATGAATCATCAGGTCATAATACTCTAGGAGATATTGTAGTAGAACTAATCAAAAAAGCATTGTTCGAGAACATCCTAAATAAGTTAAAGGCAAATCATATCCTAACCTTCAGAAGCTCAGATACAGAATGGAGTTCGACAGTAACATATCCATTAACATTCATTCCATGCAGATACAACTCAAAACCCTTTTCCAACATGAGTCCGGCAGAAAGAAGAAAGTGGCATATCCAAACCGTACTGAAAAACATTCCCGTGTTCAACCCAGAAATATTCACCCTCTATAAAATGCAGGACAAACCATAGTAGGTGTTACAGCCTGCTTTTACTATCATCAAACGTTAAGCATCATGTACATCCCATTCAATGAAATACCACTTATTGACAAAGAATCCGTAAAATTATTATTAACAGCAGGCTTCCAATACATACCTGAAGTACATCTCAATTCTACTTCTACAGATTATCCAGCATTTAGACAGTTAGCAGGACTACAACATAAAGCTAATATAAAAATAGAATATGTTCATCTCTTCGAAGAATATGATCCTGTATTGGATAGACGTTATATCCACAGATCAGGATACTGTTTTGTATTGAGTATAAATGACATTCCTGTTATGAGCTATAGACAAATAATACCTTCACAACAAAATGTATTTGCTAAATCCCAACATTCCACACCTATTGTTAGAAGTAAAACTGAGTTTATTGGCTCAATGTTTAAAACTAAAGAACCAACTAAACACTTATTCAAATTCTTTGCAAATAAAACAGATGCTCAAGTGCATGCATTCAATGAGCAAATATTCATGTACCTTAGAAAGATTCATTATTTTAATGATGAGTTTGTTAAAAAGAAAGACAAAACCTTATTTATACTTCGAACTTTTCCTGATAATGATAACAAATGGTTTCAACAATCAGTAACCAAAGTTAAAACTAAAAAGATTAACACCATTCGCGCTCGCAAAGAACACATTCGATTAATGGGTGATAAACAATCATTTATTGCCAACCCTGAATGGTTTACTTCAGAAGGAATAGATCCAATCAACACTCAAGAAACAGTAATATACACCGCTTAAAAACATTCAAATGAAACTCAAATCTGTATTACAACATTTCAACTCTGATAAAGCCACAACAATATTCACAAAAAGTGAAAATCGTGATAAATGTTTAGAGTTTATTTCAATATTCACAAACATGGGATTCAATATAAACATTATCCGATGCATTAATATAGAATATTGGTCAGTTGATTTATATTTCAAAACATTCAAAATGGCATCTATATACACATCCAGAGATGTAGATACCATTCAATTTCATATCTTCGATGGTAACAGACAAGTTCCTTACACATATGACAAACAGTTAATCAAAATAGCAGTAACTCGATCAACTTTAATTAACTATGCAGAGGAGGTCATTAAACTACACCTAAATGATCGTTATTTAGAATTAAACTCAAATGTTTTAGTTGTCAAAGGTAAATCTGTGATTAGTAATTGGTATGACAATTTTAAATACGATCAGTTGTTTACTAAATCACAGAAATTAAAATTTGGCCCCAAAGGAATGATTGCAAAATTAAAAATTGACGGTTATGATTTTGTCAACCCGGAAGTAATTCCGTCATTAATTTCTGAATATGAAATGGACTGACCAAGAATTCAAGCAGCGAGTAGTTGCAAAACTTATCAAAGACACATTCAAAACTTATGTATTCGATAGCCATAGAAAGCTAAAGTATTTTAAGCGATGGTTCACTATAAAAGGTAAGCGTAGATGCAACTACTCGAATCAAAAAATAAAGGAAGATTATAATAAATTAATCACTATATTTAATGTCCGATATGATCCACCAAAACAGCCCAAAAAAGATCCCAGAATTAAGTGGAACGCTCCTAGACCACTTTCTAAGTTTGATTCCTCAGATTGAACATTATGTTTATGTTGACGGATTATCCTATTATAATTTAAATGCAGGAAGAGGAAATTCTTTGACTAGACTTTTAAATATTACAGACAAATTCGATAAGATTTATTTTAAAGAGTTTGTCCTTTGGCATTTTTCATTAAAGCCTGTTCATTTTGGTTCAAAAGAAGAACCTTATTATGACAAAGAATCCATCTATCCTGAATCCTATTCTTTCGAAACCTTATCTACTAAGGAGAAAGATATTTATTTACAATTAACAAAGTAATATGAGATTTAAACCCGATCAAAAAATTGTATGTGTCAAAGCTATGCAGTACCCTGACCACGGCATTGTATTAAAAAAAGACATTATTTACACAGTCCACGGATACACTCCTAAATTTGGAGTAATACTCAAAGAGTTATTGGACAACCCTGCTAATGCAAGAAAAGGTTTCAGGGAAGAGCTATTTGCCCCTGTAGATGACACTTTTACAGACTCTGTTATCGAAATGATAAAAGAATATGCTGAAGAAATCGAAGAAGCTTTATTAGTATAAACCTATAAGTTGATATTATGAGCCGAAGAGAAAGATTAAAAATTTGGATTGAAACATTAGAAATTGACCAAATAAAAGATTTATTAGTAGAATGTGTTGATGAGTTAATAGATGCTCAAATAATTAATTTTTATACTGATACAAAAGTTCCATATTGGGATGGTAATGGAGAAAGATTAGATGGAACTGAATACGAAGAAGAAGATTAAAATAAACCTATAGGTTGATAATTGTTATAAATAATTTTAAAACATAAGCTACATGTATACATTAGTTAAATATAAATATCCTAAAGGAGTAGGTTATACTCTTACAGGAGAAGACTGTAAAATACTTGGTTCATCGCAATATCCTTTTGAAGCAGATGATGTAGCTCAATCAGAGCGTAATGGGACAATACTCAAAAAATTATCAAAAGTTAATTGTGCTGAATTATTTCGAGTAGTTGAAGAACAGTCGAATAAAAAATGCAATCAGATGGAAGTTGAGATTGTTACTCAGCCAATTTTTAATATTGAAACTTCTCATAATGGTTATAGAACTGAAAAATTTAATAAAACAACCTATAAACAAAAGCTTGATGAAGAAGGAAATTTAATTTTAAAATACAAGTCCCATGTTGAATAAACTTGCGAAACTAACAGTATTAAGTTTCGGAGCAGGTCAAGACAGCACAGCAATTTTATATCGACTCATCTATGAACCTTTCTTTAAAAAGACATACGCTCCAGGAGATTTAATTGTTGTAATGGCTGACACAGGTAATGAGCATCCAAAGACAATAGCTCATCGAAAATGGGTGCAAACATTGTGTGCAAAGAAAAAAATCCCTTTCTACTTCATTACTGGAGATATGGGACATACTTCCCCATCATGGTCTAAAGGATTGAAAGGATTCTACCGATCAGCAAATGCAATTGGATCCAAAGCTTTTCCAAAGACTTGCACGGATAAATTAAAAATTACACCGATTTACAATTGGTTAGAACAATATGTTCACACTACATACAGCACTGAAAAAGTAGGACTTAAAAGAGCATTACAAGAATTCGCTAAAAAGTATGGTAAAATTGACATGCTTTTAGGAATTGCTGCAGGTGAAGAAAAGAGAGCTTCAACAAATGAAGACAGCATAGCTATATGGATGCGCCTTGCAATAAACAAAGTGTATCCATTAATTGACTTAGGACTAGATAGACAGGCTTGTCAAGATTATATCAAGTCAACTGGTTGGACGGTTCCACCTCCGAGCAATTGCATGATTTGTCCTTTCATGAGCTTACAAGAATTACTTTATTTATGGAGAGTATGGCCATTTGAATATGAAGAATGGGTGGAATTGGAAGTGAATAAGATAAAAGCCAATGCTTACAAAGGAGATCTTACAAAAGCTGTATCTCAAAAGACAGGTAAAATTGTAGACAACCTTGGAGTATGGGGCAAGAAACTATTACCTGAGATGCTAATCATAGCAGAAGAAAAATATGGTCATATGACAATTGAAGAATTGGAAGACTATAAAATGTCGCACGGACATTGTGTCAAAAATAAATTTTAAATGACAATTCCACATCTAAAAGCTATTACCCTGATTCAAGAAATGGGGATAGCTGCAGCACATAAGCAAGTTCAAGGATATATCAAAATGGAGCAGAACTCAATCGAAAATGTTCCATATATGACAACTATTACAAATGCACGCTTCTGGATTGAAGTAGAAGCAAATATTATTCAAGAAAAAGAAAAACTATTATGAGTACAGATGGAGATCGTTCCGCAAAATATGCAAGAGCAAGCCTTCAAGATAATTTAAATTCTATACAAAAAAGACAGCAAGCTTTAGGAATACTTCCTATAGATCAAGCAGCGGAGGGTACAATTGGTAAGATTAATATGACAATGGCTAAGGCTAATTCAGGACCTATGCAAGATATGCAGAAATCACATACGATTCATGAAAAGAAAGCTTTACGCGTTCCGGGTAGTAACAAAAACTATCTTGCAATCTATACTGAGCATGCTATATCAGGAATAACAGCCAATCCTAATAATAACAACTTAGAACCAGAACAGGTTGCTCAGAAGGCTATTCAAATTGCATTAGCTGTATGCAACCAATTAGAAATCATGGAAAATATATTAAGAGATGGATCTAAGTAAAAAAGTACATCCTGTATTTGCTACTATGGAATATCCAAGTGGAGACAAAACCTGGAAAGAAGAAGAAGGTGAATCTTACTTCGAAAGATGTGCTAGAGAATTTACTGCAGCTGCTTTAAGTAATCCAAACTTAACATCAGATCCTGCATTCACAGCTCAAAAAGGAATTCAGGTAGCGCTTGAATTGGAAAGACAACTAAAATTATTAACCGAAGTTAAAAAAGGATAAGATGGCAAAAATTATCAATCGTGAAATAACAATTGCTACTGGAGAAAAACTATATAAAATATCCGCTGAAATTATTTCTCGGGAAATCAATGGTGAAACATTTGAGTTTGGAATACATCCTAGATTAGTTCGGGGCGAATTCCAAGATTTTTATTACAGTATGAGTGAAGTAAGAACTGGATTATTTATGTGGTCAGCCTCAACAAAACTTAGTTGTAAAAAACAATTGATCGAATGGTTATCTAAAGTGGATCCAAAAAGAGCTCATAATTTAATTACAGGACATCCACCAGTTGAAGACCTTCCTGAAATATATGAGCATAAAGTAATAGAAGCTCTTCAGCGTAAAGAAGATTGGAAAAAACTTACAAAAATACTAGGCTTCACTCCAAAAGGTGATGGTCTAGTTATGGCGATGAGTAATAAATTCACATTAGATATTGTTGCTCTGGACAAAAGAGTAAATTGCCCTGATGATATATCTTTAAGTAATCATATCAAAAAAGTATATGGTAAAGAAGCTGAAAAACTTGTAAGTAAATTAATTTAATATGGCACAACCTACCGTTAATCTCACCTTCGATGCAAAATGTATTAATAATATGGAACCTCAGAGTTCCGATAGAATTTACATTGATGTTGATACTAATTATATCAATGAAGTCTTAGAGGATATTCCTGATGATGTTTTGATTGAATATGCTAAAGAAAAAGTATTGGATTCATTAGGTCCTCAGGAATTATTATCCCGTGTAACTACATCGGCTGTGATTCATTACTATGATGTTAATGACCTAATGGAAGCAATTGGAAAAGATGTATTAATCAGATATATACAAAACGATGAGTAAAAAATTAACCAAGTTCGATGCACATAAAATAATTGATGTGCTACAATCAGAATTAAATCTAGGAACCTTTGAGAAAATACAAACTCTTAAAATTGACCAATGGTTAGATCAGGGAGACATGAAAGAACACATCTTTAATGTGGCGGCATACATGCAAGAACCAGATCCGCTCGAATATTTTGGATGGTCAAAAGAATTCCAAGAAGACATGGTTGCATTAGAGCAACTTCAAAATCGATATGGAGCTTCTCATATTAGACTTGTAAAAATGTAAAATGGAAAAACAATTTCAAACACATCCTGTGGTTGCTAAATACATGGTGGACATGATTCCATTTCATTGTCACAGTATATTGGAACCAACTCCAGGAGAAGGTAATCTTGTAAAAGAACTACATAGTCGTAAATCAAAAGTAAGTCTTGGTATCCCTCGATTTAGAGTAACTGCTGCAGAAGATTTTTTTCTATTGAATACTACTGAAAGGTATGATGCAGTTATTATGAATCCTCCTTTCTCAGGAAAGAGTTTGATTATCGACAATGCACCAGAAGGAATCAATCTTTCTGGCATGGCCGCAGGTTATCATATCTTAAATGAGTGTATGAAGATGAGTGATCATGTAATTGCAGTGATGCCTTGGTTCTTAATGCTTGATTCCGACACTAGATGTAGACACCTAATTGAATTCGGATTGAAATCCATCACAGCATTACCAAGAAAGTCATTCGGATACCTTCGAATACAAACAATGATACTCGAACTTGAAAAAGGATATCGAGGTCCAATTGAATATAAATATTTTACACACCCTACATGGAAAAAATAGAAATCCATAATGATCTTGTAACAGTCACAGTCAAATCCGAATTATATTATGTAACAGAAGGAAGTATTTCAGCTAAAATATTAATAGATGAAAACCGCAAAACTATTGCATTAGGAGATGGTTGTGACTATACTTTTACCAAACAAGATATAGAATTTATTAAAAGTAACATTGGCAAAACAGTTTCGATAGAAATTTCATCAGGTAACAAACAACTTGATTTGAAATCAATACCTGTTGAATATGATGAGGATGAAGTGCTCCGTAACATTGGCCGCATGATTCCTGACGGTAAAAAACTAATCCTTCCTGAGAATGTATTCTTCGATAATTACAATGATGTAAAGACTTACTTAACCAAAAACCTTGGTAAGTATAAAAACAATGCATTTGAGTTCCCCATTTCAGCGAAAATCATGCAAGAGCGGATCTTAAATGGAGAGATTAAAAATCTGAAAAAAGAATTACAGTTCTTCGGAACACCTGCAGCAGTTTGTGAAGAATTAACCAATCAAATAATTGGAATGCTTGGACCAGGATACACAATGCTTGAACCTTCAGCAGGTCAGGGAGCAATTGTGCAAGCCCTTCAAACAGTAAGACCTGACATAAAAATAACAGCTTTGGAATACAGTGATGTGAATTATTCAGTTCTTACTGATAAATTTGAATCAAATTCTGATGTAACTACATTACAAGGAGACTTTCTTAAACATACTCCTGAAACTCTTGGTCAATTTAATTTAATCATTGCAAATCCACCTTTTACAGGAGGTCAGGATATTCAACATATTCGACACATGTACAAGTTTCTAAAACCAGGAGGACAATTAATCACAATGAGTTCCCCTAGTCCAATTACAAATAATCAAAAAAAGTATCAGGAATTTAAAGAATGGGCTGAAAATGAAGGAGGCCTCTATTTTCCTGTATCAAAAGGAGCATTTAAAGAAAGTGGGACCAATGTGGAAACTTATATTTGGGTATTCCATGCGGAAGGTGATCGAAACCCTTCAGTAGCAAGGGATTTTCAGAAACCTGAATTAGAAGAGGTAAAAAATATGTGGGGATTTTAAACATTTTTTGTTTAACTATTAATTATTTATTACCTTTATATAAAATATTAAAAATGAATAAAGCAACCGTAATCGAAAAACTTCTGACTCATAGAGATGACACTAAAAGTTTAATCTTCTTGTTCCCTTTGTTACAACTTCCAAAAAATGTTGTTCCTATCGGCACATATCTACAAATTGAATCAGTGGATCTAGGGAAAACCCGTCCTTTAATCTGTCTGTTCCATAAAAATCACATTAGTCAGACTGTCAGAACAATACTTTCGGAGAATAAATTCTTTGATTTTAGTATTAGCGATGATGAATATGAATATTTCTTCTTTGAATTTACGCAGATAGCTAACATCTACGACACTATCTTACGAGGTGAGTACACAAAGCTTACTTTAAACACAAAGATCCTTCTGAGCAGAACAGATCATCCAATTTCAGAGATTGCAATACACCCTGAAAACTATTATCAGGATTATGCGGATGAATTGAATTGCGATGTAGAAACTATAATGAAAAAGGTGGAACTAATAGAACCACCTTTTCTTGAGAAAGAAACTGTTTGTTTTGGAAAGAAAGCTCTTGCCGAACTACTAACAGAATTATCTTAATTATTTAGCGAAAGCCGCTTCATTTTCGATTGCTTGGGCTGGATTGATCATACTTCCGTTCAGTCCAAATAATCGACCTGTAACATTCCAAATTTTTCTTTCACCTTCTCTCTGCCAAGTATAAGGACCTGCATCTGCTCCAATAGTTAATTTAGAATCTTGGACTTCAAATCCCATAGCAGCCTTAGTTTCCAAAGTTAAAAGCTTAACTATTTCAAACACATCTTTCACAGAACCCTCACCCGCAGGACCATTTCCTAAGATAATATCTTTTACTAAAGGTGTAAGAGTTAAAGGATTCCATGTATCAGTTTCTTTTTCTACCCGAAGTCCAAGTCGTAATGCAACTAATTGTGCATAATCACCTACTTCAAACATACCTTTTGATGCAGCATACTTAGGATCAACCCCAGGAAGTCTCGGTAGTGTAGCAGAAGCTTTTAAAGATTGGTAATCAGGATTGTTAGGATCATACTGATAATCATTATACTCATCGTCATCGTCATCATTAAACACCATACCCGAACACATTGAAAGAATCAAAGCCTGCATAGCTTTAGTTAAAGCAACTCCAAATAATCCGCGAAGATTTTCTCTTGCGTACTCATTATTCGAAACATTACTCAATCTTCCAGTAACAGTTCTTTGAAAAAATTGCAAAGCTCCAACATACATACCGATCTCGGCTTGTTTTGTATCCCAATTATAACGAGCCTGTATATTTCCTGTAAACAATCCCTTAATTGCTCTTCCTGAATACCCTAATCCTGATTTAGTCATTGCCGACTTAGGCATATCCTTCCTGATTTTAAATTGATATCGATCCATAGTCATACCAGGAACAAATCTTAATACCATCAGCATTATTTTACCAAGCAGCCATCTATTCATAAATTCAGATTGGCTAAACTTACCTGCAAGACCTGTAGCTTTTACTAAAAATCCATTATGGTGATTCATAATTTGTTTCAATTTATCACCTAAAATAAGTGTACCTTTTGAATCATAACTAATACTGTATTCCTGAGGAACTCCATCTTTTGTATGAATCTTTCCATTACGAAGTTCAACCGATTTATCCAAAGTAGTAAGCGGACCAGTTCCATTTATCTGAAATCTATATTTTTGATTATCAAGTAACGCGTAAAAAGCTGCAAGTTCCAACTGATGTTGTAGTACAGCTCTTACAGCATAACCTGCTTTACCTTCATAAGCATCTTTGGATGCATTACGACTACCTGCATCTCCAATTTCATGTTCAAATTTATCAGGAGCCGCGTTCATTAATTGAGCCAATTGGACATCAACCCCCCGTGTACTAGAAGAATAAGTCAATGCCAACATCTGAGAAATTGTAGAAGAAGCTTTCTTTTCACCAACCATCCAGTTTTTCATATTGAAATAATCACCAGATCTAGTTGCAGAAATTAAACCGTATTGTACTCTTCCTGAAACAGCATTGGTAGCATCAGACATCCAATTGAAAAAGAAGAACTTCCTGTTTGAAAGAGATGATATTCCACTTACACCTCTGTGAGCCATACGTGTTGCTTCCCGTCCAATAGTTCCTTCACCAAAAGAAGTAAGCCCTGCGCCTTCATAATGTCTTTCAAAGATTTGATTAACAGCCTTTGCTCTATGTACAACATTTGGATTCTTTGAAACAGCAGCTACAAAATCTAATTCTTTTTTGAATTTATTGATTTGAGGAGCAATGGTTTCACCAGCTAAAAGTTCTTGTAAAGTTTTGGCCACTGAATAATTCTTTCGTAGAAGTTTAAATGACTCAACACTTTGTTGATACTGCATCATTAAATCAATGATATCCAAACTACGATCGTCCAGATCCAATTCAAATGTACCGTAGACAGGTCTACCAAACTCATCAAGTTTTTTAGTTCCAATAGGCTTCATCATCAAACCAAAATTGTAATCATCCGCTTGAGAATGTACCATCTGTAATGTATTACTTACAAATCTACGCGCTGCCTCTTTTGGTTTATGTGGAGTAAACTTCTCTAAACCAGCTCTTCTTGCTGAAGGATAACTCAATCCTAATTTCTGGGCATTATCAAGACCAATCTGAGAATCTAAATGGATGTTCTTAAACTCATCCAGCATATTCCATAAATCATGATCGGTATCAAACATAGTTTGGTAATCAGGATTGATGTACTTACTGCTGCTAGCACCTTGTTGCGGAGTTTTTGGAAGAAATCTATTTCGATTATCAATGTTTGCTAATACCAAGTTCCCATTATTATCAATGTAATCTCTTTCTACAATCTCAGTTTTGTATTCTTCTTTGACAACACTTTTATAGAAAGTCATGTTAGGAACACGAGGAGTATGATCCAGTTCAAATACACCAACAATGTTACCCTGAGCATCATACATTGGTTCAGCTTTGTAATAAAGATTATCAGAAGGTTTTGTAAAAGACCAGAGACTTGTTTTCTCAGGAACCATTCTATATTCACCTCTGCTCTCACCCTCTTCATCTTCAATTAAAACAAATTTTTCTTTATCGTAATGGTTGTTGTCAAACCACTCAGCAAAAGTAGGAGCGCTTGCTTTAACTTCATCCAGTAAGAATTCTTCTTCATAAAGAAATTTACTAATAACATCTTCCGGAATATCATCTTCACCTACAACATAACCGTATCCCTGAACATACTCATCAAAAATTTCCAAACCTGTTTCATTTCCTTTTTCTCTAAGAATAGATACAAAAGCTGCAGCATAATAATCTGTAGCTGTAGTAGTACGCATAGAAGAAAGTTCTTTTTCAATTTCAGCTAATCGCTCAACTTGATCTTGAGTTATTCCAAACTTTGCATTTTTTAATCCTTCATTAATCAATTCTTTAAGCTGCATGTATCTCGACTCAGCCGTAGGTGATTCAAACTGATGACCATTGGTATCAAAATATATCATGATGTCACGGTACTCACGGTATTCCTCTTTAGTTAATCCATTTCTTCGATAATACAATTCAGTTGCTTCTTCGATTTCAATATGCATATCCCTGATTCGGATCTGATTTGCTGCAGAAAGAGCTGTCCCATCATACTGACCTTGATCATCTTTAGACTTTTTATTCAAATCATAAATCTGTTTGTATAAATCTCCAACATCAGCAATATCTTTATTCAACTCATTAAACTTCTTTAATATGACAGACTTCTCATCATAAAGAGCAGCTCTTTTTTCATAGTAAGCCTCATCAATTTGAACAGTAGTATTCTTACGCATCCAACTATTACGAGCCCCTTCGAAAGCAGAACTTCCAATTGTATGATCAGGATTTTCATCCAACCAGTTCTCAACAAAAGTATTGTAAGCTAATTCAAAAACTCCTTCTTTTCGAACAGACTCTTTAAACTTCTGAGATTTCTCATTGTATTCAGCCAATCTTTCAGCAATTTCTTTTTCTCTTCCAACTTTCTCAGTTCCATCTGCATTGTATATACTACTCATCCATCGTAGCTCAACCCACTTATTTTTTATGTGATCTGTTTGACGATGATCCCAAATAGGTAATTCAAGATCCTGCATCTCATTCATTTCACCATAAAACAAATGAAGTCTTTTACGCACTTCTCTACCGATGTCACCTCTTAATAGTTTCTGAACATCGTAATACTCATCTACATATTTTTGATGCATGTAAGCCCTGTTAAAATCTTCCAGTGCTTCAGTAGCTCTCAAGTATTCATCGTAATGCTCATCTAATCCAGAATTTTTATATTCATCGGCCGCCAATTTAATAGAATGCTGTAACACACTGATATCCTTTTCCCAATCTTTGAAGTTATTCATAAATTGATAATCGTGGAAATCTTCTATTTCATTATTGACAAGTCGTCCAACATTAGTAACCTGCTTTAAAGCACTACCAATACCATTGGTTCCGAAATGTCTTTTCTTATCCCATCCAGTAGCTTTCAAGTGAGGATTAATTTTATTAAGCATCTCAGCTTGATTTGAATTCATAATACCATGAAGTTCATTCATTTGATTACGAACCAATGTATGAAGCCCACCTACAACTATATCCTGACTGTTAGCTGCACCCTCAATAATATTATTTAAAGCAACCGCATCAGGAGAAAGTCCCATAAGCATATCCATTATTGTATCGGGAGTAACTTCGGTTCCTTGAGTTTTTAAAAATCTAAAATTAGTATAGCGTTCCTGCTGTGCTACAGTTAAGGTTCCAGGAGTGGCAGAGTTCAATCGATTGTATTCCAACATCTCATCTGGAGAAAGTCCATAAAATTCAGTATGCATGCGATCATAATCTCTCATATTTCCTGAATCTCTCAACTGATCTAGGTTTTTCAAATAAGCAGCGGTAACAGGAGCTTTTTCTTTATTCACCTGATCGCTTATTATCTTGGAAACAAGACGGGCTTTTTGAATTGCAATATCTCTGGTTAAATTGGTAGCACTTTCGGCAAGTGTTGTCATTCTAGTGGTAAAAGCTGTTTCTTGATTATCACTATACAAATTCATGTAGAGTGCATTTTTATCCAAAGTTTTATTCAAGAAGTTATCCCACTGCAGCGCATACTGACCAAGTGCATGCAACGCGTCCAAATCTTCAATGACTCCATCTTTCTTTTCAAGAATCGCCATTTTTTCCTGAATCATTTTGAATACTTCCTCTCCTTTGGCAATGCTTTTGAATATAGATTCCAGTTTGGTAACAACTTCATTTATTTCCTGATCTCGGACATTAGCAGATAATGACTTGACAGCTTTACGGGATTTGTCTGAAGTGCTCAATACCTCAGTAATCTTACGAAGGTTTTGTAGAAGACCATCATTCTCTTCATTAGTAAAACCTTCTGCAATTTGAGAGTAAATAGAATTTGGCTTTCCTGCTGCAGCAACCTGCTCTTTAATCATATCAGCAAACTCATTGATTATTTTTTGAGCAGTATCAGCACCAGCTTGATTAATTCTTTTCATTAATTCATCTGACTCCATCTTGAGCATCAAAGTATCATCAGCATTCAAAGCCTCATAGTCTAACTTAAAACTATCGCCTTGATTAAGCATCGTAACCAATTGCTTGAGTGTTGTTGTAGGAGCCAGCTTAGAGGCATCAATTTTAAAAACCTTTCTCAACATCTGGCGAAAAGCAAAAAATAATTTATCTAACCAGCTTTGTGGTTTAGCCACAACTTCCCGATTAATTAATTCCATTGCTCTTACTATAACCTCTTCCTTGTATTCATTACTTGCAGGATCTAAAGAAGAAGACTCCATGCCAGAAACTAAATGAAACCCTAAATCCGATGCCATTACTTCATTGAATAAAGACTCAAACACCTCTCGATTATTTTTGGATAAACTCTTAACCAAAGGATGTGAAAATTCATGGAAGATTGTATCAGCATCAAAAGCTCCTTCGACAAGATAAACTTTTCCTGATCTGAAAAAACCCATTCCTGGATCCGAAGACTTCTTCATTTCCATCGCTTCCTGTGGAGTAACAATAATTGCTTCAATGCCTAACTGCTTACTTAATGTTTCCACAGCACGCATGCTTTCCTTTCTGCTATTTGCAGCCAAAAGATTGTTGATTTGTTCAACTGGTAGCTCATCAATTGCCTCAGGAAGACTCTCGTAATATTCCTGAAATTCATCGATAGCTACAGGTTGATTGCCTAAATCTTCAATTTTTTTAACAACAACTAAAGGTGGACGAACATTACCATTCTGTTCAAAGAAATCTCTCCATGCTTCTTTTTCACCAACAACACCTGCTAGAATTTTAAACTTGGTTTCTTCATTTTTATCACGAAAGCACATTCCCATCTTAACAATTTTTAGATTTCATTAATTCATTTAAGTCCTCATCATTAATTCGAACAGATACATCATTAGTTGCATCATAATTCCAATCAGGAAGGCCTGTCTCTTGATCCGTAACCAGTTCCAATTCTTCCTCCTCCTCCTGGTCAAACTTATCATCGATTGTGTTTTCACGCTGCTCTTGTTCAAACAATCCTCTGTCACGAAAATAATTATAATTTCTTTCATGAGCCAATGCTTTATTTACATCAGCTAAACTTTTACTTCCAAGCTTTACTTCCAGAAGCTTTGTGTAATTATCAGGAACCTTTAACCCTATCTTTATTTTACGGGGATTATCTGAATTCCTAGTCACCCATCCAAAAGCAAACTTAGCACCGAACTCAGGATTCTTTTCCAGTACATCGGATACATCCTTCTGAGCTTTAGCCACACGGGTTAATAAATTTCTAGGAGTGTTACTCTTATTTGGAGTAGCTATAAAAGAGTATGGGCCAACCTGCTCTAAAGCAAGGTCAGCCGTTTTACTCTTAAAAATATCAGCAACTGTATCCAATACAGCCGCTTGTCTTGATTCTAATGTACAACTCATTATCCTTCGCAATTTGGGGTTTTATCAACATCTTCTTGGGTGATATCATTTGGATTAGATTCTTCAGATCTTAATTCACTCCTTACTTCCATAAGTAATTTTGGAAACTCTGTTCCCCATTTACCTTTATCTTGGGTATGTGTAAGAACAGCATTTCCGGTAGCAAAAAGTTTAGCTAAAGCTTGTGGGTTTTGTTCAAAAGAAAGTGTAAGTATATTTTTCATTACTCCTGATGAATCTCTATCCCAAGTTGCAGTTGATAAATCTTTAATTTTAGTTCCTAAACTTTTTGCTTCAGCTCCTGTTGCAGTTTTTAATTTTTCAAGTATTTCTAAATTTTCTTTACTGGCAGGAGTACCTAATAAAACAGCATTTGTAAAAAATATTTTCATAGCTTGAAAAGCACCTTCAGGTGTTCTAAATGTTTGACCATTAAGAGTTATAGGTCTCTCAGCAAAATTACTCAAATCAGCATTTTCTTTTGTGCTAAAATAAATATTTAAAGATTGCTGTTGATTAGGTTTCTCTTTATTAAGAGCAGCCCTTTGACCTTCTGACAAAGAAGAAATTCCAACACCTACAGGCGCTGCTTTTTTACCATAAGTTTTTCGCTTATGCATAAGATACACTTCAGCAAATCTTTCAATGATACTATCGCCGATTACAATCCTTCCTGGTTTCGCCATAAGCAAGCCCATCTCGTATTGATATTGTCCTGGAGCATTCCATAGTGTATTCAAAAAAGATTCTACAAAAGGACCAACATAAGGAAGTGGTGAATTTTTAAGTAACTTCTCGCTAGTAGTACCTGCTATAGTTGTCATAACCTTGTTGTTATAAATAGCGGATTTAAATTTACCAAACCCTGAGTATTTACTCATTACTATTTCAGGAGCAGTAACATCGTACATATCGCTAGATGCAAGTTCAGGAGTAGATAAAGTCACATAAACTCCACCTGCTGTGTATTTATATACTTCAATAAATCCTTTTTCTTTAAGGTGCTCACGAGCCATTTGGTCAATACCTGAAGCAACACCAATGTTAAATACTTTTACTTTTGCTTTCAGAGCTTTCTCAATTTCTGTAACGTAGTAGTCATCAAATTCATCCTTGACTTTTTTAGTAAACTCAGCTTCTGTTAAAACACCATCATAAGCATTTTTGAAAATACCTGCACCAAATATCCACACATTATCTTTAGAACTAAACTTAGAGTTTACATTTCCAGCTAATCTTTCTGGATACTTCTTATTGATAACATCGATATACGATTGTGTTGATGAAAGCCTACTGTCTTTTACAGAAACAGATCTAGCAATAGCTTTGGAAGAAATATTAGCCATCTTTTCATCTTTAATACCATGACGCTCCATTAAAGTTTTACTGTCGGCAATAGACATATTATCTTTTGTTTGTCCTGCACCAACAACATTCCATGTAGGAATACTACCTGTGTTATCAATTCCAAAATACAATTGTAAAAGAGTATCCAACTTTTCTTGCAATGCTGGTGTAGGAGCAACAATTTTTTCTTTAACCAAATAAACTTGAGGTAAACTCTGCATCTTACGAAGGTAAGCTTCATTGATTCTTTTTGCTGTAAACATGGAGCTTTTATCCAATACTTTAGAAAGCTCTTCAAAATTATTTCCAATTTCATTTTCAACATACGACCAGGAAATCAAAGCAACCTTATCATTCTTTCCGGATACTTGTTTAGTAGCAGCCTTAATAGAACCATCGGATACATAATTGTGACCTCGGACCCGCTGCTTATAAGAAGAAACAACCATCTCTTTAAACTTAGTATCGAAATCTCCTAAATAAGGAACTTCAGCTATTTTCTTTTTACCTTTTATTACAGCATTCAAATCTCTATCCAATGCTTGAATAATAGATTCAATTCCATAATTGGAATCAATAACAGAATGCAACTTCTCTTGGTCAACAATAGGAGTCAAATCAAAAGTAGATCTTCTATTCATTCCTGTTTGCATAATAGCCATGTGTTCAAACTTACTAAAGAACTCTGCAATTTCAGGAATCTTAGACGATTTCAGTGCCTCTAAGTTCTCGCGGTACACAATAGAAAAGTCTGCATCCTTAACCTGAGTCAGCTTTAAGTTACTCTTCTTAGTTTTGGCATCATAATCAGCACGGATGTGATCAATCAGATCGTACTGTCCAGCTAATTCAGGATTATTTCTTTCCAAACCTTTAAGAATTCCTGCCATTCCCCATCGATAATTAAAGAATGCTATGTGGTTATTGGACTTATATAATGCAATACGTCTTCTTAAACTTTCACCACTGGTTGTACCAGCAAGTTTTTCTGACACCATATATGAATACTTTTCTTTTAGTTCTTCCTCACTCATCATTCGGGCTTTACCTAATTCCAATCTATAAGCCAAATACATTGCCTCTGTAGGAAAGAAGTAAGTTGGATTTGTAGGATCACTGTTCTTTTGAGCTGTGCTAAATTCATAATTATGCTGAGTCCTACCATGTCTTAATTTTTCAGGATTGTAATACATTACCATTCCTTCTTCATCAATTAACACTTCATCCTCTAAAGTAGCATCACTTTTAAATGTGAATCCGTTGTAAGACGAATCACTCCATACTGCATTTTGATACAGGTAAAATAAGAAGTCATTCTTATAATCATTTCTCAGGGTTGATATATCATACCCCAAAGCTTCATTCTTATCTTTATCCAATAGTTTCATAGCACTAGCTTTAAGTACCAGTGGATGATTTCTTAATCGGAAGTATTGACTAAACATTTTAATAGTAAAGTCATCATTATTCATGATACCAGGAGAAGTAGTTGAGTAATCTTTATACCAAGATGAAGGAACTACAGATCGTCTTCCTTTAGAAGTTTTATCACGATATGCTGCAGTTGTATTAATACGGTTCTGAGCATCACTTAATGACGCTGTTTGCGCTGTATCAAATTTAGTTACAGATTCGAACTGACTGATATCATCAGCCATCTCTTCTATTTCCAAATAATGCAAGAATGCTTCGTACTGTCTGTAAGAAGGAGTTTTTTCTTTAATCATGTTTTTAATACTAGCAAGATCGAATTCCCCTTCGGTCAATGCTGCAAGAGCCCTGTGATTTTCAGCAACATCGATTCCTTTCAATTCCTTTGGAATAGCATCCTGATATTTAGAAATCAATCTACGAATAACTTCTTTTTTAGCATTGCTTTTTGTGTAAACTGAACCACTTCCGTTAGCAAGTCCCGCGTAAACACCTACCAATTCTTTCTTCATACGATTGTATTCTTTAATCATTGGAAGACTTGAGAAATAAATAGCACTCTTGATTGGAACTCCTGTCATTATCATAAATAATAACTGAGGTGTGTTTTCTTTATTACCTTGAATATTAAAAATCCATGCATCTTTGGCAACATCCACGTATCCATTAATCAACTGGCCGATAAGATCCGAGATTACTTTACCATCAGAACTCTTAATTGAACCTAATGATATTTGAATACCTGTTTCATCAATAATTTTATTGTGAGCGAATCTCAAAGTACGGCTATTATAATTTTTTGTCAATGAATTAAAAGCTTCCAAATTACTTTTAACACTTTTATCTTTCATTGACGCTAAGTGATCTTGAACAACCTTTCGGATGCTTTCATTCTCTCCTGGAAGTACTCCTTCTAATGCCGCCCCCATACGTGTAAATACAGCATGGTATGTTGATGCTACAGCAGCGATTCCCAAAGATTCCATACCAACAGTATTCTCTTCGTGCTTTTGTAAGTTGTACATGTAATCAAAGATGGTTGTACTAGCAATAGTTTTTATACCTGCAGGTGTACCTTTTTTACCACGATTTCTTTTATCATAGGCCATTTGATTAGAGTCCTGTAGCTCTTCAAAAATAATATCATCATTAACTGTTTCAGGTGTACTATTAGCAGCAAACACAGGTTTTGTATTACGAGTGTGATTCGCCTTAACCAATTCGCCAAAATTATCAGGCATTGTAATACGCTCTGCAAATAATCTTAGGATGTCATTCTGTAAGCCCTTAGTACTCTTACCATAAAGAGCACGCTTTACCGAATCCAGTTTATTATAAACAGCTTGTTTTTGATTCTCCAATTCTGATATTTGATTATTTTCAGCAATGAACAACTCATTATATTTATCGGTTCCGAAAGCAGCAATCATATAATTCTTAATGTTTTTCTCAACCTCTTCTTGAGCTTCCATTAATACATCAATCTGATTAATTGTTTTCTGTAATTCATCTTTCATTTGAGATACAGGCATTGTTTCATACATACCTTCCTTCATCCGAATATTAGTAACTTTTATCTGCAGCTGTTTAATTTTATCTAAATCCAAAGATTGTATGTAAAACTGATCGGCAATTAATTCACGAATATTTTCTTTTTCAACAGAAAGAGAATTAAATTTTACTTGTTTCTTTTTATAAATAGCATCTATTTGAGTACCTATCCCCGCTGCTTCTAAATACAAATTATCAATTTGAGTATTCAATGCATCATCTGACTCGGTAATACCAGGAATATGTTTCTGTAACTCAATAGACTTTCCAATCTTAACAATATTAGGATAGCTCAAGAACAACTTATCAATATCATAATCCGCTCCTGTTTTTGCAACAATATCTGAAGGAAGAATAATTATATTTCCTGCAGATGGTGGTAAAAATTCAGCAATAACTGCAGCCTCCAAAGAGTTTTGCGCCTGTGTTGGGATACGAGGACCTGCTAAAGTAAGTAGCGGTTCATGTTTATCTCGCCATTCCTGATTTCTCAAAGCATTATTCAAATTAGCGATACTCGCTTCCATATCAATAATGTTTTTAGTAACCCCTTTTGAATTAGTAACAGTCTTCATTACTTTAATCTTTTTCCCAGTATGGTCATCCAGATCAAATAATAATTTAAAACTTCCTTGCATTGCAATTTTTACTTCCATTTTGGAAATACGAACAGCTTCTCCTTTACGAGCAGGATCAGTTATGATGTTGCCATCTTTATCAATTAGATGATATGTTTTTAAACCATTAGTTCCAAAAGTTTCTAAATCTTCAGCAGTCGGCTTTTTAAAATCTACCCGCTCCCACATAGATCCAGCAGCTTGAATAAATCCTTCTCCTGTTACTTTAATTCGGCGAAGTTTTTTATCAATCATTGTTACCAAAATCTTTTCAATAGTTTCGGCATTCAACGATGTAGATAAATCACTTCGAAGACCTCCCGTATTTTTATCGATAATAAATTCAACCTCAGCAGGAAGTAATTCTTTACTACGCAATTGATTCTGAATGTATTCTTTTAGCTTATCATTATTTCCGCTGTAACTTACAACATCATTTCCTGCAGGATCTTTACTTATTTGTTCAGTCATTCCAATATCAGCCAACAATTCTTCTTTCAAAGTTTTTTGGTACATAGCTAAAGTATGTTCTGTTTCAGCTAACCAGTTGGATAATCGAGAATTAAATTTAAGAGATTTTTTAATGTTTGTCCACTCATTATCAGCGATATTATCTATATCAGCAACGCTGTCAATAGGAACACCGTTGTTAGATACACCCAGATAAATCATTTTACGGATCTGAGAAGGCAAATTAATTTTACCCTTGAATCCTTCAGCAATATGTACTTGTCTTTTTAAGAACCGAACATGTATTTTATTATTTGTGATATCTGTATCAAATAAAATTTCTCTGTCCTCAGAATACAAATCATCATACACTGCAGCAGAATTTAAATTATCACTATTGATTTTTGAAACTGTGGATAATTTCGAACCTGTTGCCATTGTTACATAGTCAACACCGTCTTCCATCAATTTCTCATTCAACTGTTCAAGCTTTGTCCCCTTAATAGCCAAAGGAATAAGAGGCATTAATGAATATTTGTGGAAGGCAATCATTCCTAAGTCAGGAGATTTTCCTGCATCAGCACGGTTATTATCTGTAGTTACAGGACCGTAGTACTGATATTTACGAACTGGGAATGTCGCAATCGCTTTATCATAATCGATTTCCTCACCTTTAAGCATTGCTTGGAATACATCTTCTTGTCCTTGTGACCAATCATTAGAAGATTTAGCCATGGTTCTGTAAGAGTCCATTGTTATCCAACCAGCTCCATCGGATTCTTTCATATTTTTATACTCAGTAGCATCAATTCCTGCCATCTTCATATAATGATCCGCGTACACAGAGTCATGTTGTGATTCTCGAATTACAGCTGTATTCAAATAACCTATATATGTTCTAGCAACAGGCTTTTTATAATCAGGTCTACGCTCCTGGATTCTTTCCATGTTCTCAGATAAATGCTTTTTAGCAAAGGCATCGTATCCGAACTCAGGAGTATTGACATGATCAAACCAAGAGTTATCAAATCTAAATAGTGTACCTGTAGAAATCATACCAGCAATACGCTTGTGATAATCTTCACCCGCAACATTATATAAAGCTGAATCTCCTAAGAATAAAGCAGCGTAATTAAGATTTTGAATAAAGTTATTTACAGTGAACATGTCAAGTAAATCCTTTTTGAATTCTTCATTTGATTGTTTAGCCCCGTGCTTTTCTTTAACACTATCGATCACTGGTAGTAGCTTTCCTTTATCTTGTAAGATTTCAGAAGACCTCATAATGAAATAATTACGCAGCTCTTTATCAATCATTGCTTTAACTTCTTTAGGAAGAATCTTTCCAATTATAAAATTCTCATTAAGATTTAAACTTGTCAAAGCATCTCGTAAAGAATCATCCTGAAGAATAACATCGAATACATTAAAGCCTTCACCTCGATCCATAAAAGCTTTGTCGAAAGCATAAGTCTTATCTGGATTATCCTTAATTTCTTTTTTCAAATTCTTAATGCGTGTAATTCTAATTAACTCAGCTTCTAAATGATTTTCGAACTGATTGTAGAAAGATAAAGAAGTCGATTTATAATTCTTGCCAAACATGTACTGAGATTCTTCCATCGGAACAATAGCACCTTTTTCAGCTTTAGTAGAACCTTTTCTAATAAAAGTATTGTAGAATGTAAGAGATGTAGATTTATCAGCAGCCCGCAATATTTCCTGATGTCCAGAGAACGTGTCATATACATCTGTAATAAACTTAGTGGTATTATCAGAATCAATTGGTGAAACACCATTCTCTGCAGTACCATTAATCAATTTGGATCCTGATAATAAATTAAGATGTAGTTTGATATTTTGATTTCTCTTACCATAGAATTCAGGATTATCCAAGCGGAACATCTGAGTCAAAATACTTGATCCAATTATAGGATTTTTACTAATATCCCAAAACTCCATACCTGGAGTGCTGATTAATTCCTGATAACTTTTAGCTGAATTGATTGTAGCTATAGCAACAGTAAGGGATGAATGCATTGGACGCTCAGATTGAGTTTCACCATCAGCTCTTCGAGCCATACTACTTACTTGAGAGTCATCAAAGTATTCAGATATTTTTGCAAACTCTTTTTTATAACCTTCCGGTGATACAGTTACAGTTTCACCTGCTGAATTTATATAATCGTATGCTTTAAATAAATCATCAAAGGATTCTATTGAATAACCAGATGGTCTATTTCGAAGTACTTCAACTAAGTTATTTAATAACCCTCCAGGAATATCATATTCTGCTGAACCAACCATTAAGATTTCTCTTATTTCATCGGTGTGAGGAAGAATCATTCCTAATTGCTCAAGAAAACCAAATGGATCTGCTTCATACATCGGCATTGCCATTGCAGCTCTTACAGATTTTCTATACTTACGACCAACTTGTTTTGTTGTATGGAACATATCAAAAGAATTAGTCGCATCTAAAGGTGCAAACCCTAATGATTCATAAGTACTTAACAACAACTCCATATCTAAAACTCTTAAATCTAAAGCAGTTTTATAAAATGCACCCTGAGCTGTTGAATTGTAATTAAAATTATCACCCCATGTTCTAATAATCTGACTAGCCTGTGTTCCAACTCTTCCTGATCTCAATTCTAAAGTTCCTTCTGAAGATTCAATTTCATTCCCTTCCTCATCAAAAGTTTTAATTTTTGTACGCTCAATAGTTGTCTGCAATAAAGGAACTGATGGTTTGTTAATACTTCCCCAGAAACCACTCCACTGCTTTTGCTCATGCTCTGTAATCTGTACGGATATAGAATTATCCACACCTTCTTCCATAGTAGCACGGAGAGGTCCTAATATTGCAACCAATTGAGCAATCTCTTTATCTTTTAATGCTGCTGTTTTTAATGCATCAAGAATATCCTCAGGAGTGATTTGATTTGCTGTAAGTTTTAATATTTTACCCATAATAATTTTAGGATTCCGAAGTGTTGGAATACCCAATCTATTAATTATAGGTGTACCCATACCATTATGAGTATATCCTTGAATCATAGACAATAAAATCTTTGTATGCTCATCAGCTAAATCAAAAGGTGATGTATTGTTGTTGTCTTTATAAAAAGCTTCAACAGCCTCAGCATCATTGAAATCATTTGTATCTACATCTAAAGCTGCTCCAAAAGAAGCATCTGGTTTAATAAATGCATAATTATTTAAATATAATCCAATAATACTATCTGTTTTCCCTAGATGGTTAATAGGATTTATAGTAGCATCTCCAAAATTATCCCATACTTTTTTTAATAGATCAGCATTATTTTGGGCAAGAATAGAAGTTGGATCTTCTTCTAACTCTGCTTTTGCTACCTCTAACTGATATTCAAACACAGGTAGAATATGACTCATTAACATTTCTCCAAAAAGTTCTGGATCCTGTAATTGAAAAACACCGTATCCATGAGTTGTAGAATTACCCATACTTTCATTATACAAACCTAAAGCTGTTTGATATTCTTCTGATTCTACATTCGTAGTAACCATTATTTGTCTATACCAGATTAAGTCAGAAATTTGATCTGCATTAATTGATTTATTAAGAACGGTCTGAATATAATCTGAAACCATTGAGTTCATGGAACCCATTACAATAGAAACTTCCTGATGCGTAAAATCCATACCTGTTTCTACAGATTGATTCAACGCTTCACTCATCATAGGAGTTACAAATTTCGAAGCATCGATGTTACCTTTGTATAAATTTCTGAAAGAAGTTTCCACTAATTCAGGTAAACCGTAAGCTCTAACTTCAGCATGAGTTCTGTTTCCAAAAAATGAATTAAACAATTCTAAGAGATACTTAAAGAATCTCGCAATTTTACTTTCAGGCTGCTTGTTATACTTGCTTTCATTACGCGCATAACTTCTAAATTCTTCTGCCAAAAATTCTTCCAGTTCTAAATCAGTAGCATCTGAATAATTCAAAGTCTTAGCTTTACCATTAACTACTGTAGTGAATGAACCTTTTTGATTTCTAAGTTCACCATATACTTCATCGCGTTCAGCTTTACTAAGAATTCCATTAAAATAAGCATGATAAACCTCATGGTATAAAGAAGTTTTATCAGAACCTTTGTACAAAGTAATTGTATTCATGAAAAAATCAGCAAGAAAACCTTTTCCTTTTGAATTAAGTTGATCCGTAACAATTAAATTAAGCACTCCAGCCATTGGATGATTCTTGAACCATGTGTCCGCTTCTGTCTCCTCAAAAGGTTGAACAGCACTGGCACGATTTCTTTGCTCAAGACTCATACGGCGAGGAGGAAGTTTTGTTTTATCAAATACAACCTTCTGCTTAATTGGAGCAAATGCTATATAAGAACCAGCTCCGCGGATTTCTCCATTTTTATTGGTTACAATATTATTCATCGCATGATTTGTAATATGACTCATACGCGTCATTACATTACTCATCACAAGTTCTCCATCTTTAACACCCATAACGACCTGAATTAAATCATCAAGTTGAGCTTTTTCAGATAAGGTAAAACTAATATCAGGTTTATATCCAATGACATGTCCTGCTTCTTGTTTAACAATTTGCCCCTGTTTGGTTACACTCTCCATATCAGAAACAAGTCTGTGATCGGTATCACTTATAGCAGCTAAAGGACTATGAGGTTTAAATTTGTAAGCTTTTGTAAAATCCACAAAGGCTTGCTTGAATATTTCAATTTCTGCAGGTGTTTCAATATTATATTTGATACCACCAATAGTTGCACTTTTAAACCATTCTCTGGCATAAGCATTGTACTTAGCACCACTATTTTTATTATCTGTTTTTTCAAATACAACATGACCAAAATCACCTTGTTGAATATACATCGAAATCATATTAGATCTTTCTGTAAGAGAAATTAAGGATCCATCTTTTTTCAAATAAGGATTGGTCATCAATTCCAGTAAAGCCTCAGTGATTTCAGGAGATAAAGAATCTAATGTTCCTCTATCCAAACTCCAAGGTTTTGAACTATTTGGCGCAAATACAAGAAGTTGTTTAGATTGCTTGGCTCCAACAGATACTTTAAATTCTAACTCTGATAAATTTGTCACATCTCTAAGAGGTGTAGAATTAAGAGTATTCAATTGTAAAAATCCAACTTGACTTTCAGCCATATCAATATCAGCAAAGACTTCAGTACCTGCAGCAATTTGAGATAAACCGTATGACACATTGTCTAAATAAGATTTAATTAAATCATTAGCCATTTTCACAGCTGCTTCTCTGGTAACACCAGCGATACTCATATTTTGTTCGATCAGTAACTCCTTATTGTAATTAAACTGTTCAGCTTTAGTTTTAATTGGAAACACGGGAATTCCACCATCTTCGGTTACAGTTCCTTGTTCATCAAACCGTAAAACTTTACCCGACTCATTTACTAAAACCATTACAGGTAATTGCTCATCACGATAGTTAGTTGTATCTGAAACATTACCCAATGCTTTTGCTTGAGCAAGAGTCATCATTTGAAGTTTATACCCTTTATCATTCTGATTATTCAGAACCTTACGAATAACATTGTTCTCTAAAACTTTAGCAGGATCATCGATGTTATCATGATAAGTTCCTGATTGAGGATTAAGTAATGAGCCTTGAAAAGAAAGTCTAAATAATGTAGTAGATATTGCATCAAACCATTGAGGTTCAACACCAGCATCTACTTCAACCGATTGTTCATTACTGAGTTTAGCAAAATGATTTACTACTCCCTGAATAGATTCTAATGTAGGAGTTTGCAACTGTTCATATACAAATGAAGCATCTTTACCTGCGGCTGCCATTACTTCTGCTGTAACTGAACCAGGCTTACTTCCAAACTGAGCTGTTATCAATTGAGGAATTACAAATAAATGTTGCAATATTACTTCAGAGTCTTCAGAATTTCCATCTTTATTAAATGCGAGAAGAGCTTCTTTATAAAGCTCTTTCACAATCATATCGTATGTCTGATCTTTTTCTAGCTGTGCTTGAATTGCTCTCTTGAAAAAATTTCCAAATAATTCCAAAGATGTTTCAGTGATACAAACTTTCATTTATTTACATTTAGATAATTGTTCTTTAATCCTAATTTTAAGTTCTGCATCCGGTAACTCTTTGTACTGATCCATACTCTCCGTAAAGTTATCAAAAATATATTGATACGATATCTTAACAGGGTCAATTGTTTCTGGTTCAGCCTTAGTATTCAGTTTCGAAATACTAAAGACTCCTGTTGAGCCTAAAAACTTCTCAGTTCCTAATGCAAAATCTTTAACTGAAACATTTCTAGTTTTCTGAGTTTCGAAATCTTGCACTTCCACCACTCCAAACTTTTGAGTTCCAACAACTTTAACAACCTTCCCCTTTAATATAAGAAATTCTCCGGTAAAATCCGAAGATTGTATGCTTTTTTGGAATATATCCCAAAACATTTTTTCTTGCTCTTGAGATATATTTGGTGTCTGATTAAACAAAGTTGCTACCAACACTAAGTCTACAAGAGATGTTTCAGGATTGTTGATTCTTTTCTTATAAGCTTCTACTAACTGAAAGGATTGACTTTTACTAGAATCCAAAGTATTCCAAATTTCTTTGGCCATAACATCCGCTTCCTTAGCTTTACTTCTTCCTGTTTGAATATAACTGTCACCATAGATTTGATTGTGCAACTGACGGTCGGATATGGAAAGAGAATCTATATCTCCTTCGTATTGGCCTGTTAAAATTGCATACGCATCACTTCCTTCGAACTCATAAAGAGCTCTTTGCATATCATTCAATTCAGGATCTTCTTCCTCCTCCTGTTCTCTTTCATCATACTCATCATTCTTTTGTTTCTCAAGATCTTCCATGCGATCTATAAGATACTGCCTCATCTCTTTAACACTATCGTAGTTTTTAAGAGTCTCATCAACTAAGTCAGCCAGCTTTCCAGAATCTACACTATCCTGAAGACGATCTAACTCATCTGCAAATACTTCATTAGCGATACCATCAAAAGAATTATATTCACTATTAACATTCCACAAATTCTTTTTACGAGCTTTATCTTTTTGATTATTTAAAGCATCAGGATGAACTTTGTGTGTAGTTAACCAATCGTATAATTTATAAAAATCTACATCATCTTGGGATACATTACTACGATCTGTAAAATAGTAAGCCAATTGAGCTCCTATTGAATCAACTTTTACACTCTTAGCTACAACAGTACCTCGCTTGACTGCTCTAAAAGGATTTAAAAACTTCTTACTTTTAGAAATAGGTTTGACAACAAAAGGACTTTTGATGTTATCCAAATGTTTATTGATGGCATTGACGACACTCAAACTTAATTCATTATTAGATTCAAGTTCTTTAATGTAATTGTTAATAGCATCGGCCTGCTGATTTGGATCTTCTATATCTAATCGCGCCACTCCATTTAGGTTAAGACTTTTTGCTAATATTTTTACATTCTGTACATAAGAAATAACAAAGGCTTTAAATTCTTCAGGAGTCATTTCACGTAACTCTTTATCAAACATATACTTCATGTATGGAATGTCACCTTTAGGCCATCTGACAGGAATCCATTTGTCATCTTTTTTTCCAGTACCTTTTTTTATGAAGGCTGTAGCTCCAGAGTTTAATAATTTGATATTAGGATTGTACTTTGAGTAATCAACACTCAATTTATTATCGACAGGAGCTTTTACTTTTTTACCACTTCTTTTAGAAGCCTGTCTTGCTTTTTGCTTTTTGACAGTTGCTACTTGATCAACGACTTCTTGTAATTCAAATTCATCTTTGTTTAACTTATCGATGAAATACAAAACCTGATCCTCTGAAAGTTCTTTAAATAATTCAGCCGGAACTACTGCTTCTACATCTGCTGTTGTATATATTTTAGGAGTAATAGGAGCCTGTTCTAAAGCTTTCAGTTCTCTTTCATACTCTTCTTTAAATTTTGCTTTAATTTCATCAATTGCTCTAAGTAATAAACTATGACCAAATTTACTAATACCTCTTCTTTTTCTTACTTCCTCAGGATCTATACTAGCAATTTTATTTTCATATTTTTGTTTTAACTCTTCCTTTAAAGCATTAATTTCTGCATTTGGATCTGAAATAGTAGGTCCGGTAACAGGTGTTACTGCTCCAACGGTAGGTCCGCTTACAGGTGCAATTATAGGAGCAACTGCAGGAATTACTGCAGGTGTAGGCTCAACTTCGGCAGCTGTGGTATTTAGATTGTGAGCACCCACTAATTTGATATAATCAATGCTAGTTCCAATTCGACCTTCAATTATTTTAATATCCTTTTCATCAAGGCTTTGTAAATACTGTTCATCTGAAATAAGTGTCATTGCCTGTTCAAAACCTGTAGCCTGATTATTCTCAATCACGGACTTCATTCCTGGATTCATGGTGATCAATACAGCTTCTAAACCTTTTCTATAAACAGGATCTGTAAGTAATTTATGACCAATGTAAAGTTTTGCTAAAGCAATTTGTAAGTCTTGAGGAAGAGATGTGAACTCAGTATTTTTACCAATGATTAAACTACCGTCTTCCTCTTGTTCATCTTGAGTTTCAGTATTAACTTCTTGGGCTACAGGAATAACTTCGCCAACTGGTTCATCTTTTTTTAAACTATTTAATTCAGCTTGTTTATCTACAACTTGATTACGAAGATTAAAGACTTCATTCATTGCAACCCTCTTAGCTTTCTTTCTAAGCCAGCTGATACCTTTTAATTCTTTTTGTTTAGCAATTAAAGCTTTCTCCAAACGAATAAGTTCTATCTGAAGTTCACCTCTTGTTTTTAAATCATCTGTATTTTCAACAACAGGTTCCTCTTCTGCTGCAGCAATAGCTGGTTCTTCAGCAATGATTGAAGCTGCTTCATCAGTAACAGCCAATTGAGCTAGTTTAATTGCCTTTCGTAATATACTTCCTTCAAAAGTACGACCTAGATTTCCAGCAACAACTTCCTCAAATCCATCCCATAAAGTATTTTGTTCAGCACTTGTAACATCTTCAACATCAGTCATTAAATCTTGCAACCAAACATTACTTAAACTCTCACCTAAAAAATATTTAACATCATCAAAGAAACCAAGAGCTTTTAGTTCTTGCGCTGTAGCATTTGGGTGACGCTCAAGATAAGCTTCTTTTGTTTTAGCCATCAATTCACCTGCTTGCTTTGTGAGCTCAGGAGACATATTATCCGCTAAGTGAATCTGTAGTAATGCTGAGACTGCTACATACTCAAAAGGAATAGTTCCATGGAAATCTGAACCTCCAAATCGAACATCAATAGCAACAGTTCCATCTTCAGCAAAACTGATCATAGTATCAGAATCAGTAGTCAACTGAATAGTACCCATAGTGTCAGCATTTTCCTGAAGCTTTAATAGGATACTTCTTTCAGTTAAAGTAAGCTCTGGACTTTTTAACAATCGATTTATAAAAGTTGATACTTTAATTGGAGTATTCTTTTTACCACCACCAAATTTAGTTACAAGTTGAGCTGCAGTTCTTTCATCAGATTCAGAACGACTTCTTCCCGCATAAGCTGTATCAGAAGCAATAATCTTTTTACCAGTAAGTTTTTTGTAACGGCTGGCGATTATAGCATAAGCTTCCTTTAATCGCTCACCTTTGATTTCTTCATTAGTCTTAACATCGAAAAATTTATCAGGCATGATGCCACGCTTAATAAGATCATCGATTTCATTCATATCGAAAATAACTCCAATTCCCAATAAAGATTCCATCATTGCATTCGAAGCACTTCTTTCTTCAAAAGCCTTCAGTGAATCAAATATTAATTTTTCTTTATTTGCATCACGCTTGGCTAAAGTATCAGTCATTCGCTCAACAAATCGTATAGAATGTAATGGATCCAGTAATGTATTCACATGATCTTGTAACACCTTTCGCTCATCACCTATATTCATATAATCCCAAAGCAAATCAAAATGTTTACCATTATCAATACTGTTTGGAATAGATGATGTTCTATCCAATACTGCATTACGATAATTATCAAAAGCTTCGCGCATTTCTTTCTGAACTTCGAAATTTGTTTCAGGATCTGAAATAGTATCGTAATTAACTAAAGCTTTATGATAAGCCTTCATTGCCTCAAGCTTTTTAACTAATTGAGGATCTTCGGTTTTGTATTCTTTATTATTGGCTACTTCTGTAGTAAGCCTTGAGATTTCCATATTAAGTTCTGAAGCAGATACTAAATGAGAAACCTCTGAAGTAGTCATTCCATTATTAGCAGTTAAACCTGTAGATAAAACTTTCATTCGATTACCAAAATCAGCAATCTTTTCTCCAGAAAATAATAACTCATCTTTATATGCTTCATTGGCATGATACGCATGCATGTATTGCATATACTCTTTCGAGCTTGGATCCATGTTCGATAAAGCCTTTAAGTTAACAGGGTTAACATGCTCAGTTTCAATACGATCATATTCAGATTTGTACGATTTAATTCGCTCAGAATAAGCTCTTACTTTTTGTAAATGCTCTGATTTATTATCTTCCGTAATATCAGTTCTATCCATCGCCTGATTCAACTCCTCAGCTGAATAACCTTGCATGTCTTCCAGATGAGAAATTAATTCTGCATCCATTCCATTCTTGAATAATGCTTTGACTCCTACTCTAAAAGCACTTGATCTAGTATCTTCAAAAAACTTACGGTCCCCTTTCTCAGCAGCCTCAAGCATTTTTTCTTGATAACCACTCATAGCGGCTTGTGGTTTCCCATCAACTTCTAAGAAGGTTCCAGTTCTATTAAATAACTCAGTTAAAATTTTAGCCTGTGTTTTCTTTGTTTCAAATGCTGATTTCTTTTCAGCAGCCCATCCTTCAGAATCACTGAATTGTCTATATCCACCACCTTGAGTCATCTGATTAAATCCTTTAATTGCATGTCCAACTGGCGCAGCAAAGGTTCCCATTAACATACCTGAGAAAAAGGTTTCAGGATTAATATGAGTCATTGCTTTTGCCAACCCTTCATAATAGGATCCTTTGAATTGAGCATCTTCATGCATTCCTAAATTATATCCTTTCGCTGCTTCAGAAATAGCATCTTGCCCTACTTCCTGTACACCTTCCATTGATGATGTAGCAGTCCACTTCAAAGCAGATTTAACAGTAACTTGGGATAATTTCTTTTTAGCAAGAGATATTACAGAATCATCAACCGCATCAACAGCAATTTTGCCAGCATTTTTCTTAATTGTCATCCCTAAACTATCAGCTATTTTAAAAGCTTTATTCACATGACGCATGCTTTTAAACATGGTGTTGAAGGTAATAGCATTGGTAACATAGATTAATCCCAAATTGCTTTTGTATACATCATTAAATACATCAGTAGATGTTTTATCAATTCTACTTAATTCGCCATCTGTAATAACCTTTCCAGGATTCTGTTTATTCCACTTATCCAATAATTCATTTCGAACTTCATCTTTAGCCATGTTTGCTTCCAACTTAGATTCAGAAGTTGTCATGTAGATTTTTCTAGCATCTCTGGCAATTGCTCCAGCACCAGTTAAAGTCTTACCCAAACTATTTAAATCAGAAAGCTTATCGTAGTTTCTAAGGAAATCAAAACTTTCACCCATTGGTAATAAACCTTTAGTGACTGAGTTTCCTTGTTTACCAATCCAATTTAAAGTACGAGCATTTTTTACATTACTCAACTTTTTAAATACATTGACACTATCTCCTACTTTATCTAAAAGCTTTCCTGCTCTTCCTAACAAAGATGCTGTTTCAGCAACCTGTACACCACCTGCTAATCCACCAGTTAATGCTGTACCTAAAGCAAGACCTGCTTCTTCTGCAGCAATAGCTCCCATGATACCAATTGTGTATCCAGATGAAAGCATTGTATTGGAAATAAATCCAGAAGATCCACCACGAGTTGATGAATATCTATTCATTACTTCTTCGAAATCTTTATGAGCGTTGTCACTAGCCGTTGCACCAAAAGCAAAAGTATCTTTGAATCCAACACCTGCTAATTTCCACATACCTGTAAAAGCACGAGCAATATCTTGCCCTCCTGTGGTATTAGCATTATAAATTTTATTGTTATCCTTTGTTGGATCATATCCTAATTTACCATATACAGCAGAGCCATAACTGGTATATCTACCAACTTCTTTAGCATCAAAAGATGTATTAGTTCCTCCAAGATATACTCCTTCATTCTTTTGAGATAATCCTGCAAAATCAGCATTGTTTAATCGATCGAGTGCACTCGGTTTTAAATTTTCAGGCATGGAGTTAGGATTAAAGATTTAATGCTTGTTTAACAATTTTCTCAACTTCTTTTATCGATTTATTTTCGACATTACCCAGTTCTCCTTTTTTGAAAGAAACTTGCTCACCTTTTTCATTTGTGGCAAAACCTTTAAGTATATAATTTCCTTTAGAGTCTGCAGTAATCTTTAAATCTTTAAGTTCATCAGTATCAAGATGGGTTAAATTCCAATCTTGGTTTACAGAAAAAGCCCAATCCGCGTGAGAGCGATATGTATTCTGAACAAAAAATTCATCAGATCTAGCGGCTTCTGATTTATCTATGTACATAGTCATAGATTTATTAGTTTCTTTATTTGTAAAAGTATAAGCAGCTTTTCCAGGAATAGATGTTTGTCTCCTGAAATCCATATCGATATCGGCATCGGTTTTAAAAAATTTATCAACAGAGCTTTTCCATGTGTTGGATTTACTATGACTGTTTTCATCATACTCATCTAAAGTAACAGCTTGACTATAATCACCATTATGTAAATAAACACTTCCTTGCTGATCATTATCCATTTGATTTTTAAAAATATCAATTACCTTTAAAGCTCTTTGAGTTTTATTTGAACCATGGTTTTTAATATCTATAGATGTTTGCTGAAGAACTTTACCAGCTTCTCCAGAAAATCCAGATATAGCCATATTCAACTTATCAATCTCATTACCTTTAATATTATTAAATTGTTTTTGATATTGATTAATAGTTTGACCGTATAACTTTTTAAAATAACCAACTTCTTTTGAAGTAAGAATATTTACAGGGTTTTCCCAAGTATCAGATTTATTTGCAATATTAAGAACATCATTGAACGACCTAACTCTACCGGTCTTAGGATCTAATAAATTATCAACCAAAATTTTATAACTTTTATCATAAATTATTTTTTTATTAAGACTGTCAAAAGTATTACCGTATGTATCAGGTTTCGGAGCTTCTATAGGATTTGCTTTTAAATGACTAAAGGCTTTATCTCTAAAAGTTTTAGTTGCTTTATCAACCGTGTCTTTTGTTCTCATTAAAGCTTCCATTTGATTATTAAGATTCTTCATTGCATTAACATCGCCTCCATAATACCTAGCATCTTTAAAGTCACCTTTGTACTTTGAATAAATATACTGAGAACCATGGTATCCTAAATCAGATACAATATCTGTAATTGCCGAAGATTCACTTGCTAAGAAATCAGGCTTTCCATTTTTCTCCCATTTTAAACTGTCATATTTTTCAAGTAGTTTTATAGCTTTTGCTTTATTACTTTCATCAGAAGCACTACCAAATTTTGCAACAAACCTTAAACTTTCAACAGTCATATTATTTACTTTCTGACGTTGTTCTCCTTTGTCTGTATCAATATTCTTCAGTCCTGTTGTAACCCAGTTGGTAACAGTTGGTTGTAATATACCTTGAATAATTTTAGCAGGACCATCTTCATGAAAACGTATTTTTTTGTATGCTTTCTTTGGATCAATAACTTCAGTAATTCCTTTGTTGTTATCAGCTGTAGCTCTATAGAGTCCGCCTGTTGGGGCAAGATATGATAAACCATATGCTATATTATCCCATAAACTATCTTCCTTTAAAGCAACATCATTACTCATTCTGGAATTCTTTTTTACAATAGGAGCTTCATTAATTTTTTCGAAATCTTTGATGCTCATAATTTTCATGGACTCTTTATCAAATGCTGTATAAGCAGTTCTGGATTTGTAAGCATTTTGAGTTTTATCATAATACTTATCTACTAGATTGGTACTATTACTAAAACTATTAGTTATACTTTTAAGATACTTATTAACCTGTGACATATCACCAGCTTTAACAGCTTTAGCTAAGGCCCAGCTGTCATTTTTTACAGTAGTTAAATTCTGTGCAAAATCTGTATCCTTTTTCTCACGAGCCATCCATAAAGCTTTATCATATTTACTTGACAAAGCATTAGTTACAATCTTTTCAGTTGCATCATCTAATCCTAAATTACCGATAGCATCAATATGAGATTTTCTCCAAGCTTCTCCTGTAGTTGGAGTTTTTCCTGCTGGAGCTGCTTTACCTGCCGGAGTACTACCTGTTGATCCACTTCCGTACTTAGCTTCTAATTGTGCTAATGCTGCTTTTCCATCCATAATTTTTATTTTGTAGGAGTTCTTTTCATATATTCAGTGTATAACATTTCTTCCAGTTCTGGATTATTAGATCCCATGGCTACAATATCTTCAGGTTTCAATACATCCCAATAAAAATCATCTGTTGTTATACCATTTCCTGCGGTGAATGCATCCGCTGCTTTTTTGTTTGATAACTGTTTTGCATCATTATATTCACTTACAAATAATTTGTATTTAGTATTAGCTAATGTCCTCATTTTGGTATTCTCTAATCCATCAATCCAAGCTTTAACTTGATGCCATGTCTTTGCGCCTTTTAATTCATTAGCTAGAGCATCTGTAAATTCTGAAGACTCCGTAAGTGCTGTCATCAACCTTGCATTTGGAGTAGCTTCAGTAACTGTTCCATTTGCTTGTTGGAATAAAGATAATGTATTCAACATCTTATTAGTCTTTCCTCCTTCTGCACCATAAGCACCATTCTCAGCTTTCCATGTTACAAGATCTTTTTCATTTGCGTGTTTCATTTGCTCAAGTTTGAAATCATGTGCAAACTCATTAGCCTGTAATGCAAATTTATCAGCTTCCATCAAATGCTCTTCATCTTTATGAGAAAGGGTTTTTCCAGCTTGGGTTACATCGGTATGAAATAATACACCAGCTTGCTGATCATCTAACATCTCACCAATAGCACGAATGTTCTGTGTATTGTTCATATTCTTCTGAGTCGCTTTAAGCATATCGGAATATTCTTTAGCTTTAGATATTTGACCAGCCTGCTTATCCAATTCAGTTAATCGTACATACTCAGGAGAGCCATCTTTGATTTCACCTCTTTGGTACTTTTCGTATAACTCTTGATAACGCTCTGTTAGTTTAGCAGCATCATCATCAATGTCAGTTGTCAAGTTTGCTATTTGACGATTCAAAGTTTCAGATGTTTGTTGAACATAACCAACCATTGCTTCACCTTCATCTTTGTATTTTCCTGTAGCCATGCTATTTGCAATCCAATCTTTACGACCATTATAGGCTTGCACTTTATACATGTCATGGAATTGAGGATTGTCTTCAAAAAGCTGAGTAAATAATTCCGTAAGAGGAGTTGCCAAAAGATCACCATTCTTATTGGTTATTTTATAACCTCCGGAAATATGATCAGTTTTAATACTAAGTCCTGCTTTGTTTGCCTGCTCAATAGCTTTCTCCATCATATTATTATATGGGACATACTTTGGATCCTGAAAAGCCATAGCCTCATCGCGACCAGCATTCATAAATTCCTGACGCTTGTAATGAAGATATTTTTCACCTTCTTCCCAATACTGTCCACCACATTTTGCTACATCTGTACAATTCTTAAATGATTCAGCTCTACTCAATTGGTCTTGGAAATTACGAGTCCAAGTCATATCCTTTACAATATTTTTATTCTTGTAAATAGATTGAAATACTGTAGTTGCTGCAGTTTGGTTTGTTGCTAAACTCAAATCAATGTTACCCATTTTCTGAATATCATTGTTGATTATTTTAAAAAAATCATTTCGAGCTTCGATATTCTCAGTTCTACTCATAGCAGAATTAAGCAATGACCCATAAAGATTGCTTAACTTCTGATGATTTTGATCGTATTTACCCTGAAGTGTACTGAGTGTACTAGCCTCCAATTGTAAATTTGGATCCCATCCTTGCGCTGCTGTTACAACACTCTGCTGATCAATTTCCATGTGTTTCTTTTTTCAAAAATATATAAACTATCCTAAACATTAATTATTTATTGTCCAAGTTCTGACGGCATAGTAACATTATCCGATGCAGATGCATCAAGTACATACTTACCAGAACGTTGTGCAAGTACCGCTCTCGTTGCATCTGTGGCTGAAAGACCTGCTACTTTTGACATCATTTCATTAATCTCATCAGCCATATCTTTTTCAGTACCATTTGTAGGAGTTAACGCTTTACCTTTATCATAATAAGCGATACCAGTATTAGGATCGATTTTATATTGTTCACCAATACTTCTTTCCATATTAAGACGATCTGCTCTATGAGAGATTGCTTTATTTATTCCAGAAGTTAACATGTCGTCCAATGCATTTAAATCCCTAGTCCAACTCTTCTCATTGTTTATACGACTTGCTTGTGATGAATGAGCATTTTCTGCACTGAGCATAGCTTTTTTATTTGCTATTTCAGTATTCAACATTCGCTCTTGGTTATAAGCATTAACATTCAAGTCGGCATACTTCCCTATTTCCTGAGCTACTTGTGCAAAAGCATTCCCTTGCATTTGTGTAAAGTTTGCTGTTTGGGATTGAGGAGTCATGAAAGCTGTTTGTCCATCAACACCAGTAGCTAACTGAGAACCAATTGCGTGAATTGCTTGCTCAGGAGAGTAGTAAGCCTGATCAACAAACCCTAACTCTGGATTTGGCGAAAAGTCTTCATACTTTTTAAGTCTACTACGCTTACGGGCAATATTCTTCAGATTGTTTTTATCCTGGATGTAGAAATCCATATTCTGTTGCTGCTGAATTCCTTGACCTAAAGTTTGAGCATCTATTTTCATAGGTTCATCAATCTTCTTTGGATCTGGAACTACAGTTGTTGGATTACCATTTTTATCGGTATAATATGCAATATAATTTTCAGGATCCTTTTCATCTAAGAAATACACATATTCTCCTTGTGGAATACCATTCGGATTCTCTTTTATGAAAGCATCATACTTGGCTTTATCCATGTATTGTTTTTCTGCAGTTACAGCACGATACCACCATTTCTGATCATTGTATCCATTAAGTATGGTTTGCTTATCAAGTTTTCCATCAGCTAAAGCTTTGGTTAATCCAGCTTTATCTTTTGTATATCCTTGAGGAATAAGAGTCTCTAATTTATTATTTGGTTGATGTGAACCATCAGCATTTTTAGTCATGTAATCAAAAACCAATTCAGGATTTTTGTTAATCATCTGAATCTGCATTCTGTTCACAGCATCCTCCATCTCTTTACGATTAGGCTTACTTTCGTTAACCAAAGGAATTCCATAAATTTTAAGATATGCATTCAATTGCTTTGCTCCTTTTGGAGTGTAAGCTTCCCATTCCTCATAAGGAGGTCGTCCTTCATTTGGAGTATTATTTATACCAGAACCAGTAACAGGATAAGGTTTAGTACCATCAACTTTAGCTAAGTCATCAAACTTAGGAAGAGCTCTTCTGTTAACACCCCCACCGAAAGCCATAACTGGAGCAGCTCCACCTTCAGCAGTTTGTTTATTCTGAGCTGTAACACCAAGAAGTGCTGCAGGTTCCAATCCAGTTCTTTCAGTAAAAGCATCAAACATTTTAGAATGTCCCTGAGGAGTTCCTTTTAAACTTTCCTGAACAACAGCTAAAGCGCTCAACTTAACAATCATGTTTTTGTAAGTAAGCATCAAAGACTCCTTGGTAATCGAATCAATATTTGGATCTTTAATCTTCATCTTGATTGCATTCACATCATACTGTTTAGCAATCTCACCCGGCATTAAAGGTTTCTTAGGATTCTTATTGAAAAATTCCAACATCTGTGGATCTTCAATTTTCAAAGTTTTTTTCATAGAGAAAACAAATGAACCATCTGGAACATCAAGAGGTGTACCTCCTTTGCTATGTTTCTCACCACCAATTGTAAAGTGTTCGATTAACCCATCTAAACCTGTATTGGTTACAATAGTTTCACCTTTCTCAGCTTCGATTTTAGATTGACCTCTAGGATCTGCCTGAATTGTTCGCTTAGGTGTACCTGTAATTTGAAATGTTCCCATTATCTAATCTTTTTAAATGTATACCCTGCAGCTTTCAATTGTGCTGAAATACGCTCTTCCTCTTCATCACTCATATCGAATTCATCTCCTGTATTATAATCTCCACCGAAGGCCATTACACCTGTACCTCCAAAGAAGTTATTGTCACGACTTGCAAATTCTGCAGACTTATCACCTGTACCAGCTAATACTTTTGCACTCTGATCATTAGGAATCCATCTTCCCCATTGGTCATAAATACCTTCACCCATTGGTTCACCTGTACCCTGAACGTTATTAATATTATAATTATTAAAGCGATCTTCGTAATTAACACCGGTGTTAACCTGATTAGCAAAATCTACTCCATTCATACCAGATCCATAAAGTCCATCAGCAAGCATGTTTAAATCAAGATTATACTTATTATTTTTAACAGTAAAAGAACCACCTGGCGCAAATATAGGCATAGGTCCACCAAAAGCTTTTTGTACTCCCCATAGACTACCACCACCAGCTACAGGAGGTTTAACTTGCGACCCTACAGGTTTTACCGATTGTGTCACAGGATCTGATTTTTTAAATCCTTGCTTGTACTTATTATAAATTTCATCAAATCTTTTTACATCTTCAGCATTTGAAAACATAGGATTGACACCAACTTCTTTTGCAAAAGCCATGTTTGCTTCATTAGCAGGAATACCCCATTGTTTAGCCCAAGCTTCAACCATAGGGTAAACCTCTTTTCTTTTAGCATCTACAATTTTATAATCAGCTTCTGACTTAAACCATTGTTTATCTCCTTCATACCCTTCTTTAGCTCCAGGATTATGCCAATACCCTCCATCTGGACCAGGTTGCGAAGCATCAGGAACAACTTGAGTTTGAGCAGCTGCATTATCCATAATAGGATTATTACTAGCACCTATATTAGAAGCTGTCATTCCAAACTCAGGGGCTACACCCGGAGCCCAACCTTGAGGTGGATTACCTTGAGGTGGATTACCTGTCTGTGGAAACGGAATCATTGGTTCATTTTCCATTTGACTATTAGTAGGTGGTATAAAAGTTGTATTAGCAGGACCTTCACCAGGATAATGACCGAATTGATTTTTATACGCTTCATCTCCTCTTCCTGGTAATTCACCATTACCGTTATCACCTGATGGTGCAAATGAAGGAACCATACGAGATGCTATTCTAGGAGCAAATCGAGATATACCATTCATTAATCTTTCATTAAAGCTGTTTCCATTTGGATCCATACCTGGCGCTTGTCCTGATTCCATACCTTCCTGTGAAGGTGCTCCAGTACCATCCCATTGAATATTAAATTTAGTTTTATTTCTAAATAAACCATTCTTATTTTCAATATCACTAACACTCCAATGTCTACCATCAGAACCAACACCACTCATACCTTGTTGTAAAAATTGAGCTTCCCTTCCTCTCATATCGCCACGACCTCTTACTCTAGGGTTGCCGCCATAATTTGGTTGGAATGCTCCTAGTATTTGACCGAAAGGTCTAAGCTGTGCATTAGGGTTTTGTTGACCATAAGGACTCCAGGGAATAGTATAAGGCATTCCTTGATTCTGAGTACCAACAGTTCCTGTATTTTGAAATTTCTTTTTTTCTTCTTCAGATAATAGATCAAATTGATCTTGGGTTATATTTTTAGAACTCCATCCAGTTTGACCATTCCAATAACTCAAAGGTGTTGTATAATCCTGCTTACCTTTTCCTTTACCTGCATTAAATTTATCCCATTCCTCACCTGCAGTTGTTTTATCAAACCCTTCAGCATTTCTACTTTGAGTATATTCATCTCTGGTCATAACCTCTAATCCATTTGCAGCTTTAGGTAAGGGAGCAAATAAATCTTTCATGTCATCCATTCCTCTGTTGAGATTTGCAGCTTTAGGTAAGGGAGCAAATAAATCTTTCATGTCATCCATTCCTCTGTTGAGATTTGCATGAATGTTATTACGAGCAACAATTGATGCAAATGCTGTTTGCAAATCCTTCACGTGTGACTCAGTATCTTTGGTTGAATAATCTTCGATCTTAGGAGTGAATTCTTTCTTCAAAGCTTCACCACCTTCTTTAAGAATTTGAGCAAAGTTTGTTGGACCTCCAAAAGCCATTTGGTTATTAGGCATAACACTTCCATCAGGCATCTTATGATAACCTACAGGAACTCTTCCACCAAAAGCCATCATTGGAGCTTCTTGCATTTCTTCTTGAGGATTGCTTGCTGCACCTTCTGCTACTTCTTCACCCGGACCTTGTTGTTGCTGTTGAGCACCTTCCATTACTTGTTGCATAACCTGCATGGCCTGTTCTTGAGGCATACCCGCTTGAACAAGTATTTGCATAACAGCTTGAGGATCTTGGAACTGTTGCATTAACTGCATAACCACTTGATCAATAGGAGCACCTTGCTGTAAAGCTTGAGCTACTTGTTGAACAACTTGCTCAGGGTTTTGTCCTTGAGGAGCACCTTGCTGAACCTCTTGTCCTTCTTCCGCTTTAGGTAAATATACCATCACTTTTTTTTTCATAATCAAAAGATCTTATTTCAATATACACATTTTTTTTTAAAATTGATAACTAATAAATAGTTAAAGGTACTCAACCTTAATCCCTTTTGCTAAATAAGCATCGATTTCTTTTTGAGTTAATTCCATCTCAACCGCTTCTCCAAGTTGAACAACCCCTCCTTTTTCAAATGGGAAATAGGATCTAGGGATTCCTAATATTGGTTTTGCTACTCCTTGTTTTTTATAAGTTTGATAACTTAATTCAAGCAAATAATCCATAGCTCCTTCTCTACCCATATCTCCTGCAGGATATTCAATTTTTTGACTTCTGTTTAAAAGACTTCTTTTATTAGTTCTTAATTTATTTGCTAAGGCATCTGAAACAATACCTTCATTTAAATTTATTAATTTTGGGTTACTTGATAATGCTGCTAAGTCTTCGGTAGTATGTAAACCGTTGTTGAATCTTGTAGCTGAATTGGGTGTTAAATATCCAGCGTTTGCTACTTCATCAACAGTCTTATAGTCGCCAAGCCCAGCACTCATGGTTTTTGCTTGTTCTGGCATATTATGTCCAGATACAGCTTCCCATTTTTTAACAGGCATTCTTTGTTTTAATATTCTAACACCTGCTGTTTTATCTTTTAAGTTTCGCACATAAAAAGGCATTTCTCCTAATTCACCCATCCATCTGCCACTTAAATCATCTCCAATGTCTTTTACAAAAGATGTTGGTTCAACACGATATACATCTTTATATTGAGGAAATATATTACTCGGTTTTACATTTCGACTAATGTCTTTCCCTAAAGATTTAAAGCCTGAACCCGAACCTATCATTCCTGCTGCTATTTCTCCTGATTCTAAAGCAGCTTCTTTCCAATCTTTATTACCTTGAGATACATCATACCAGGAGTTTACATTTTTAGGAAGATCGTATAAACTGTTAGCAATAAATCCAGAGTTAACTAAGTTACCTACAGTTGCTCCAGGTACTGCACCTAGTCCTGGTAATGCCATAGAACCTATAGCTCCTGCTGCTTGTAATACCGCTGAACCCGCAAGAGGTGCTGCCCATACCCAATCTGCTTCTCCTCCACCTTGAGGTAAGGTGTAACCCTTAGTTGGATCTTGTGCTAGTCTTTCTGCATTTTGTTTATTAAACATAATCTGCATAGGATCTGTTTCAAACTTTTGTTGTTGAGGTACAGGTTTATTTGTAATTTGAACTTTAGTATTATCTGCTACTTGAGGCTTATTATTTTCCATCATGTCATACCGCGACAATTGATTTTGATTATACCCCTCTAAATCTTTTACAAATTTTGCATTTTTGTTTAATTCTTTTGTTCTAGCTTCAACATTTTTAGATAAAGGGGTCCATACACCCTTAACAGCTACAGACCAATTTCCATTATTATCTTTTTTATAGTTTCTATCTCCATAGGTATATTCACCACCCTTGTCAAAAAGCTCATCTACTTTTATACCTTTAGCTTTATAAGCGGCTATCTCTTCTTCCGTTAATTCCATTTCAGTAGGAACTAACTGATTAGAACTAAATATATTTTTTACTTTTCGCTTCATGATTTATTATCTCGGTGAGATTTGTAATTTAGTTTCAACCATAGCAATGATCATTTTCTTGTCCCCGCAAACTAATCGTCTAAGAATTATTCTATTATTGTTATGCCTAAACTTCTTTGTTTGCAATTCC